ACCACACTATCGAGTATGCTACTCCGATTAAGTTCACTGAGAAGACCGACATTGATGTTCGTGCTATTGGTGCCTCTAACGGTGTTATATCGGTGTCGTTTGATTTAGTCCATGTTGAAAATAGTGTACTTAACTCATAATAAAAGGTTGACAACCAGCACCAGTATGTTATAATAGCATATTACTTACTAGAACTAAGAGAGAAATATGAAGTCATTTAAGACACATCTCGAAGAATCCGCCAAAGTAAAGTGGATTAAAGTTGCTGACGGATACGCGAATAAAAAGATGGTGTACAAACACGTAACTTCTGATCGTATGTATGAAATACGTTTATCTGGTGCTGATTCTATGAAATTTAATAAAGATGGCAGTCAGAAAGTGTTGCCTACAGTCTTTGATAAGCATCCAGCAACATATAGTCCAAGATATCCTGTTACCGGATATAAGAATGTTGCTACAGCGAAAGCAGAAGTTGAGAGATGGATTGCCGATCATGAATAATTTTAACGAGTTCATTACAGAAGCGGCACAAAAGAACACCCATATGACTCACATCGAAGATAAGGTGATCTACGGTGGTGCTGATGGAACTCGTCAAGCAATCAATGCTCTTCGTGAGTTAAGAGATATGCTTGGCGGTAAGAAAGAAGGTTCTGTATCAGTCAAGTGGGACGGTGCACCAGCAGTATTTGCCGGTACTGATCCCTCTGACGGTAAGTTCTTTGTTGCTAAGAAAGGCATCTTCAATAAGAATCCAAAGATATACAAGACTGATGCTGACATCGATGACGATACGTCTGGCGATCTCAATGACAAACTAAAACTTGCATTGAAGTATTTACCTGAACTTGGTATTAAAGGAGTCATTCAAGGTGACTTTCTATACAAGCGTTCTGAATTAAAGAAGAAGAAGATCGGCACAGAATCGTATCTCACCTTTCACCCTAACACAATCGTGTATGCAGTACCCGTAAAACAATCTAAAGAACTACTTGCTTCTAAAATCGGCATTGTATGGCACACTACATATACAGGTAGTTCTTTTGAAACTATGAGCGCATCATACGGTGTTGATGTAAACAAACTGAAGAAGTCAACTAATGTCTGGTCACAGGACGCTATCTTGCGTGATGTGTCTAATGCAACGATGACTAAAAAAGAAACGGATGAAGTAAATGAAACTCTATCACAAATTGGCAAACTTTTTAACCAAATCTCTGGAAGCACTCTTCGCGTATTATCCGCCAACCCAGGACTTGCAGGTACTATCGAAACCTTTAATAACACCTACGTTAGACGAGGAGAAGTCATCGGAGACTCCAAAAAGCACGCCGAAAAACTCATCGCCTACATCAACCAAAAGTACCAAAAAGAAATCGACAAGCGTAGCACCGAAAAAGGCAAAGGCGCCCAAAAAGCGAAGCGCGACGAAATCCTCAAGTTCTTCAGCAAAGAAAACAAAATAAGTCTCATTAAGATGTTTGAATTGCAGAAATTGATTGTTTTAGTTAAATTAAAACTTATAAATAACCTTAATAGATTAAGTAATATTGGTGCGTTTGTTAAAACTAAGAACGGATACAAGACTACTGGTCAAGAAGGTTATGTTGCAATAGACACACTTGGTGGTGATGCGGTGAAACTAGTTGATCGTATGGAGTTTTCATACAACAACTTTTCACCTGATATATTAAAAGGATGGGATAAACCAAAGGGTAAATAAGATGGCAGATAAACCATTATCGTTTAAAGATTTCTTATCGGTCGACTACACTCAGACGGGTGACGGTCAATTGGCGAAGAATGCAAAGAAACGCAAAACAGATGACGTTACCGGAAACACCGGTGAAGGCACTGACGAAGCACTCGACTTTCAACAGAGACGTGCTCGTGGTCGCTCAATGAAAAAGAACAAAGCAAAGATAGCGATGGGTCGTAGACGTGCCGCTAAGAAAACTGCTAGTCAAGACGTTCTTAAAAAACGTGCCCGCAAAGGCGCGATAAGTCAACTATTCAAAAAATTCTCTAAGGGTGTATCGAAATCGGACATCCCTGCTTCACGCCGTCAAGAGATCGAGAAGCGTATCGAGAAAATGAAATCAAAAGTAGATATGATTGCTCGAAAGAACTTACCTGCTATTCGTAAATTAGAGAAAGATCGACGGTCTGGTGGTAATAAAACAAAATGATTCCTTCATTTAAACAGTATCTCGTAGAAGAGAACCGTGAAGTGTTCTTCACATTCGGTCGTATGAATCCTCCTACGATCGGACACGGCAAACTACTGTCAGTACTATCTACTAAAGCAGGCAAGAATCCCTGGTTCGCTTATGTCTCACAATCACAAAACGCAAAGAAAGATCCCTTAACCTACGATCAGAAAGTGAAGCACGTTCGCAAGATGTTTCCTAAGTTTGGTCGTAATGTAATGCTTGATAAGAAAGTACGTACAGTGTTTGATATTGCAGTGATACTATTCGATCAAGGATTCAATCGCATTACAATGGTTGTTGGTTCTGACCGTGTAACAGAATTTAAGACTCTCCTTGACAAGTACAATGGTGAGAAAGCACGACACGGTTTCTATAACTTCGAAAAGATCATGGTTGTATCTGCGGGTGAACGTGATCCTGATGCCGAAGGTGTTGAAGGTATGTCTGCATCTAAGCAACGCGAGAATGCCAAGAACAATGATTTCACATCATTCTCTCAAGGCGTTCCTAAGACAATGAACACACGAGATGCAAAGCGTCTGTTCAATGATGTACGTGGTGGGATGGGACTCAAAGAAACAACTACATTTAGAAACCACATTGAACTTGAATCAGTCTCAGAGACACGAGAGAAATTTGTTCAAGGCGAGTTGTTCAATCTTACTGACAAAGTTATTATCAGCGAGTCTGGTAAGACAGGATACATTCAAACTATTGGTACTAACTATGTTATCGTAGCATTAGATGAAGGTGGTATTACTCGCCAATGGATCGAATCAGTCGAGTTAGCAGAAGTTCCTACTACTCAGATGATTGACAAGATTAAATCATCTACTGTATCTAAGAAGCGATATCAGGCAGCACTCAAAATACTAAAAGATGTTGTCGCTCGTAAGAAGAAAGAAGCGAGTGGTAAACCCATGCGTCACGGTATCGAATACTACGCTGGACAAATCGCTAAACAGTATGATATCAATCCTCGAGTTCTTGCTACTATGCACGAGACTAATGTTCCTGGATGGGGAACACCAGAAGCAACTAAGAAAGCGAAGAAGTATGTCCCTGGTCAGAATGAAGCGAAGGGTGACGAAGTTGCCATAGCAAGAGATGTTATCGACCAAGAACTTCAGACAGACAAGATTAAACATGACCGTATTCTTGATCGTGCGAGACTAAACCGCGCTAGACGCAAGAATAAACTAACAAATCCAAAAGTATAAATAGATTCTATGAAAACATTTAATGCGCTATCAGAAGAAGTAACTCAAAAGCAACTCAATGATGTTGAGAAGTTTGCGGATCGTATTCTCGCCAAGTTTAATGTAGACATTGAATTTACTCGCCACTTCGCGGATCGTATGAATGATGATCGAAACAAACCCGCAGTTAGTGTTGCAGAGTTACAGCAGATATTTAAGAAGATTGCAAGAAAGAAAGCGAAGGATATAAAACAGAATCCAGACAGTGAAGCGGTCATAAAGGATATTCAAAAAGACTTGAACTTGCCTGTGGTTATACGTTATAATAGAAACAAAGAAGAGTTTGAGGTTACTACAAAGACTATCATGCGCAAAAAAGATTTTAAGACTAGCAGTAAAGTAATCACTACAGAGAAAACTTTGACACCTGCTGAGATAAAGAAGCGAGAAGAAATCGCTAAAGCGATCGAGAAGGATTCACCTGGTATGTCCATGGCAAAGAAGATGGCAATCGCGACCGCGACCGCGAAGCGTGTTGCTGAAGCAAAAAAGATGAAAGACGACCCTTGTTGGAAAGATCACGAGATGGTTGGAACTAAAACAAAAAATGGTAAGACAGTACCTAACTGTGTGCCCAAAGAAGATAAAGGAATTGATATGCCCTCGGAGTCAACAAAGGAATACGGTAAGTCTCAGGCAGCGATTGCTCGTAAGCGTCAACAGGCAGCAATGCGTCCTGGTGAGATGGACAAGTTAAAGCGTCTCAAAGATATGCTCAGGAATGCTAATAATAAAGTTGGTGTTGTTAAAAAAGAATCTGTTGATGAAGCATTATCTCCATCATACAAAAACAAGTATATCGGTAAAGACAAAGCGTCCTTACAGAAGACTCGTAACTCTTTCTTGTCTCAGATTGACGATCTCATTAAGTTCAAGAAGAAGACTACCAAGGATTCCGAAGTAGTTAAACTTCAAGATTTGCTCAAGCAAGTTGACCATGCACTTAAAGGTGTTAAAGAAAGCAAGAAACCAGTATCACAGATGACTCCTGCCGAGAAGAAAGCAGATGCAGAGAGACGTAAAGAATACAAGGCGTATCAAAAGTCAAAGCGTGAGTCAATTGAAGAAGCGGTTGAAGATTGGACAGTCACCGTTACAAAACCTGTCAACAAATTAAAGAAAGGTGCGGCACAAAAAGTTAAAGCACGTTCTGCATTTGAAGCAATTAACAAAGCAGTGAAACTATGGGGCGATCCTGCTCTTAAAGCGGCACCAATGAATTCGTTTAGTGTTACTAAAGAGTCGGTTGAACTTGAAGAGAAGATGAAAGATAAACCATACGAAAAACAAATCGGTATGGGTGATTCTCGTAGCGAAAAAGAAATTCGTGATCAGATTAGTGGTTTGAGCGATGGCACATTAAAGAAATGGGCAAGTAAACCAGCAGGACGTTTTGGTTCTAAGATTGCTAAATTACAAGATAAAGTGATCGCTGCCGAGATGAAAAAGCGTGGTCTTAAAGAATCTGTCGAAGAAGCGAAAGAACCTTCACTAAAAAGCACAGATTATCCCAAAGGCACTTCTCAGTCTGCACAGGCATTCAAAGATAGATTCGCCAAAAAGAAGAAAGTACCTGCTCTGAAAAGCACAGATTATCCCAAAGGCACTTCAATGTCTGCAACTGCTTGGAAGAAAAAGAATGAATTTGTCGAAGCGATTATGGCCAAAGATGCTGTCGAAGAAGCAAGACAAATGAAAGACCCTAAGAAAGACTCTATGGTCACTAAGAGTGGTAAGACTATCGTAATCGACAAGTCTAAGGAATCAGAGTACCTCAAGAAAGGTTGGACTCTTGCTGAGAATGAGACTGTCGAAGAGTCTAAGAACTTCTTTAAGTTTCGCGAGTCGTTGAACGAGAAGTATCAACACTATCATACTACATTCTCTAATGCTGTACAAACTGCTGAGAAGCAAGCAGAGAAGCAAGGTTATGAAGTCGATCAAGATGATTGGTTCAACAAGATTGCAACTGGTCCTAAGAAACCTTCTGAGGGTAAGACTAATAGTTATATCATTAAGTTGTTGAAGAATGGTAAACCTACGAAGAAGACATTAGCAATACAAGTCTTCAATATGGGTAAGAAGTACGAACTTAATATGTACATCTCATAATGAAAAAGTTTCGTGATTTCATAAACGAAGATTGCACCTGTGAAGAACTAGAAATCACAGAGGCGGAATATCAGGGTAAATCAGTTACACTAAATAACCCTTTTAGACTGCCTTCTGGTAATAAGAAGAAGTTTGGCGTATACGTTACCAATAAGAAAGGTAATATAGTTAAAGTTACGTTTGGTGATCCTAACATGGAGATCAAACGAGACGACCCCGAGAGACGCAAGTCTTTCAGAGCGCGGCACAATTGTGCTGATAAAAAGGACAAAACCACTCCGGGTTACTGGAGTTGCTACCAATGGAGAGCGTCTGCGAAAGTAGATAACTAAATTGTATGGGAAATTTGACTAACGCAGATCGTCTGGGTCGTATAGAAGATAAAATAGATCAGATGTCAGAAGCAATTATCGCGCTCGCAAGGGTGCAAGAAAAGGTGTCGGATCTGGAAAATCGAAGACAAGAATCGCATGAGCGTATGAATCAGCATTCAAAAAAATTAGACGACATCGACACAAAAGTAACAAGGTTGATGGAGAAAGTAAATAATATTCAGATAGTCGGTTTAGCGGCGGGCGGTCTGATAACAACAATAATTTTAGCACTACTAACTGGGCAGATAGTAATCGGCCAATAAGATAAACCTGGAGAACAACATGAACCCCGAGTACATTAAAAGCATCGCCCAACTATGGCAACAAGTGCAAGAAGGCGAAAAGAAGAAATTAGATCCCGTAGATGATAAAGAGAACGATAAGAAGTTCAAGGATCGCAAAGACAAAGACATTGACAACGATGGCGATGTTGATTCATCTGATGAGTTTTTGCACAAGAGACGTAAAGCAATCGATGATAAGATTGATGGCGGTAAGAAACCTGCTAAGGAATCTTGCGGCGATGACGATAAGAAGGTGAAGAAAGAGTCGGACGAAGATATGACTCCTTGTCCTGATTGCGAAGGTTCTACTGATAATCACAGTCCTGAATGTCCTAAAGCAGACAAAGGTAAAAAAGAAGTAGAAGAGGGCAAAGTGAAAGATCAAATGGTTGCAGATTCCGAGAAGATGTCTAAGAAAGACTTCATTAAGAAGTACGGAAAAGAAATGGCAGATGATCTTTATGAAGCAAAGGAATATTCCTACACTGTTGTTCATGCTAAGAAAGGTAAGGTAGTAGTTACTGCCCCTACTTCATATGATGCGGCACAGAAAGCGGCAAAGCAATGGAAACTGAAGTCTACTGGTGGTGTTGATGCGTATCTTATGAAAGAATCTAATACTGTTACTCATGCTGACCACGGTTATGGTGAAATTCTGCAACGTACTGATGAAGGCGTAGATGTTATGTTTGAACATGGCGTTGAAATGGGTATGAGCGAAGCAACTCTGACATTCCTAGAGACTGTTGGCGCTACTACACTAGCAAAGAAAGCAACTCAAGTTGCTGGCGGTGGAGAGAAGCATGGCGAAACTCAGTCTAAGGGCGAGAAAGACTTTGCTGATAAGCATGACAAAGATGATCCTAAGTTAGCGGCAGATGATTCTGCTGGACACGAAGATGCTACTAAAGCAGGACGTGCAGTTAAGTCACAGTCTGGTACTCGCGGCAACGAACCTCGTATCGGTGACAAGACTATTGTAAATCCTGTTAAGGGTGCTGTAACTAAAACTACTGGTAAGGAATAAGATTATGCCTATTAGAGGTCCTAAGAATGCTACTCCAACTCCAATCGGTTGGGTTTCACCAAAAGGTGAATTGCTAAAGAGTCAACGTATTACTCCTCAGCAGATCGCAGAGTTTCATGGTGATGTTCCATCAACTGCAACTCAGTTAAACGAAGCACCTGTTCACCAGACTTCATTGAATTCCATGACTGATGTGGAACTAGAAGTAACTTCACTGCATTATGATATTGATTTGTCTTCGGGTCTTACTGAAGAGTTGGAAGATTAATATGTCAGAAGAAGATAAACTACTACATCATCCTGCTGATACTAACGGCGACGGTAAAGTATCAAAAGAAGAAGAAGCGATGTACTTAGAGTTTAAACGTAAAGAACTCGACGATGCTGATGCAATGCGAGATGCGCAACGTAAGATGGCGTGGTTCGCATTGTTCGGTATGTTGCTATATCCCTTTGCTGTTGTACTTGCTTCTATATTGGGTATGGATCAAGCAGGCAAGACTTTAGGTGATATGGCGCCTACTTACTTTGTATCTGTATCATTAATTGTTGGTGCGTTCTTTGGTACTCAAGCAATGAAGAAATAGAAGTCTATATACTATACAACCTATAGAATATGAACACTATGAAACTTTTTGAGACATTAGATGAAACGTCTTTCATGCTCTTCGCGGCAAAGAATTACTACAATCCTACTTGCATCGATGCCGAGGAGTTCTACCAGGACATAAAAAGATTTAAGTATATCAAGCGTCTACTGAATAGACATCTTGATAACGACAAACTTTCAGTAAATCTGATATTAAATCATCTCATTGTTGTATTCAATGTATTTGGAAATGAAGCAGGTTTAAAGATGTTGGAATACAAGTTAGATGATCGTCATTGGTCTGCAATCAAACCCTTTCTTGTATATCTAAGAGTAATAACAAATGAAACATATACGGGCATTGAAATGGATGTGCGTGTTATCGAAGAGTTGAGAAAGATATGAGTTTAGCAAGTAAAGCAGGCGATCTGCTCTATACCTTTCGATTCTTGAAGATGCTGACAACACCTTGGGATGAGACTGATGCATTTAAGTTAGGTCTTATTGATGAGAACGGTAAGCGAATCAAGAGCGAGAAAGTAGATTCCTCTGAAAAGAAAGTGGCGTTAGGTCCTTTCGTTCGTCTAGTGTTTAATGTCAAAAGAGCATTGGGCAAGTTGCCGGGTGGTAAGACTACTGTTGGTTCTTATGCGGCAGCACTCTTTCTACTCAAAGAACATTACAGTGTAGGTGAAAAGAATCTAACAAGAATATGTGTCGAAGCGGGTATTGATCCACTTGATATGATAGCAGAAGACCATGCTTGGTACGTACTTGAGAACAACCAATTATCACCAGGAATATATCGCGTAAAAGGTGATAAACTTCTTGGCGAAGGACTCGAAGATGCAGTTCGTGCTAAAGACCAAATTCGTATACTTGACGAATCATTTCCAGTCGGTGATGTGTTCGGCATGAACGTGTATGAAGCAGTGCACCTAACTACTAACAAAATGGTGTATATCACACTAGGAGAAATCTACAAATGAAATCGTTCAAAGAATTTATGGTAGAAGAACCTACAGTCTCCACCGGTCCCGGTATCGCAGGCACAAGTCCTGGCGATCCTGCTGACTGGACATACGGAAAGAAGAAAAAGCGTAAACCCCTAACTCGTTCTTTTATAGAGATCATGGGCAAGCGTAAAAAACTTATCAAATAAGTCTCAAAATAGATTGACCTTTCTGTGAATGTGGTGTATAATAGCACTATATAATTCACTAGACCCAAAAATAAAATAACAGATGAGCAGAATAAATGCCAGTAAAAATTGACAAGAAGCGTGACGCATTACTAAAGGATTACGCAGTAGGTATGTTGAAAGACTTCTACTTAAATGATGATGAAAATTCTCCGCAAGAAGCATTCTCTAGGGCAGCAACTGCTTGGTCAAAATACGAAGGACAATTAGACGAAGAACTGGCACAACGTCTCTATGATTTCGTATCAAAGAAGTGGTTCATGTTTGCTAGTCCTGTACTATCTAATGCTCCTACTGAGAAGAAGAAAGATAAAGGTATGCCTATCTCATGCTTTCTCACTTATGTTCCAGATACATTAGAAGGACTAATCGGTCATACTTCAGAGTTGAGATGGTTATCAGTCTATGGTGGTGGAGTTGGTGGTCATTGGAGTGATGTGCGTACGGTATCTGATGTAGCACCTGGTCCTATGCCATTCTTACATACTGTCGATGCTGACATGATTGCATATAAGCAAGGTAAGACTCGCAAGGGTTCTTATGCCGCATATATGGATGTAAGTCACCCTGACATTATAGAGTTTTTGAATATGCGGGTGCCTACTGGTGACGTACAACGCAAAGCATTGAACTTGCATAATGCTATTAACATTGACGACGATTTTATGGTTGCCGTTAAAAACAATCTCTCTTATGATCTACGTGATCCAAAAGACGATGCTGTCAAAGAGAGTATCAACGCCCGTAAGTTGTGGGAACGTATTCTCGAAACCCGTTTCAGAACTGGTGAACCTTACTTAAACTTTATTGACACTGCAAACAACGATTTACCTCAACCATTAAAAGATTTAGGATTGAAGATTAACGGTTCTAATCTATGCAATGAGATTCATCTTCCAACTAGCGCAGAACGTACCGCTGTTTGTTGTCTATCTTCATTAAATCTGGAATACTACGATGATTGGAAAGATACGACTATTGTTCGTGACCTTATCCGTATGCTTGATAACGTCTTGCAGTACTTTATCGACGAAGCACCTAACACAATTGAACGTGCAAAGTACAGTGCCGCACGAGAAAGATCGCTCGGACTTGGAGCGATGGGATTCCACAGTCTTTTGCAACGACATGGTGTTGCATGGGAATCACAGGCAGCGCGGGAAATTAACGATGCTGTGTTTAGACACATTAATACCGAGGCGATTCTGGAAACTGAACTCTTGGCACAAGAACGTGGTGAATATCTCGATGGTAAGGGAAGTGGAAGGAGAAACAGTCATCTCATGGCAGTGGCACCCAATGCTTCGAGTGGAGTAATACTGAGTACTAGTCCTTCTATTGAACCGACCAAAGCAAACGCATACACACACCGAACTAGAGCAGGATCGTTTCTTGTTAAAAATCCGTACTTGATTCAACTATTACAAGAGAAGGGTGAAGATAACGAGTCTAACTGGACAAGCATTATCACTAACAAAGGTTCTGTTCAGCACTTGCCGTTTCTTACAGAAGGCGAAAAGTCTATATACAAGACTGCTCAAGAACTAGATCAGAACTGGGTAGTTCAACACGCTGGTGAACGTCAGAAGTATATTTGTCAGGGTCAAAGTGTTAACCTATTCTTTCCTGCAGGCGCTCCTAAGTCGTATGTAAACAAAGTTCATATCAATGCATGGAAACTAGGACTGAAGGGACTGTACTATCTTCGTACAGAGGCAAAGTCTCGTGCAGAGAATGTATCAGAGAAAGTAGAAAGAGTAGCACTAGAAGGTGATAAGCGAAGCGTAGTATATTCTAAACCAGATTGTCCATTCTGTCAACTGGCAAAAGAAGAAATGAGACTGCGTGGTATTCCATATGATGAAGTTAATCTAACTGAGGTAGGTAAGACAGCGGCAGAAGTGACTGGTCGTAAAGATGTTAAAACAGTTCCACAGATTTATATCGGTGGTGAATATATTGGTGGGTATGAAGCACTTATGTCATACCTAGATAAAGAAGTTGAAAACGATGGCGATGACGAATGTCTCGCTTGTTCAGGATAAGAGAGTAGATTAATGGCATTATTAGAATTCAGTAAAAGTTACAAACCATTCGCCTACCCATGGGCAGTGGACTTAGTGAAGAAGCACGAAGAAATTCACTGGGTGGAAGATGAAGCGGAGTTAAGCGAAGACGTACAAGATTGGAAAACAAAGTTAAGTGAAGAAGAGAAGGAGTTTGTTACACAGATTCTACGTCTCTTTACACAGTCAGATGTTCAAGTAGGCGAGAACTACCATGAGTTGTTGATCCCTAAGTTTAAGAACAACGAGATCCGCAATATGCTATCGTCCTTTGCTAATCGCGAAGGTGTGCATCAACGTGCATATGCTCTATTGAACGATACACTTGGATTGCCAGACGAAGACTTCCACAAGTTTCTTGAATACAAAGCGATGGCAGAGAAACTTGACTTCATGAAAGAAGGCAGCATCAATACACATACAGGTCTTGCATTAGTATTGGCACAGTCAGTATTCAACGAAGGTATGAGTCTGTTCTCTTCGTTCGTTATGCTATTGAACTTCCAGCGTTTTGGTAAGATGAAAGGCATGGGTACTATTGTTGAGTGGTCTATCCGCGATGAAACTCTACACGTACAAGGCAACGCTAAGTTGTTCCGTGAGTTCTGCGAAGAGCATCCGCGTATTGTCAATGATGAATTGAAGTCGAAGATTTATCAGATGGCAAAGAATGCTGTTAAGTTAGAAGATAAGTTCATTGACTTGGCATACAACAATCACGAGATCGAAGGTCTAGCAAAAGAAGATGTTAAGCAATACATACGACATATTGCTGATCGACGTTTGTTACAACTAGGCATGAAACCTAATTTCAAAGTTAAAGAGAATCCATTACCTTGGTTAGACTGGGTATTGAATGGTGCTTCACACGACAACTTCTTCGAGAAGCGCGTTACAGAATACTCGGTGAATGGCATGGATGGTGATTGGGGATGGGATGAAGATGAAGAACCTATCGTTTGTGGATTAGATGGAACGTTTCATCAATCCATCACGTGTGGATTAGATGGAACAGGACGTCCTGCATGATAGAAGATACTCGTAGATTTATGACTGAATGTCCTGTGTGTGATAGTAACTGTTTTGTCGATGTGTTAAACGTCGATGAGGCAGTGATCTACTGTCCCATGTGTGGTACTGAAGCAGAAGTGGAAGAGGTTTTCATAGAAGACTAAATAGTGTTATCTTCAATCAAGGTAACACTAAATGAAACCCACTATAGCATTGTATGAGGGTCATGATACTAATCTAACAGTACATGATCCTAATACCGACTCGTTCTACATATATGAATTTGAACGTGTTTCTGGTATTAAACATCATAACACAAAACTTCGTGATGAAGCATCTACTTCAGATAATGTTCTTTATCTCAAAAAAATTCTGAATCATCTTGAAGAAGTTCATGGTATAAAAAATGACTTCAAAACATTAATCTTCAAACCCATTTGGTTTGATGTTTCGTTCATTGATCGCACTTGCATCAATGCAGACGAAGAAGTTCAACAATCCAAGGTTCCCGATCACCACGACTATCATGCGTGGAGCGCATATGGTCAGGCACCAGAATCCTTCGAGAACACCGCGTGTTTAACGTATGATGGTTGGGGTGATAACACTTCATTCAAGTACTCATGTTTCGAAGGTATCAATCGTCACTCAGTTCAATCCATGAGACACAACTTCTCGATGGTCTATACTGCTGTCGCACACTCACTCAAAATACTACACGGCACTCTGGACCTTGATCTTCCGGGTAAACTGATGGGATTATCCGCATATGGAGAATTGAATGATGAATGGGTAGATATAATGAAAGACGCCATTTCATCTAATTGGTGGAGTGAAGATGTAAGGGACCGTCATTGGAACGACGAAAATAATCCATTGCTTATAATGAGAAATCGTATTGGTACTTGCATTCAAACTAATAATTATAAATTAAAACTGAAGAATAATAAAGCGTTCTCTCTTGCTAGGTCTGCGCAGGTTGCGTTCGAAGAGGGTATCGTAAAAACTATTAGAGAAGAGTTTCTTGACAAGATCGAAGCACACGATAACAATCTATTAATATCTGGTGGTAGTGCATTAAACGTTCTTGCTAACGAAGCAATCAAACGTGCGTTTCCTCACATTAATATATTCATCCCACCAAACTGTCATGACGGTGGTCTAAGTTTTGGTATGCTATACGAACATCTAAAGACATCTAAGAAGTACAATGTCACACAATCTGGTCCAAGAATATTCGACTACAAATATGTCGATCCAATGATTAAACTGTATGGCGCAAAGAAAGTGGATACTAATGATATTGCTACCCTACTTAAAGAGCAGAAAATAGTAGGAATGGTGATTGGTAACATGGAAGTGGGACCTAGAGCGTTAGGCAATCGTTCTATACTATGTGATGCATCTAATCCTAAGATGAAAGACACACTCAATGCTAGAGTGAAGTTTCGAGAGTGGTTCAGACCGTTCGCTCCTATATGCAGAAAGGAAGATGCACCTAAGTATTTTTACTCTCCTAACTTCGATAACATGGAATGTATGCAATTCGTCGCAGATGTGTTGCCAGAGTATCAAACTAAACTGTTCTCTATAACACACTATGATGACACTGCCAGACTACAGGTGGTGACGGAGGAGAGCAATGCCGCAATCTATGACATACTGACAGCGTTCGATGGAGTACTAATAAACACTTCCTTTAATGTTCAAGGTAAACCTATTCTAAATACAATTGATGAAGCATTTCATGTTTTACAAAATACTGGATTAGATCATATAGTGGTAGAGTATGAAAATGAATATTGGTTATTTTAGGGAATTATAACAAATGTGGAATATGAACGAAAGTGTATTCGAACCTGACGAAGAATTCCTTAAAGATTATGTAGGATTTGTGTATCGTATCACTGAGATAGATACCGGTAAGATGTATATAGGAAAGAAGTTCTTCTGGAAACCTAAGACACTGCCTAAGAACTCTGTACGTAAAAGAAAGATAAAAATGAAAGTTCCTTCGGACTGGCAGAAGTATTACGGTTCGAGTGAACATTTACTTGAGTCGATCAAGAGAACTGGTGTTGATAACTATCACCGCGAAGTTCTAAAGTTATGTAGAACAAAAGGCGAATGCTCCTACTATGAGGCGAAGTTACAATTTGAATACGATGTTCTGCTGGACGAACAATACTATAATGCCTTCATCGGTTGCAAAATACACGCAAAGCACTTACCCAAACCTGAGGTGTCTATGCGTCCCGCAGAACCTTGGCACAATAGACCTTAAACTATGAGAAATCTAATCGCCGCCAATTGGGGTCATGACGCCGCACTATGTTTCTGGAATGATGTTACAAAAACATTTCATACTATTGAGATAGAAAAATTAGAAGGTATAAAACACTATAGAGGTCACTATCGTAAGGACGAGGAACTAGAAATTCTCAAACGGTGTGCTAAGATAGCAGAAGAAGAGTTTGGCATACCTAATGATTATCATTGCATTATTCGTGGCAATGTATTAAATGATATTAAGATGCATCAAATAGAGACGAGCACTGGTCGTATCACAGACAATATTATTATGAATGATATGATGCTCGACCCTGATAATATTAATGCAGTATTTAATACTAAGCATATTGATGTCACATACCGTCATCACGAAGCACATGCTTGGAATGGGTTTGCTCCTTCGGGATTTGACAAAGCAATCATACTTACTATGGATGGTGGTGGCAACGATGGGTTTACTCATTTGTTCACTGCTGAGAATCCTGATAGACCTCTGACAAGTCGCACTAAACTACACGGAGTTCGAGCACATGGAAGGGACTATACACAAGCATGCCTATGGTCATTATGGAGCATAATGCAAAGTACTGATTGTGGATTAGATGTTGCGGGCAAAGCAATGGGTGCATCATCATACGGTAATACAGAAAGTGATGCCTTTTCAACTGCCCAAAAACTTTATCTACGAAGTACAGAGACTTGGAAAAACTTTAGTCCAGGTAGAATGTTATACGAAAGGCATTACAATCAAACATTGAAAGACGGGACTAATAGTAAGACTAATTTTATTAGAGCGTTCAGTCCTTCGCCCGAACTATATAATCCTTATAAACTATTCGTGGACGAGACTGATTGGCAAACAGAATGTGATTTGGCAAGAGGCATTCAAGATGCATTCGTTAAAGATGCGCTGGCATGGTTTGTAGGTATACTGAACCAACAAAAGATAAACCTAGATGACTATGACAGAAATGTGGTGTTCTCTGGTGGGTCTGCTTTAAATGTATTATTCAATGACGTGTTGCAGAAAAAGTTAAATATAAATCTATTCGTCCCACCTAATCCGGCAGACCAAGGTATACCTTACGGTATGCTTGTGCAATGGATGGTTGCGAATGAAATGAAATACTCTCGTGAAGAAACAACATACTCGGGTCAAAAGATACAAGATTTAGATGAACTGCCGCACTATATAGATTTATATGCTGGTGAGGGAGCAACAGTCTCAGAGATAGCAAGTATTCTGAAAGACGATAAGATCATTGGATTCGTACAAGGTGGCATGGAAGTAGGTGCGAGAGCATTAGGCAATCGTTCTATACTTGCTGATCCCAAGGGCGAAGATAAGAAAGACAAAGTTAATGTAGTGAAGAGACGCGAAGCATATCGTCCGTTCGCACCAGTATGTAGACTAGAAGATGCTGAGACTTACTTCGATTCGATTCGTTATGACAATCTATCTTATATGAATTTTGCGATAAAGACTCGTGAAGAACATATAGATAAGTTAAGAGCAGTTACTCATGTTGACGGTACAGCAAGAGTACAAACGGTCACGCGAGAACAGAACGAAATATTATACGACTTATTAACAGAATTTGATGGTGTATTATTGAACACTTCTTTCAATGTGAAAGGATCTCCAATACTAAATACACTTAAAGAAGCATTCTATATGCTGGACGAAACCACACTCGATCATCTGGTAGTTGTAGATGACAATCAATTAATATGGATTTTTTAATGTTAAAATTTAAACAGTACATCAATGAACAAGCAGAACTAGACCTAATCAACGAAGGCGTAAATGATCCTGCAATCTTTAAAGCAGTGTTTCTTGCTGGTGGTCCTGGTAGTGGAAAGTCATTCATCGTTGGTAAAACTGGACTGGGTAGTTTTGGATTTCGTGTAGTCAACTCTGATGATGCATTTGAAAACGCTATGAAGAAAGCAGGCATGGAGATGAATCCAGATAACATCTTCTCTGTTAAAGGTCAAGAACTCCGTGGTAAAGCAACTAAGTTGACTGCCGCTAAACAAGAGATGTATCTTAAAGGTCGTCTCGGTATTGTTATTGATGGTACTGGTAAAGATTCTGATAAGATTAAACAGCAACGTGCGAAACTAGAAAAGATGGGATACGATACTGCAATCATTGTAGTGAACACAAACTTAGAAACCGCTGTTGATCGTGACGCACAACGCCAACGCTCTATTGGTAAGAAGATGCTAACCCCGATGTGGCAGGCAGTGCAAGATAATATCGGAACATACCAACAGATGTTTGGTCAAGAGAATACATTCATTGTTGATAACAGTGAAGGCAAAGACTTCAAGAAAGAAACTATGGCAGCATACAAGGGAATTGGTGCATGGTCTAAGAAACCAGTTAAAGATTCTCGTGCTAAGAAGTGGATTAAATCTGAGTTAAAAAATAAGACTAGATAATAGTAAGAAATAGGTTGACAGGCGTTTGCTGTTCGTGTATAATGCACTTAGAACGTTTTATAAATGAATAAGATGAAGGTTGATTAACGAAGATGAATCATAGTAAAAGATTAGAAGTATTTGAGATATTAGAAAAAGTAGCATCACAGAAAACTCGTCAAGACAAGATTAAGGTTTTGCGAGAGAATAATATTATGCCTTTACGTGATGTACTTCAAGGTACTTTCGATCCTGCAATAAAATTTAAGTTGCCTGTTGGCACTCCTCCGTTCACCGAGAACGAAATTAATACAGCACCATCATCCCTACTAAGACACCACAGATTCTTTAAATATTTTGTTGAGGGTGTACAAGAGTGTGAACGCCTCAGCACAGTCAAGAGAGAGAAAATGTTCATCGACACTCTCGAAGCAATACATCCAGAAGATGCTAAAATTGTAATCTCAATGGTTGCAAAGAAGACCCCCGTGAAAGGATTGACTAAGAAATTAGTACAGGAGGCATTGCCTGACTTGATCCGATAAATCATGTTCATTAACTAAACCCCTAATGGAGTACGCCTATGGTAGAAACAAATCAGATAGCAAGGTTAAGAAAAGATTCGAAAGAATTAGGACACTATATCCACAAGTTAAGAAAGAAAGGTAATCCGGACAAAGCGTATAAAATCGCAAAACGACAAACTTTTCTCAATCAGGTAATAGAGTCATTCGAGACTTCAATAACACAATAGGGGGTGATCCCGTATCTAGGATAGAGTCTCAGGGACGAGACATATTCTCGCTATACATAACTTACATAATCGAAACAACGAGAAACACATAATGCCCATTTACACAATGAAAAATATTAAGACTGGTGAGACAGAAGATATGTTTATGTCTATATCAGGTATGCAAGAATTCATTGCAGAAGGCACTCATACTCAAGTTATTGGTGCTCCTAATTTTGTAACTCATACAGGTAATGTAGTGAACAAGACTTCGGACGACTGGAAAGAACATCTTCGTCGCACCAAAAAAGCAGCGGGCAATCACGTTCCTAATTCGATAAAGATATAATATGACACAAAAAATTACAAAGACGATTGCCGCTACAGGTGGTAGAAGTATGAAGATCCGCATCGATGATTTAATCACTGTTCAACCTATTACGGAGACACAGCGAAAAGCATTCGAAGCATATAAAAGTGGTGATCATCTTGCACTAGTAGGAACAGCAGGAACAGGTAAGACTTTTCTTGCACTATATCTTGCACTTGAGCAAGTAATGGATAAGGGTACATCATACGAGTCAGTTAGGATCATACGCTCGGTTGTACCCACAAGAGACGTTGGTTTCTTGCCAGGAACACTCGAAGAGAAACTAGATGCGTTCACAGGACCATATCGTGCCGCATGTTCTGAGTTGTTCGAAGATAGCAAAGCATATGATAAACTTATTGAGAATCACTATCTCACATTTGAATCAACATCATTCATCCGTGGCGTGACATATGACAACTCTATTGTCATTGTTGATGAGATGCAGAACTTAAACTTTCACGAGTTGGACTCTGTTATCACACGTATTGGTCAAGGTAGTAAAATTATTTTCGCGGGTGATTATCTGCAATCAGATTTCAAGAATAAGAGCGAAAAAGAAGGTGTTAATAAGTTCATAAGTATACTTGAGAACATGAAACATTTTAGCATAGTAACATTTAACTGGGAAGACATTGTAAGGTCAGACTTCGTTCGAGACTATATAATGACTAAAGAACACATGGGAATAGCATCATGAACAAAACACGATTATTTGAACAATTAAAAATTGACGAAGGCGTCAAGTACGAAATATATAAAGATCACCTTGGTTATCCTACATTTGGTGTGGGACACTTGATCTTGAAATCAGACCCCGAATACGGTCAAGAGGATGGAACACCAGTCTCTGAAGAACGTGTTAACGAGGCATTCAAATACGATTCTGATTTAGCAGAGTCAGAGTGTGTCGCACTGTTCGGCAATGGATTTATGATGTGGGAATCGGAAGTCCAAGAAATCTTAGTTAATATGATGTTCAACTTGGGACGTACTCGATTGAGTAAGTTCAATAACTTCAAGGCAGCACTTAAAGATAAAGACTATGCACGTGCCGCAGTAGAAGGTCGCGATAGTCTATGGTACAGACAGGTCGGTAATCGTGCCGAGCGTCTGATGTTACGACTAGAGGCATTAGGTTGAGATGGCAAAGCAAGTTTCTACATCAACATTAATTCCTACAATCAAGGGCACGTCTATTGGTCGTCGCCCTAACACATCATCAATGAACAAATCAAAGAAGCGTTCATTCAAGAAGTATCGTGGTCAAGGTTAATTACAATGGCAAAGTATAGTCGTTTCGATCCTCGTAATAAAAAGAAAGAGCAGAAGTCTGGCAAGAAAGTTAGAACAGAACAGGATGCTAGGAATTTTATTAACTCATTAGACAAGAGATCCTTCTCTGAAACTACTTTAGATCCACGCGAACAGAAGTAATGCCATTACAAGAATATGTCGATCCATGGAAAGGTTTACCATTTCTTTTTACAGATAGTAATACTGTAGATTGGAAGGGCACCATTGGTGTCGGCGACATACTCTTTGGTCTTAATACTGTTCATATGCTCACACATCTAGCGCGAAAGTCTGGACGCGATGTGCCATTCACTACAATGAATGTACATTGGTACCACGGCGAAGATCACCTACATCACTTCGAAGATCCCGAAACAATCATTGAGCGAACCGATTATATTCATTCGTTCTATCATGATAAAGAATCCGTAAAGATTAATCACATCTTTAATTCCACCGATAACGAGGTTTCACGTCTACGACATAGAGGACTACAACGTAAGTCTGGTGCGAGAGATGTGCTAGATGGTATCCCGTCATGGATGTTCAGACGTGATTGCTGGCACGATTCAAGTGAAAGTAAGAAGGTTGTATTCTGGAGACCGTTTGTTCTTAATGCCGAGATCCCACGTGGGTGGAAGCGAACCTTTCAACCTGAAGACTGGGAAAGAATACTAGACATATTACGTGATAAAGGTTACGAACTTATTGAGTTGTCATATCGTACACCCGTAAGAGAGGCATTCTATCACATCAACACATGTCGATTTGGTATATTCTACGATGGTATGTGGCAGTATATTGCAAAGAATCTATGTAAACCAGTTGTTGCATTAGGCGATAACGGCATCATTCATATTCACAATCCGCAGGGCGTCAACTTCAAGTTACCAAAAGCAGATGGAGGTGGCGGTACAGTGTTCTCCTATCTTGAAGGTTTAGATAGAGGAAATCAAGATCACATGGATCGTCGTGCAGAAAAATATCGTAAATTTATTTTAAATGAGTTGCAAGTTGAAGACATTTAGTGTATACTATACATAGTAGTCTATAACGTAATAAAGTGAATTAATATGAAAATCGATAGAGCAGTAATTGAAATCGAAGGTGCATGTAACTTCTCATGTACCATGTGTCCACAAGACAAGCGCAACGAACAGGGCGGGCGACACAAAGACTTTCTTCGTAAGATGAATCTGTTAGAGTTCGAGGACTATGTAAGAGATTGCGCACAACATGGATTGCGTGTAGTTAATCTTGACGGTTCGGGCGAAGCAACAATTCTACGAACACTTCCCGAATACATTAAGATCGTTAAGCGATATAATGCCGAGTGTGTTATATTCTCTAACGGTTTTAAGATGCATGGTCAGTTCATGCGAGACTGTGTAGACGCAGGACTAGACTTCTTCAGGTTCTCGTTCATCGGATCTAATCCAGCAAAGTACGATGAGTGGATGTATAACACTCGTGGGTCTAACTACGAGTTTATCAAAAAGAATATCCGCGAGATGCGAGATTATGTTAAGTCATCTAATTCTACATGTACCGTAGCAACGTATCATCTTATCACTGACAACGACAACTACGAGAATGAACTTGCTGAGTACAAAGCAATCGTTGAAGAGTTAGATGTTAAGACAGAAATATGGAAAATGCATAACTGGTCAGGCGTTTATGAGTTAGATGTTAATGCTCGAAAGGGTGAAGTTAAAACATGTGGTCGTCCATTCTCTCCTGATGTTGTGATTCGTGCTGGTGGTTTAGATGGCAAAAGAGGCGCAGTTGCACCTTGCTGTCAAGTATTAGGACGTGACGAAGAAGCAGTTCTCGGCCATTGTTCAGAGAATACTATCGAAGAGATTTGGGATGGACCTGCATACACCGAGTTAAGAGATAATCATACTACGGGTGACTATCCAGATTATTGTAAGTCGTGTGATTTTTTACTTGACGATCCCGAAGTTTTGGTGTATAGTAATCATGATAGAGACCTACATAAAATGTATGGTACTGAATTTGATTTGGATGACTATCGATGAAACCACATGTACATATGATTACTATTACTGGTAATGCTATATCAGAACACTATCGTGATCTTGTCACACCATCATGGGAAGATGCTGGTTGGAAAGTTTTGAACTTCGAAGCGTTAGTTCCTGAAGACTGTGTGGATGTAACTATCTTACCTTTAGGCGATAAGCGTCGAGGTGCTAAGGTAGTTGGATTTACTGAAACAGAAATAGCAGTTTGGTACAGTCATTATTATGCTTGGATGTTGTGTCGTAAGTTAGATAAACCTATCATTGTAGCAGAGCATGATATTCTATTAGAGCAAGACATTGATCCTGATGTATTCAATCATGACATTGCCTGTCTATCTCATGTAACACGTAGAAATGGCGATCATGCTAAACTAGCGGGTGGTGCATACTATATCACTCCTGCAGGCGCAAAGAGATTATGTGCAATCAAAGACCATAAGAAAGAATCTGTTGATTACAACTCTGATGCTTGGATACATCGTATTTGTGATACATACGGTAAGTGGTTTATGATGACGACTATACAAGTACAAGATAAAGCAGTCGGTGTTACAGTAGAGCATAGAAAATGAAAAGATTAATATATCAAGTGAGTGTAGGTAAACCTTCTAAGTTGTATGAAGCATGTATTAAGACTGTTCGAAAATATTGTGAACGTCATAGCATCGATCATATTATACAGACAACTCCTAAACTTAGAATCAAACCAGATATCTTCTCTACTAATCGAAGTACCGAATCATATAGTAAGCATGGTGGTTTTCTACCTATCTACGAGAAAGAGAATGCTTTTGATCTGCTTGGTGAATACGACCAGATCGCGATAGTCGATGCTGACATATTCATTCGTGAAGATGCTCCTAATGTATTCGATGATTTCGGAACAGAACATGCGTTCGGAGCAGTTATTGAGCGAGAGATGCCTATCAGTAGAGAGTATCAGAACAAGATACAGAACTACTCGGCGATGCAGTACGGAGGTATCCATAGTCCTATGGTAAACTTTAAACCTAATAAATTGGGATTTGAGTTTGCTAACATGGGTTTAATTGTTCTTAATAGCGAGTTGTTTTTACCATATCTTAAAGGACAGACTGCACGTCAATTCCTTGATCGTGGAGAGTTTAAGCGATTCATTGATGGTCAGGGTGCTTGGAAATGGTCTACGGATCAAACATTATTAAACTATTTTATAAAGAAAGAGAAAATTTCTTTTAAATCACTTGACTTTAAGTGGAATGGTCTGTATACTGCTAATACAAAGATAACTGAATGCCACTTCGTTCACTTCTTCTTGAAAGATAAACTGCCCAATGGTGGTGAGAACGTAGACGAGTTGATGAGGAATATATGAAATCATACGAAGACAAGACACAGAAGTATAGTACGTGGGGAGACAAACTTCTTCAACATGCTGATCTTCTGGCGTCTATACAGATAGAAGATAAGTTTAAACCAGTTACGGTTCAATTGTCTCTATGCGAAATGTGTGATAGTGACTGTCCGTTCTGCTCTGTTGCGGCACGACCTCTGAAGAGTTTTATTCCGTGGGATCAACTGACCGCTATGCTCGAAGACTTCAAAGAGTTGGGTGCTAAGAGTATTGAGATTACGGGTGGTGGTAATCCAATGTTATATCGTGATAAGGCGGCAGGAAGAAATATTAATGATGTGATTAAGTATGCTCACTTATGTGGATTTGATATTGGTATTATCACTAACACAGAGAAACTTGAACGACATCTTAATCCAGAAGTATATCCATACATTAATTGGATTCGCATCTCTCTGATCAAATTAGACGAGCGAACACCTCCAGAGAAGTATGATTTCGGATCATTCCCACACGAGAAGTTAGGATTCAGTTATATCATATATGATGGCACTGATGGTATTCCTGACGAGTTGTCGCGCACAAACAAACCATATGTCGGAACTACTGTCGAAAGTATCGAACGTATTGCTAAACTTATTGAGTTGAATCCTGATGTTAAGTTCTGTCGTATTGCTGGTAACTGTTTGCTGTCGCATCACAATACAGAGATACGTGGAAAGTTTGGTAGCATCATTGAAGCACTAGACAAGTACGATAAGTTCTTTATCAAAGAGATATGGGATCAAGATAAAGCATTTTCTGATGGTTGTTATGTGGGTCTTGTTCGACCTTACATTGCACCTCATCCCGAAGGTGGCGATTATCAAGTTTATATCTGCACGAGTCATGTGTTAGAGAATCGTGTTTACGACATGGACTATTCACTTGGTAATATTAAAGATGTTAAAGCAATATGGAATAATGCGAATCTAAATTACGCGAAGACGGGTAACCCATACGAGATAAGAGGCAATTGCGGAGACGACTGGGACAAGTCGTGTGTCAAGTGTTTCTACTATAACAATAACAAACTACTACATACAGTAGCGCAACCAATGGAAGATCCAAACTTTCCGTGAAACGTAAAACTGGATTGTTTATTCTTCGAGTGATGTTGATTGTCTGGTTATCGATAAGTGTTGATAACGATGATGATCTTTATGGAGTTCTTTCTTCTATAAGAAGACTTAACGAGTGTAAGAAACTAGTAACTATATAATAGGTGATGATGTGTCATTTGATAAAACATACTACGAAACGAACAACTATACGAACTATCTCGAAAGAGGTGATCGTTACCAACAAACTGCCGCAGAGTTGCTGGCACACTTAAAGACAATGAATTTAGATCATGGACCCTTTCTCGACTTCGGTTGTGCTGTAGGATTCTTACTTCAAGGTCTAAAGAATCTTTCTCCTAACACTTCAATGTACGGTGTTGACATCTCTGAATATGCTCGTGAAGTATGTAAAGAGAAAGGACTTACTGCATTATCAGAAGTAGAATGGAACAAGAATCACGGTGTTGTATTTGCTATGGATGTATTTGAGCATATGCCTGTTGATGAACTCGATCTATTCTTCAATCTTATTGAAGCAGAAACAATCATATTCCGTATGCCTGTACCTGCCGAAACTGGCGAAGATTACTATCTTGACGTATCTCGTGCTGATCCTACACATCTTATTAAGTGGACTAAGGACGAGTGGAGAGAATTCTTTGTAGAGAATAACTATATTCCTCTTGACTTAAACCTCTCGACGGTGTATAATAGTACTGGAGTCTACACTGGATTAGCAATTCGAGTTGAGTAATGTACAACGCATTTAAGATAGAGAAAATCTTCGATCAAGACGAGATAGAGAATCTAAAATCTCTATTCGAATCTTGTTCAGAGAACCTAGCACATCAAGATTACAATCTCTATGATGTTGATAAACGTATTATTCCAAACTCTGCTACACATCCTGTACTACAAAAATTAAATCATTATGTCGATCTTACTCCTATGTCTCACTACTTTGTTAAGTATGATGTCGAAGGTTTCACCAGTCTTCACACAGACGATGATGGTGTAGTAAAGTTGACTGTTGTTACTTTACTTGACGATGTTGATCTTATAGGTGGTGAGACTCTTGTACTTGATCGCTATGTGAAGAATGCAAGACCAGCATATAAGTATGCAAAACGCGGTAAGATGGGCGAAGCACCAATTGGCAGTTCTCGTATTCCTGTTATCGCTAGAATGAAACCCGGGGACTCTATCAGTTATGACAATGCAGTAAAGCATGGAGTATGTCAAGTTGAGCAGGGTCATAGAATAGTGTTAGTTAGTTGGTATAAAGAACATGATTAAGATATCGCATCGCGGCAATGTCAGTGGACCTAATCCTGATCGCGAGAACACATCGAAGTATGTTGATGCGGCAATTGCACAAGGTTATATGGTCGAAGTAGATATATGGAAAAACGGTGATAGATTTTATATGACTCACAAATGCTCATTGTCAGATAGAACTGAAATTAATATCGAGTGGTTGAAAGCAAGAATTGATGAGTTGATCATTCACTGTAAAGATGTTGTTGCACTTCAATGGTTTGCTAGTCAACTTGACGATTGGCATTACTTTTGGCACCAAAAAGATGATTATACTTTGACTAGTGCGCAATGGATATGGGGAGGTCTTGGTTCTCCAATGCACTCACCTATAACTAAAGATATATACGACTATGTAGAATGTACTTCTATATGCGTTATGCCAGAATATTCAGAACAAAATATAAGTAAGTTTACTGGTATTTGTTCCGATTACATTGAGAAATATTAATGAACGTTTATTGCATATATACGGAACAAGATCCCGAATCAAAGAAGGGATTACAAAGATGTAAAGATTCTGCTAAGAAACATGGCATCGAACTTATAGCATACCCAGGTATTCACTTCTCTGTACTCGAATCATTTTGGAAAGAGCATAGTATCAAAGCAAAGTATAAACCAATATCAGGTGGACAGACTTACTTTCCTGAGAAGTTAGCACCAAAAACTAGAGTCGCAAATGGCACTACGCATTATATGTTGTATAAGAAGTGTGTCGAATTGAATGAACCTATTGCTATACTAGAGCACGATTCGTTTTTTGTCGCTCCTCTGCCCACAGAATTACCTACCAATATAGACGAATCGATCATTCAAATATCATCTCATTCAGCAACACAACTTACACCTGCTATGCTAAAGGGTTGTGGTCGTGCTAATAAGATGAGAAAGTTCGGTACGACACAGAAACCATATCGCGACTGGACTGGAGAGCGTGGTGTCATTTCTCATCCTCTATCAGGCACGAACGGCACTAGTGGTTACATAATAGGTCCCGTGGCAGCACAGCGAATGATTGACTATATAAATGTAGAAGGTATAGGATTTGCTGATAGATTGCGCGAAGATCATATCGGCGAAGGAAACATACACCTAGAAGTTCCGCAGAGCGTACTCTGCCCAAACGATATTAAATCAGCGAGATTATTATAACATGAACATGAAAGACATCTTTTTATCGAACGGTAGTGATAAGGGCGTTACCGGTAAATACCCACACCACTATCATACAGTATACGAATCAGTATTTGAGTCTCGAAGAAACGAACCTATAAAAATATTAGAAGTGGGAATCTGGAAAGGAACTAGTCATCAGTCTTGGTTAGATTACTTTCCCAATGCAGAAGTCTATGGCATTGACATATTTACTCGTGTACCACCCGAAGACGTTCCTGCACTACAAGATGAGCGGTGTCACTACATCAAAGCGGATAGTACGAACGCTTCTGTACAGACTCTAGTAGAGGAGGCATGGGGCGAAGATATCAAGTTCGACTTTATTATTGACGATGGTTTACATACACCTACAGCAAATAGAAAGACTTTCGAAAATCTATGGAAGTATGTCGCAGAAGGTGGTAGTTTTTTAATCGAAGATATTTGGCCAATCAACAAACTAACTTTCGATGAATCAAGGCATTCTTGGATACAGAAACCTGCATATAGTAGTCACTTCTACGATATGTTCCTCGAAGCATTGCCCGAAGGATATATCGAATATGATTGTCGAAAGGCGAGTGGTGTTCCAGATAGTTATATTATAGAGATAAAGAATGATTGACGGATATGTTATAACACTAAGTGATAATCCACTTTCTTGGCATTCGAGCGATAGACTCATTGCTAGTTCAGAGAAAGTGAAGAACGAGTTTAAGATTCATAAGACACAGGCAATCACACCGGATCGTGTAACAACATTGATGAAACAGCATAGAGTTAAGTGGAACTATCCTTGGGAAGGATCGCAACTTGATTTGCAGTCTGGTCTTACGAAGTCTGCTTATCAAACTGTTGATCCTGATAAGAGAATCGCTTGCTTTCTGTCACACTATCTACTATGGAAAAAGTGTGTGCGTGAGAAGAAAGATATAATGATATTTGAACATGACGCATATTTCACAGAAAAGTTAGATTATAGTTTGCTATTTCAATCGCCTTATGATATAATAGGACTTAATGATCCGATGGGAGCAACTCGACGCGCCCAACTATATCATGAAAGTGTAAGCAAGAGGCGTGGAGTTAATCCAGCGCCTAAGATAGATGACAACGAAGTACCTCAGGGCATAGCAGGTAACTCTGCATACTTTATTAAACCCGAAGGTGCTCAGAAATTAATAAACTTAGTGCGTGAATATGGTGCATGGCCAAACGATGCAATCATGTGCAAGCAATTGATACCTCGCAAACTGGGACAACTGTTTCCATATGTGACCAAAGTACAAGGAATACAGTCAACAACTTCATTATGAAATCATATGTCATTACACTAAAGGACTTACCCAAGTCAGTTGAAGTAGCAAAGCGCATGATAGCATCAGCACCTGAGTATGATGTTCAGATGTTCGACGCGATTACGCCTAAAGATGATCCTTATAAACTATTTGATAAGCATCAGTTACCTCTTAACTTTTTCAAAGAAGAAGGTTCACACAGAGCGAATTGCATGTCTGCTTTTTTATCACACTTCACATTGTGGCAGATGTGTGTGCGTGATAACGTCGAGTATCAAATCTTTGAGCATGATGCAGTTGCTGTCCAACCCATACCAAGATTTATAAACTATACTGGTTGTATCAATTTAGGTGCACCTAGTTATGGCAAGCAAGTTCAATGTGCGCAGTTGGGTGTTAATCCTCTAACTACTAAGACATACTTTCCTGGTGCTCATGCTTATCGTATTAAACCAGAGGGAGCAAAGGCGTTCATTTCTCTTGCTATGGAGTATGCAAGACCGACTGATATCTTTATTCATATTGAGTTGTTTCCTTGGTTACAGGAATACTATCCACATCCTGTTGTAGCAAGAGATACGTTCACAACTATTCAGAAAGAAGGTGGTTGTGTAGCAAAGCATAGTTACAACGTTAACCCAAACAATTATGAGATAATTGCTAATGTCAATTAATAGATGTTTTATAACGGGTTGCGATTCTAATACAGAATGGATGCTTCCTTGGTTTGCGAAACACTATGCGAAACATAACAAGACTCCTATTGTCTTTATGGACTTTGGTGTATCACATGAAGTACGTGCGTGGGTTCAGAATGCGAGTATATTCTCGGACTACATTGCAATGGAGAAACAAAAGGTTGGTGGTTGGTTCTATAAACCACAAGCACTGCTTGCATCACCCGGAGACGAGACTTGCTGGATCGACACTGACATTCATGTGTTGGGCGATCTATCGGGCATCTGGGATCATGTCGAAGATAATAAACTAGGCATGGTAGAAGACAAACCTTGGAGCGCACGAAGAGGTGAAGTATGGCACAACTCTGGGGTTGTTGCAATGAAAGGAAAACCTGCTATACTTCGTAAGTGGGCAGATGAATGTCGAAAGAACCCTAAAGTAGGAGATCAAGAAGTACTCCATGCAATGATGCTCACTCCTATCTCACGTATGACACACATCAATAGTGTGCCTAATATATACAACTGGTTACGTATACAATTGCTTGATGGTCAAGACAATCCTAACAAACTTGCTATGCACTGGACAGGTGCAAAGGGCAAAGAACAAATTAAGAAGATAATGTATAATGAGTAAAGTATTTCATATTATTGGTAACGGTGATCAGGCGAAGCACTATCTGAAAGAACCACGAAAGGGAACAAAACTTCTCTGTAATATGCCTCCGTTCGAGGTACCTAAAGAAGATGTTTTCGGAACGTGTATGGTCGACTTTAAGATGATGATGGCATTGACCGAAGGTTCAGTTAAACTCGATCAGTACATGTGGATTCTCGGTCAACGTCCTCGCGCATGGATGTATGAACGACACGCATTCTATCTAAAGTATGCTCCTAACATCAAAGAGTTCTATACTGATGTTCCCGCATATGCTGGTAATGCAACTAACTTTAACTGCGGTCACATGGCAGTTCATTATGCGGCAGCACGACACAAAGCAGATGAGATTCATATGTATGGGTTCGATACGCTGTTCGACTTCAATATGCGTAGTGTGACGGATCTCGTGTTGTCTAGTGATAGAACCCAAGTCAACAATTATAGACTATTGAACAACTGGCGCCCTGTTTGGCGTGACATTATGCGCGAGTTTCCTGACACTAAGTTCGTATTGCACCACAACCACGATCAACTGAAGATACCTAAACTGCCTAATGTTGAAGTGGTAGTATATCCAGACGCATTGACCGGTCCACAAAAGAAGGAAGATGAGAGTGATATTAGTGATGGTCGTGGAATGGATCAGCAGGTTGTTGTCCCACAGACAAGAGCAGAGCGACGACGATTAGAAAAGGAATTGAAAAAGAATAAGAAACTGTCTTGATATGCGCAAATAGTCTAAAAAGGTGTTGCATTGGTTGGATACCTGTGATATAATACTACCTGTATTCAATTGAAGAGACTTATATTATGTTCGAACACCTTAATTATGACCTGGGTTACGCTGACTTAGAATCAGAAACCCTTGAAACTGGTCGTCATTATCAAACGCCTGATGGCAAAAAGTATCCTTCTATCACAACCTGTCTGTCTATTCTATCTGAGAAAGGCATCGCCGCTTGGCGCAAACGTGTTGGTGATGTAGAAGCAGACAAGATATCTTTCCGCGCGTCTACACGCGGTACTGCTGTTCACGAAATCATCGAAGATTACATCAACAATGTGCCTGACTATACTAAGAAGTATATGCCTAACATCGTCGCTAACTTTCTTGACGTTAAAGAAATCCTAGATACTCGTATAGGTAAAGTCTATGCACAAGAAGTTCCTTTGTACTCACATCATCTAGGTGTTGCGGGTCGTGTGGATTGTGTTGCTGAGTTTGATGGCAAGTTATCAATCATCGATTTCAAGACTGCTAAGAAAGCAAAACTTCGTAAGTATGTCGAAGCGTATTTTATGCAAGAGTCATTCTATGCTATAGCATGGGAAGAGATCACTCAATTACCTATTACACAACTAGTTACCATTATTGCAGTTGACAACGATGAACCACAAGTGTTTATCGAACACCGTGATAATTGGTCTGGACCATTACAGGACACAATCAAGAAATATAAGGATCGCAAAAATGCCGAACAATACAGTTTCTGAATCAGCAGAGTATGAGAACTTTGTTGGTGAAAGAGTAGAAGTAGATACGGATGCACCAGCATCACTCGCAGAGTTTATCGGTATGGAAGATAAAACTGTAGAGTGGAAGAAAGAATGGGTTGGTATGCCCGAGTATAAACAGGAAGATAATCCTACTTACAAGACTATCTCTATGCACTTTAGAAATAAAGAAGATTATGAAGAGTTTGCTAAACTGATTGGACAACCATTAACTAAGAAGACTAAGAGCACTTGGTTCCCACGTTTAGATAGAACCGCTAATAGTTTAATGAGATGGGTACAAGATGACGCCTAAGTATCCTGTATACATTATATCGAAAGGGCGACAAGACTCTATGGTGACTTCACAGTCGCTTGCAAGAATGAAAGTTTCTCACTATATCAGTATTGAACCTCAAGACTGGGACGCTTATGATAAAGCATTAGATACTTTTGGTATTAGAGATTACGTCACTCTTTTATTGTTGCCCTTTAGCAATCACGGTGATGGTCCTGGACGTGCTAGAAACTGGTGTTGGGATCATTCTATTACACTTGGCGCTAAACGCCATTGGGTTCTTGATGACAATATTGCTGATTTCTATCGCCTTCATAATAATAAGCGCATTCGTGTAGAGAGTGGTGCATTCTTTGCTCCTATGGAAGACTTCGTTGATCGCTACACTAATGTTATGATAGCAGGACCTCAGTATCGTTTCTTCTGCGCACCTAATCAAGCATACCCCGCATTCGTAAAGAACACTAGAATCTATTCTTGCCTCTTAATTGACAATGAATGTAAGCATAGATGGCGTGGTCGCTACAATGAAGACACCGACATTTGTTTGCGTGTTCTCAAAGACGGCGACTGTACTATTCAGTTCAATGCATTTCTTCAGGGTAAGATGGCAACACAGACGCTCAAGGGTGGTAACACAGAAGAGTTCTATCATAAAGAGTTGGGCATTGATGAGAATGGTGTTGCTATTCAAGCAGATGAAACGCTAGATGTAAAGGAAAGATATAACGTAGAGGGTACAATCGCTAAGTCGCAGATGCTTGTTGATATGCATCCTGACGTAGCAACGATGGTATGGAGATATGGTAGATGGCATCACCATGTAAACTACGATTCGTTCAAGAAGAATCCACTAGATAAAGATCCTACTGTTGTGATACAGAAAGGTGTTAATAACTACGGTATGAAATTAATTAATAATTATGGTGTAAACACGAATGGATATTAGAGTAGCAACAATTGCCTTACATAATGTAGTAGAGTCGACACCCTTTGCTATCCGAATGATTAATGGTACTTTGTCTAAGAAGGACTACGTTCGCTATCTCAATGCCCAGTATGTAATCTTCAATGCTATGGAGCAGTACGGTGAATATATACTGCCTCATGCATCATTGCCTAGAAAGCAAGCAATCATTGACGACCTTGCTAGTTTAGGTGAGGAAGCAGATGGTTATAATATGCCTAAGTCTTCTTTCAACTATGCAGATTATATTCTTGGAGCATATGAAGTTGAGAAAACACTCCGCAATTCACACATCTACTTGAACTACATGGGTATGATGTTCGGCGGTGGTATCGTAGCAAAGAATGGTTATTCTGATGGTAACTTATATAAGTTCGAAGGTGGTCGATCAGAAATCATTGCGGCGATTCGTGGACTAGAGTTGGATGTTGATGAAGTCAATCAAGGGTTTCGTTATCACATAGAGATATTCAAAGAGTTAGAAAAGATGGGTAAAGATGATAGGATGGGTAAAGATGATTAGTTTAGAAGATCGTCTAACCGAACTAACTGGTGAAATGCAAGAAATCATTGAAGCATCTGCTGGTGTTAAAGCATTAGAGACAGAGGAGTTTGGATGGGAGAACTATCGATACGAATCACCTAAGTTTAGACTAGCACACATAGAGCGATACTATGTTGATGGACTGGTTGTTGCTCATGTTGTTGTGATACCACGTGAGACTATCGGTGCACCTATCTTTGGATTCGATGTTGTCGGTAGTGCTAAGACAGGTAGAATTACTGGTGCATTCGTTGATTGGTCACCCATAATGTGGGAAGGCAAGTGGCACAACACAGAGTGGAACAATGATCGAAAACTACCAGTCTGGGCAGAATGTTTTAGTAACCAGTTTGTTGCTATCAGACCAGACGAAGATGAGACAGATAAACTATTTGAGTTTGCTATAGATACTTTCACCGAGTATATGATGATGCTCCAAGAATGTAAAGGCAGTAATAGTAAAGGTTGGGTAGATACAATCAAGATAGCACAGAATAAGTACTGTACACACCAAGCATCAAACCCACGCACACGTGCCGCATTGAATAAGAAGATCGGCAAAGAACGTGCAGAGTATTTCATGACTGAGATACTTTTCCCCAAGATTTAGTCCCACTACCTTGGGACCGACCTGAGTATGTCACGAAACTGCTTGACTTCTACACATTTATTTGTTATAATGGACTCATGAAGTATACTTCTTTTCGTAAATTGGTAACGATTCCAAAGTGAGAAGATTACTTCTAATATAGATAATTACTATTTGGAATTAATATGGAACAAAATAAAGTAAGTTTGATTGCCCTGAGTTCGCCTAGTGCATACTCTGATTGTAATACCGCAGAGCAACTGGTAGCATATGCGGCACGAGTTAGTAATCCTGCTAATCAGAATAATACCAAGACTGCTGGTAAGTTAGTTCGATATCTGATTAAAGAGAATCATTGGTCGCCTCTTGAGATGGTTCATATGACTATGGAGATTGTGACGACTCGTGATATTAGTCGCCAGATTCTACGTCATCGCTCATTCTCATTTCAAGAATTCTCTCAGAGATATGCAGTGAGTGAGAATCTTGACGTGGTGCGCGAGACACGAATACAGGATGAGAAGAATCGCCAGAACTCTATTGTGACGGATGACAAACATATTACGAGTGAATGGGGTCTCGCACAATCAAGAGTACGTAACTTCGTTAAGAAGGAATATACTGCCGCTCTTGATATGGGTATTGCGAAAGAACAGGCACGTGCATTGTTGCCCGAGGGTTTAACAGAGACGACATTGTACATGGCAGGTAGTCTGCGTTCATGGATTCACTATTGCGATTTACGCATGGCGAATGGTACGCAAAAAGAGCATATGGACGTAGCAGAAAAATGTTGGGAAATAATTAAGCAACACTTCCCTGATGTAGTTAAAGCGGTCGAGGAGACTGAATGATGAGTGATTTTAAAAAAGGTGATGTAGTAAGTGTAGTAACTCTCTCAGGAGAGTATATGGGTAAGTACAATCAGAATCATGCGGATGGTGGTCTTACACTAGATGATCCTCGTATGCTGATTGCTGGTGATGATGGTATTGGTTTTGCTCGTGGTATTTGTATGACAGGTGTTGAGAATGTCAATACTGTTCGTTTCAAAGATTACGTTTATTTTACACCAACCAACGCTGAGTTTGAGAAAGCATACCGTACAGCAGTAAGCGGCATCATTCTGTGAATTCGAAGAAAGCAAAGTTGTTTCGTAAAGTAGGAAAGGTTGACAAACGGTCAAAGTCCTTGTATAATAGTCTCACTAGCAAAGAAAAAGAATTGTTAGGCGAGATTTATAAAGTGGCGAAACAACAAAAGTCGGAGAAATAACATTAATATATTCTATTTACATCAAGATCCTGTAATATGTGCTGAACAGCACAACGACAAGCACGTGGTAAAGATGTGTGTAGAGTATGCACAACTGTTATCGACTGCGCAAAGATGCATTGATGGCGAGTTCTGGACTGGAAGAACAACTAACGGTCGTAAGATTGCTAGATACTTTCACCCAGACTCTGCCATGAATCATACGCTATACAAAGCAACACACATCAATCATCCATCTTCTATCTGGTGCAGAAAGTCTGTACAGAATTATCAGTGGTTGTATGATATGTGGATTGCATTATGTTTTGAGTTTGAGAAACGATACGGCAAGAAGCATATGTCGTTTGTTAAGTTAGAGTACTATCTCTTAATGCCTCCTGCGCTAATACCTACAGATGGGTTTACACAACCTACTCCTGCTATGGGTTCACATCCGCACTGCATCGTAGAAGGTGATTCGTTAACATCTTATCGCAACTACTATAGAGAAGCGAAGCGTGATTTTGCAGTGTGGTCAAAGAGAGATATCCCGCATTGGTGGAGAGAGCAATAATGGCAAAGAGAATTAAGAAAGCAAAGTTCACCCCTAAACCCAAGAAGACTCTTGTGCCTGCACCTAACTGGGAGAAACTTGAGAAGGCGAATACAGAAGAGAAGCGCATGGCAGCGTGGACTGAATGTGAACAGTTTGTTCATGCTGAAGTGACCGATAAAGAATATCTTCACTCTATGAAGAAGTGGGTGCGTAGTACTGACTGGAATATGGCAGAGCAAAGTTCTTTATTGCCTGACACGTTCATGTTACCATTTGCTAAACATGGTTGGAAAGCAATTCGATTAGGGTTTATGCCCGAGACTGTTGAGCGTTCATTAAAGAAGAATCTTCTACCCTTACTTGAGAAAGCACAAACTCTGAAGGATAGAGTTGCAAGTGATCCGGCAGTTCATCCAACAGTACTTGAGAAAGATGAAGATCATGCAGTATACTACCCTAAAGTAAAGGAATGGATAGTAGAAACAAAAGCGTTTCTGAAAGCGAGTAAGAACTATCAAGAGTCACCGGATTCTTCATTACGTACTCAGTATCGCACTATGGAAACTTATCTTTACAATCTTAATGCATATGTCAAAACAGGTGTTTGGTTAGATTCACACTATGGTGAAAAACGTGAGTACAGACAAATCTCTGCATGTATTGCTCCTGCATATGATGCAGACGGAATGCAAAAACGAACTATTGGAATATATTACGCAGACGTTGGTGGTATATGGACTAAAGAACTAATGAGTAATTATAACGATGATTAAACTTGAAGGCAGTATGATGATGACAAAAAGTCGTTTCACTAATATGGTTGAAGATTGGGTACGTGAGAAGAGACAACCCTATATGGATGCTGTAGTAGCGATTTGTGAGAACAATAATATGGATGTAGAAGATTGTAAGAAGTTTATCTCGCCCGTCATCAAGAACAAAATTGAGGCAGAAGCAATGTCTCTAAACTTCCTACCTAGGCAGAATACTCTGCCTTTATGAGCGATGATAGTACAATAGCAACGTCGAACGCGCTCCTGCCGTATGGTACTTCGTCCAGTGCACCTGCTATTGTACTACCTGACACTGATCTGTTTAGATCAGAACGTGGATCATTAACACGAAACTATTTTGAGAATGCAGTTGATCTAATTAATCGTGAGTATGAAGCGATAAAAAGACTTGCAATGTTGAATGAATTAGTGTATAATGCATCTTATAACTTCGTACCAAGAGTCGGTCAAATGTATCATCTATATCGAAAGAAAGATGATTCGTATATGTTGAGCATGATTGAGAATTGGACGAAGTACGAGTTTGTAGTATCAATTGAATATACTGCTGACTCAGTTTGGAAAGAAAAAGGTTGACTTCTGTAAGTTATTATGTTACTATATACTAGTTACATTATGAGAAACAAAGTGGACACAAAAAGCAACACATACTAGAAACTATACTCTGTAAATATAAAAGGTAAATATATATGTCATTCGCAAATCTAAAACGCAACCGTAACTCTATCTCCGATCTCGTCAGTGCCGCTGGTGCTGGTTCAGGCGGCGGTGGTTCTGAAAAGAAATCCTATAAAGATGAACGTCAGTGGAAACCAACTGTTGATAAAGCAGGCAATGGTTATGCTGTACTTCGTTTTCTTCCTGCTCCTGAAACGTGCGAGACTCCTTGGGTTCGCTATTGGGATCACGGGTTTAAGGGTCCAACTGGTCAATGGTTCATCGAGAAGTCTTTGACTTCAATCGGTCAACAAGATCCAGTATCAGAAGCAAACAGTGTTCTATGGAACACAGGTACTGATGATAATAAAGCAATTGTACGTGATCGTAAGCGTCGATTGCACTATGTATCAAACGTACTGGTGGTTAGTGATCCATCTAATCCTGCCAATGAAGGCAAAGTATTCATGTACACTTATGGTAAGAAAATCTTCGATAAGATCATGGATGTTATGCAACCACAGTTCGCTGATGAGAAACCAGTTAACCCATTTGACTTCTGGGAAGGTGCCGACTTTAAACTGAAGATTCGTCAAGTTGAAGGATATCGTAACTATGATAAGTCTGAGTTCTCTTCGCCAGCACCTCTAATGGGTGGTGATGATGATCAACTTGAGCAGTTATATGAAACTGTTTATGACTTAGGCGAGTTCGCAGATCCTGCTGCCTACAAGACATACGAAGAGTTATCTGCTCGTCTTGCTCTTGTTCTTGGTGAGCAAGCACCTCGTACGGTTGCGCAGACTGTAGCATTAGATACTAAAGAAGCACCAGCGCCTGTACGTGAAGCACCTGCTCCTGTCATGCCTAGTGCTGCCGAAGATGAAGATGACACTATGTCATACTTCGCTAAACTAGCGGCAGAATAAACGTCAATTTCATAAGACGGTAAAGGATTGCGAGTTCGCGGTCGAAGATGAAACTAAGGGGACGCGAAAGCGTCCCTTTTTTATTACCAGGAATACTGTGAAGAGCGTATTCCAAAACTATTTGTAGGGTTCAATATATAATTACCAGCACCGCTACTAGAAGATACATTATTCTGAGTTGTTGTCGGAGCATTAACATTACTCACATTAGTAATATTCACTGTAGCACCTTCACCTGCCGAAATTGATGATCTAGCAATTGCGCCACTCAGTTCTTCTCGATCTGTTGATTTACTTAATCTATCAGCAGTAATTTTCTTGTTGGCACTTACAATAGAATCTGATAGAGTTTCAGGAGTCAACTCGGCAACAGTAGTTCTACTACCAGCACCTCTTGATTTTACTCTACTTCTACTTGAACTTACACTTGTCAAAACTTCTTCTTCGGAAGCAGACTCTACTTTAGGCGCACTACCTGATCCACCACTCATTACGTGATTCCACTCTTTCATGAATGCACTTGCAGGTGATTCACCACCGGGCATAATAGCACCTATAGCGGCAACTGCACCACGTGCGAATCCTTCGAGTACATTGAATATTGTATCTACAACAACTCCGAACGTATCAGAGAAAGAAAACGAGTCAAGCAACTTAGAGAAGTTTTCGAGTCCCATCTTTTTCATCAACCATGATACACCATCTTTAAGTAAGTCAAGAGGAATCAGAACTATGTTTGCAAGACCTTTCTGTATTCCCTTTGCTAGTCCTAGAAATTTATCAAATATATCAGCACCCTCACCAAGACTGGTCATCTCTTTAAAGACTGCCATTCCCACTTCGATTGCCGCAGTGAGTGGAAGAAATACTCTACCGAGTAATCTGAAGAACCCGAAGAACTTAGCGAATGTTGCACCGAATCCTTTAACGAATGTAACTATAGGTTGGAAGAATTTACCGATTGAAGAGAAGACTTTGCCTATAACACCTCCTTTACCAAAGAATGAACCGATGCGTCCAAAGAAATCTGTCATTGGTTTAAAGAATGTGCCTACTTTTGCTACTGCTCTACCAATCGCGCCGTCGGCAGAGAAGATTGCTTTTAACTTATTACTCCATTTAAGAAACTTTGCGCCAATATCTAGTCTAAACATTTTCAGAATTTTGTTTAAGGTTTCACCGAAACCAGTAACGAATCCTACAACTGCACCAGTAAGACCAGCAACAATGGCAGCAAACCCGAAGTTTAGTCCTTTAACATTTTCTTCTGGTTTTGATCCTTCGGCAGGCACAGCAGGAGCAGATTCGCCAATACGTTCGCGCATCATTTCCATCTCGTCCATCTTATTACTAAACCAAAGTGTAATAAAATTATCGAGTCTACGGTCAACACGACTAAGTGTTTCATTAGTCTGCATCTGTTCTAGTACTACGTCATCCAGTGTTAGCGCCATTATTCTCTCTCTCTTGCTTCTCTTCTTCTAAAGTTTGCATTAACAGTATCATGTGTACCTCTCTCTCCCATGGCATCATAACCTCTAACTCTGTTAATGAATACTTATGATACCTGGATAGCAAAAAATTAGTCTTAAAATGATTTGCTAGATTGTCGTGAGACAGGCATACTAGAAAAAACTCTGCATTCCCTCCAGTACAACATTATTATGTGTACCACATTTTTCGCAGTCAAACTTAACTTCATGTTTAACTGACGGCATATCTTTCAAATAAGTCGATATCTTTTCGAACTGCTGTTGAGTCATCGTATCGATAAATCCATCGATACTATCCTTCGATTCATCTGCCATTACAATTCTTTCTTCTTGAGTAATAACAGTCTTCATACACTTACCAAGAACACTAAACCCTGCTTCTGCTTCATCTTCGGTGAAGTCAACCATAGCATAACTCGGATACATCATCTCTACTGAGATACTATCACTTAATTTTATGATGTTATTCTTCTTACCTACTTTACATTCAATCTCGCCAATATCAACTAACTGCTCATTGTCGTGATCACACTCTTCGCAAGCGATGTTTAATGTAACAACTTCGCCTACAGACTTTGCTCTGATCTGAAGAAACATATATTCAATATCAAATGTTGTCAATTCATTTCGTTTGATAGCATTGCCGTCAAGACATGCCATGACTGTATCAAGTACTGCATTCATTATCTGACCTATGTCTTTCGATTCAGATGCTATCAGTAAAATCTTCTCTTCTTTAACTAAGTAAGGTCTAAACTTAACTTTCTTCTTCAACGATGGAACTGTCAACTCATATTTGGGTGTATCATTTAACGATGGTAATGCCATTATTTAATTTCCTCAATAATTTAATTTAGTGCTTTGAATATCTTGTTTGTTACTTTACTTGCCGCATTTGTTGATGCCGCTCCAGTTCCTGTTATTCCTACCTTTCCTTTATCTGCCGGTTCTAAGTACTCACCCTGCCATGATTTGTATGAAAACTCTACTGTGAACTGACTAATCTCATTCTGCGATGCATCTGTAAACGTCTCATACTGAATTGACTTGGGAAATGCACGATCAAGTAACCAATGATAGTTTGCAAATCCACTTGTTCCTGCATCAACATCTATATCAAGATTAAGAGAAATAGGACCAAGATTAATATCTTTACTAACATTAAATAGTGGTGTAGTAAATCCCTTTTCTAGTTGATAGATGTGAACTTTCTGACAGTATGTATCTGCATAACCAGCAACGTATCTTCCTTCGCCCGCATCACCAACACGTTTAATAATACTATCCATCCAACTCTCGAAGTATCGTCGTGTTCCCTGATCATTCATCACTCTGAATGTCATACTGACTTCTGGATTGTTAAACCCATATGCTACTTGCTGTATATCAGCACCAATCTCTCGTGCAACTGTACTAATTTGTCTCGACGGAAGTGTAACACTTGTACACATGAAGGACATATCTCTTGGTGATTGATCTCCTATACGTGGTAAAAGAACGTGATACAGGTTGGGTCTTGCCGCACCTCCTTTACTGCCAAATACGCTTTTAAATTCGTCTACGCTACCAGGTCTAAACATTAGATCATGCTCCGTGAATCTTTATAAACTTGCCCTTTGTTACCCTGGAATTGTGCAGTTGGTAAGAAAGTAGCGATTTCCCATTCTGGAGGTGGCACATATGCCATACGCCCTTCAATCTGAGATGTTAAGTAGTGCTTGAGACAAGGTTTAAAGAATCGCATCTTCGCACTTCTCTGAAGCATAGAATATCTGGTCTGAAACTTTGTGGTTTCGTCGAATGCTTTATTATTAGTAACCTTCATTAACTCATCAAGAAATCTTGCACGTAATGCGATAGGCAAGTAATGAAGATTCAACCCATAGAAACCACCCTTTGCAGGACCAACAATGATAACTAGAGGAAATGCATCCCAGTAAGGAAGTGTTTTTCTACCTTTAGCATCATAGAAATACATGTACATGTCACCGATGCCAGTCTTTTGTTTCGCCTGATTAGCACCACGCAATTCTAATTCTTCTTCGCGCATTAATGCACGTCGATTAAGACCACGCATATTCTGCACTTTACGTCTGAACCAAGACTGCGATTCTTTAGTGCGAGGTGTAATACCTGCACGAAACGCTTCTGCTTCTACTTTTTTAAATATTTCGCTCATAGTTCTATTTAGTCTTTTTCCTAGAGTATGGTTTCATTTTCTTTAAAGGTTTAATACTTTTCTTTGGTTTTGCTTTCTGAGTTGACTTAGGCATAATACCCATTGCAGTCAATTCATTCTCAGTCCATATCTCAAAACCCCAACCATTATCCTTAGCATATGCTGCCGCCGCTTTCCATTTGTTCTGATTCTTAATGTAAGTCAAACCTTCGTTGATATATCTTTTAGTTTTACGTGAACCTGTGGGCGGTGATAGTTCTTTGTGAGGTTTGATTTCAATCAGCACAGTCTTGCCTGTACTCTTGTATGTCAACTTCAAGTCCATGAAGTAACGATGATATCTCATATCAACTTCATAGAGATACGGTATTACGGTCTCTTCGCTTGACCAGTACTTAATGTCAGAGTTATCGTCTGCCCACATAAAGGCATATTTTTCCCATAGAGAGCGATAAACGACCTTATTATAATCCCCTTTGTACTTTTCAGGGTTTTTAACTTTATATCTTCCAGAATACGCCATAAATATACTTATAAATAACCTTACAGAAACTCTATTTAGTAGGAAATAAAATGGCATCTCGCGGACAACAAAAACGTGCAAGACAACAGGCGGAACGAGCGGCGGTTCAAGAACAAGCAGAAGAGATTGCAAAGTCGAATAATACGGATACTGGGTTTAGATTCTATAATGAAAAATCGCAAGCGCCTGATACTGCGGCAAAGACTAAGGTTATTCATGAAGAGAATATCGAAGAACCAACGCGTGCAGAAAATCCTTCACTGTTTGAGCAAAATAAGACGCGCAATTTTAGATATCCATTGTCAATGCCCGCATCAGGAAAAGGTTATCCCGGAACGATTACGTTCGAAGCATATAACGTAAAAGGTGTTGATATAGGCAAGTCGATGAAAGATATATATGATCGACTTATTAGAAAGAAGGAAGTGGTTGAAGATGCAAGCACGGAAGATGAAAAGAAAAGGGCGGATGATGCTAAAGAGAAGAATAGCAGAAACCAAGCAGAACTAGATAAAAGTATTTCTAAATTGGGCAAAACTGCTTCTCAGTCTTATGAAAATGTTAATGCGGGCGAATCAGTTGGTAGTGTTATATTACCATTGCAACGTGATCTACGATTCTCTGACAACGTAGTATACGAGAGTCCTCCTATAGGAATGTTAGGTGCCGGACTAGAAGGCGCGATCGGCGGTAAGAATCCGTTCGAGGGTGCTACTAACGGTGACGGTACATTTAGTACTGCCGCTTCTGCACTTGCGGCACAAGCAGTCGCAAAAGCATCAGGCGCTGGAGTCGGTGCATTAGTTGGTAAAATAGCAGGTGGTGCTTTAGGTGGTGCTGTACTTGGTTCTGGAGCAACAGAGAGTTTGGGTGATGCTGTCAAGAGTGCTACACGAATTGCATCTGCTCCTAATCAAAGAACATTATTTAAAGAAGTACAGATTCGACAGTTTGCATTTACGTTCAAGTTGATCGCTAATAGTAAGCGTGAGGCAGAAGAGATTAAGTCTATCATCAAGTTCTTCAGACAGGAATTATATCCTGAAATGATGACTGTGGGTGATAATAAAGTTCCTATCGCATACAAGTTTCCCAATGTATTTTCGATTAATGTTAAGAATCAGTTCGGTGGCAATGCTGCCTCGAAGATACAAAGATGTTATTTACGAGATGTTCAGACATCATACAATGCCACCGGTAACGGTCTACTAGAAGACGGTAGTTTTATCGAAGTAGATATATCGTTATCGTTTCAAGAAGTTAAAGCACTTGATAAACAAATGGTTGCACTAGAGGATTATTAATGTCAAACTATTTCGAAAACTTTCCAAGTAATCTCTACAGTTTTGGTGACGGTGAGAATCCCGTTTACTTTCAACGATTGAGTAGGTATGTTGATTTAATCGACCAAGTAAAAGATGATATTGGAGGATATATAGAATACGAGATTCTTGAAGGAGATCGTCCTGACACATTAGCATATCGTCTTTATGGTACTAGCGAGTATGAGTGGACATTCTTTTCAATGAATGAGCGTCTGCGTGAGACTGGTTGGCCAATGAAACTTCAAGATGTGTATGACTACGCACAGACCAAAGCATACAAGAATTACACTTGTAATATCAATCTTGAAGTTGATTCTGACGCACTTATTCTTTATGGTGATTCTGCATCAGGACAACAGATGTTACTTTCAGGTCTTGCACCACTTTACGATATTGGTCAAGCAGTAATACTTGGTGAGCAACAAGGTGTAGTTACTGCTAAGAATTTAGCGGTTGGCGAGATAACAGTTAGAATTGATAGTGCTATAGCGAATCCTATTACTCCTTTGAATCAAACTTACTTGTCGTATGATGATGGAGTATCAAATGTATTATCATTGACCTCCTCTAAGTATGAGTACGAAGGAACACATCACTTCGTCGATTCTGCAGGAGATGAGATAGATTATTTTTACAGCAATGCTGTGGGTAAAATACCGGTAACTAATCTGGAATATTTGATTGCCCAGAATCAAGAGTCTAAAAGAATACGTGTTATCAAGAAACAATTCATCGACAAGATTGTGGGTGAACACAAGCGTCTGACATCGAGATAATTTATGGCAGGAAATAACTCCCAGTATAGTATTCTTGAGGCAGCGGTAATCTCTTCATCGGCAACTGGTGAAGACAATACTGTTGACATCAAGAGCAACGTAATAGAACTTCAATTCTTCGAGCATCTAGGCAAACCCTACATTGATGCTAGAATTGTTTTCATCGACGATATGGGTTTAAAGGCAGCATTAGGCATACAGGGTACAGAACGTATTCGTATTGTTGTGGGTGATGCAGAGCATCCCGAAGAACCAAAAATCATTAAATACTTCTACTTTGCTAGAATAGCGGAGACGAAACGAACGAATGAAAGAAGTGAAATTATATCTGCTGAACTTGTTGAAGAGCACGTATATGTGGACGCAGTTAAACAATTTAGTAGATCATACACCGCTAATCTCGAAGACATCATAGAGAATATATGCAACCGTGATCTAGGCAAAAGTGTTGATAGATTTTTATTCACGGGATCAGTACAGGGTGAACGAAAGATTATTGTCCCATATATGAGTCCTATTGCCGCGATACAATGGTTAAAAAATAGAGCAACTACAAAGATTGGTGCACCTATCTATCTCTACTCAAGTCTATATCAAGATGATTTGTGCATGTCTGACTTAGACAATCTGTTGGGCGAAACGGTTATTAACAGTAGACTGCCTTTCAGATATTCTAAAGCACTTCAAGCAAGCGATGATCCTAGACGCAACTTATATGAAATCATTGATTTTAAAGAGGTTGGGGGTGACAATTCTCTCTCATTGTACGAAGATGGTGCTATCGGTTCACTCTATTCTAATCTGGATGCTGGTACAGGCAACTCAGTTGATGATCATGTAACAGTACGTGACATCATTGATGAGTTCTATACGAATGGACTTCTATCAACAGAGTCGATACAATCAGTTTATGATCCTACTTTAGTTATTGATGGTAAATTGTCGGACGAATATAATTCTCTACACATACATCAAGTAACATCATCAGGAACTTACAATCAGTTTCCTAGTTATCACGATGAGGCGACTTTACTTGATGGTAATAGTGATATAGTCGAATCAAGATTAAAAGTGAAGAATAAGATTATACGATCAATTATGAGAAAGAATATGATTGATATAGGTATGAACGGTACATTCTTTTTCAGTGGATCGGTTACTGTTGGCAATAAAGTTCGACTTCTTTTTCTAAGCAGTAATGTTGAAAGTGACGATAAAGATTTCGTAGAACAGATAGATACGAGAAAGTCTGGTGATTATTTAATTGTGGCAATAAATCACAAATTAACAAGTGAGAAAAATATCACACAACTAAGACTATCTAAACTTGGCGAACTACCGGACGACTTTGAGTTATGAACATTTTAACACCCATACAGAAAGAGTTTTATGGTGATGACAATCGCTGGTTCTTCGGTACTGTTGTCAATGCACATCCGCCGACAGGTCTTGAAGGCAGAGTTAAAGTTCGTATCAATGGTGTTCATAGTCCTAGCACTGGTGATATTCCTGAGAAAGATTTACCTTGGGCACAAATACTATTACCAACTACTGAGGGCGGTGCATCTGGTGTCGGTCGCATTCCTCAGATCGTTCAAGGAGCATTCGTCTTTGGGATGTTCATGGACGGCACTACTTCTCAGTTGCCACTTATCATGGGCACATTACCTCGTACAGAATATCCCTCTGCTGTACAGACAGGACGAAGAAACCCTGACGAGAATGCTGTTGACTACACTAAGCGAAGATTACAAAATGTAGTGACACAGAAGTTTAAAGATGATACAGTAGAGAAAGCACGAATACCTTTACGTAGACAACAGAGCATGAAGTTCTTTATTGACAATGGTTATGATTTAATTCATGCTGCCGCAATTACTGGTGCACTTCAAGGTGAATCACAGTTTGAAATATACGACGAAGATTTCTTGAACTTCTTCGGCACTCCTAAGTTAGGCATTGCAGGTTGGAAAAAAGTCAGAACATTAGGCAGTCGATACAACAATCTACTGAAGTTTGCGGCACAGTTCTCACCTAACTCAGATTGGAAGTCTTTCTCTCTGCAACTTCAGTTCGTTTTATATGAGTTGAGAACACAATTCGGACAAGAGAACAGTCGATTGATAGCAACAGTAAATATTAAGGATGCGAGTGAAGTGGTGAACAGATATTACCTCAAGAATACTAATGTAACTAATAGACTTGCACAACAAGCATACGATGAGGTAATGGTTTAATGTCAAATAGTGAAGTTCTCAAGGATAAGGTTGCGAATGCACAAAGTGCGGTCGATACGACACCAATTACCAATGCTGCCAATGATGCAGTAAACAACTTAAAGAATCAAGTAGAAACAACTACAGGACAGATAGCAGGTCAAGTAGAAGGTGGTATACAATCACTGACATCTAAGGTTGATAAGTTTCAGGACAAGTTAAACACTACAACTGTCGAGGGTCTGGTCGATGACGGTATAGAAAGTCTCGAAGGAATGGCAACTGATGCTGTTGCCAAATTAGCAACCGATTTCATAGGAAAGTTTGGTTCATCTGTTAAAGTAACATTCACTGAACCAGATTCAGCGGGTATGGTATATCCTTTGTCCGCTTCTCTTGTTCCACAAGGTGGAATAAATCCTACTGTTGCATCTATAATACAAGCGATCACTGGTCTTGGACTCGACGCGGGTAGTCTACAGAAAGCAGTAGTTGAGGGCAGTCCTCAAGGTCTTATGGACGCAAGCAAAGACTTAGTGGGTCAGATCGGTGCTTTCAGTGGTGCTGAAGCGATTGCTAGTCTTACAGAAACTGCTGTCAACTCAGTAACCGATGTACTCAAAGACGCGACAACTGGCGCATTAAGTCAAATCGTAGATGCTGGTGATAATGTTCTTAATAGTATCAACAAGAACTTATCGTTTCCGAGTGGTTGGGATTCTAATGGTGAAGCAACTGCGTACACTGCTATTACAGGAGCAATGGAAAATAACGACAGTGCATTCAATCAATCCATGGCACAGTTATCGGGTTCGATAACAGACTTGAGAGCAACAGTAACTAGCGCACAAGAGATTAAAGCAAACAAAGCAGGCGAAGTATCCGATCTAGCAAATCTATCAGGCGGTAAAGACGGAAAGACTGTTCAGGCAGATGTTGATAGAGGTGCTGAATATCGATCACTGTACGACAAGAAAGGTAGTGAGTATCGCACTCTTGTCAATACGAAGATTGCTAATAACTCGAAACGTGGTATCATTCAAGGACTAAATCAAGATACTCTAAAGAATATTAATAAAGAGTTCTATGAATTCACCTTTCCTAGAACACTCTCAGTTGAACAGATTACAGACATTGTTGACTTATGTCAAGGCGATGCTGCCGAGTTCTCTGAAGCAGTTCGAAAGATGTCTGATATAACAAAGAAAGAACATGCAGAGATTAAAACTTTTCTGAGGACTATCGACACAACTATCTTTAGTGCAACAGCACCTATATTATCAGATAAAGTATTTGGTACTCCTTATGTTATAGGATCATTCAGAGAGTCTTGGAAACAGGGAGCAGGTGATCCTTCATTCCCTTACATATCATCTCGTGAAGAACTTCAAGCAGATTTGAAAAACCTTAGTCGAGAAGTCACTGAGGTTGTTACTCACTGGACAGAGACACACACGAACAAGAATATCGGGTCTGAAGAGATTAATAAATACCACATTGCCGCTGGACTAGATGGTATCGGTTATCATTATGTTATCAGAAGAGATGGTTCATTGCAAAGAGGACGTCCACTTAATATTGAAGGACAACATTCTCCTAATAACAATCATGATAAGCGAAGCATAGGAATAGTATTTGTTGGTGGTATTAACGTACCGAGTGAAACACCCAACAGTGAAAACTTTTTATCTGCGCAGTCGTTGACAAGAAGTCAAATCAATACATTCGATCACTTCTGTCGTGCAACATATAATATATTACCAGGTGCACAGATCGTGGGACACAGTAACATCGACGAAGACGAGTTTGATCCAGGGTTTGATGTTATCAGTTATGTTAGATCAAACTTTGGTAAGAAGAGTAAGTTCACAACTCCGCTCACTCAAGTACCCTTTACAATAGATGAGTTATTAACAAATGACAAATAAACTAGACAATCTTGACGCACGAACAAAGTTTGTTGGTGAAGGTCAGGAAGCAAGTGTGGGTGTTCCGAAAGACGGGTTTGCTGATGCGTCTGGTGAGTTTCCTAATCGCGAATACTTCTTTGGTAGTAGTATAAACAAGGCAGCAAAAGGCGAAAAGATAAACAATCTTGATTTGGGCGGTGGTGACTTCGGAGTATCAATTGATATTCCATCACAGAAACCATCTCAGTTTCCTTATAATCAAGTACAAGAAACCCAGTCTGGTCATTCTATAGAAGTAGACGACACTCCTGGCGGTGAACGTATTCTTCTCAAGCACAGAACCGGTGCTGGTGTAGAGTTACGTGCTGACGGTACTGTTCTAATAGTCTCGAAGAATCAAAAGATCGAAGTGACTGGTGGTGATCATACAACGATTATTGAAGGTGAAGGTAATCTTGTCTATAAAGGTAACCTTAATCTTACTGTATCGGGTGATTATAATGTTGATGTTGAGGGTAATTATAATCTCAATATTGCAGGAGATAAAAAGGAAGATATTAAAGGTAGACACACCAAAACAGTAAACAAAGATCAAAACTATACTATTCGCGGTTCACGCGGTAGTCAAGTAGTTGGCATGAATACAGAAACTATGCTCGGTGATAATAATGTTATTGTCGCAGGAAAACAACAGAACTTAGTACAAGGCAATATAGAGATACTAACAGGCGCCTCACTAATTACGACTGCTGTTAATGAGTGGGTTGCGGCGGCATCGACTGCTAATGTAACAGCACGACACGTTAGTATAATTGGTCACAAAGGAACTATCGGTGGACCACTTGTCGATTACTACGGTAAAACATATGGCGGTATGCCTGGCGGTCTGACTAATCTATCAACATTCTATGGGACATTAGTGGGTAAAGCATCCGAATCGATTCATGCTGACTATGCTATACTGTCGTCTATATCACAGTTTGCAGAAGGTGCGGCAACTGCAATCATTGCTAAGAAAGAAGCGCCATGTATAGTAAAACCTCCATCACCAAAACCAGGCATTATGCCCTTCATACCAGTCCCTCCTACTGCGCCTCTGCCAAACCCAGCAATCATTGAGACTCAGTTAGCAACAAGTAATTATGGTATCAGAAACGTTGTGGTCGATTCAAAACTAGCAGATAAGATAAGCAAGTCAGACGACTATAAAGGACTCTTCAACTTTGATCCTACTATTCATGAGATTCGTTCTAAGTTACGTGATCCCGCTAACTTTGATAATGGTGGGTTCACAAGTTATCTAGTGAGTGAAGGCAAACTAAACAAAGACTTTAAGAAGAACATTCCCCGAAACATTGGACGATCTGCATCTAAGAAAGGAACTATTAGATTTGGCATCAACACTCTCGGCAACAACCCTGCTGACACCAGAAGCAAGCGATTTAAGGTAAATACGAAATGAAGTTATTGGTAGATCCACAATATAATCCAGAGTTTGAAGCGTCTATCACATCAGCAACTAAACTTGGTCCAGGCATATCGCTTGCTAAGTTTCTGGGTGCTAGAGGATCACGTACACAATTAGAGAAACTATATGCTGACGGTTTCTTTGGTGCACCTGATACAGCACAGATTGCTAGAAACTTAGTTCTTCATGCGCAGGCAATACAAACTGTAACCGGCAATTCATTCTTTTCTAAACATAGACTAGTAGTGAGTGAAGGTATATATGAACCTAATCCTAAGTTTGTTATACAAGAGACTAAAGTAAACGACGAAGCGGCAGCAAAGAAACTAGCAGAGAACAATAAAGGTTCTTACGGTAAAGGTCCTGACGGATGGTTAGCAAGAATACCAGTATACACTGGCGAGAAACCAACGTCAAATAGTATCAACGATTTGCGTAGAACTGGACGCACAGTAGTATATCAACTGATCGATCAACAAGGTAAGACTGATCCTAGATTGTCATTTGATCTTGCGGTGTTCTGGAAAGATTATGTGAACTATGATAAGTTGACACTAGACTACGACACTTTTGATCCGAACGGTGATCTCACCTGTTCTATTATATTAGAGATGCCGAAGGTTGGTACTGATTGGGATGTAAGTTATAAGTTCAATCTCGAAACAACTTACAATGGTGAACTTCAATCAAAAGATGAGTTGTTAGAGATACTTCCTGAAGAAGATGATGAATCTAGCATATTTGATTTTTTCTCTTAGAAATAACATATAAATAAAAGAAAAAGGTTTTAGTAGCATGGCGAAGATTTTTTCAGCAGAAGATGGTAATCTCAGCACGAGTGTTAGAGTTGTGCGCGAACGTCTGTACTCTGATTTTGATCTCACGTTTGAGGCAAATACTACTAGTGGCGGTGATTTATATAAAAAGACAGATGCCGCTTCAGTAAAACAAGCAATCAAAACACTTCTACTAACGAGCAGATTCGAGAAACCTTACAAACCACAGTTTGGTGCCGACTTAAACTCTTTACTTTTTGATCTTGCGGATGCTGATACAGGCGAAGAAATATCGTCTGCTATCAAGACTGCAATAGAAAGATACGAACCACGAGTAGCAGTAACACGACTTCAAGTCTCAGCAACACCAGATTATAATAGTGTTGATGTTGTTGTTGAATTTCGTGTAATGAATACAGACCAAGTTGACACACTAAGATTATCAGTTGGTGGTCAGACAGCAGGTCCTGCAATATCTATCGAGTTGCCAGTTACACCTGATCAGATTGTTGATCGAGTTATACTATCAGAAAGAGAAGGTGTAGTTACTCTAAGAACATTGACCGAAGCGGGTGCATTCTTAATTAGAGACATCGGTAAGACTGTTGACGGTGCAATATTAACACAAGACGGTGATGAGATAGCGTTATCTGGTGATTCAGGTGACGTACTAATCAAAACCGTAGGATTATAATAAGAGGATAACCAGTAATGGCAACAACTATTAAATCTACGGATTTAGATTTTGATGCAATCAAGAATAGTCTTAAAACACATTTGATACAATCAGGTGAATTCAATGACTATAACTTCGAGGGATCGGCACTGTCTAGTCTGCTAGATGTGTTGGCATATAATACACATCAAAATTCACTAGTCGCTAACTATGCTCTAAACGAATCATTTTTGAGTACTGCGCAAATGCGCTCCTCACTTGTAGGTCTAGCGGGTGGTTTGGGTTATACTGTCAACTCAAGAACTGCGGCATATGCTGTCGTGAATCTTTGGATTGAGGATAACGATAATCCATCTAGTGTTACGATGCCCGCAGGTTTTAAGTTTACTACTACCGTTGACAATCTAACGTACACCTTTCAGACTCGCGACACATTAACCGCAACAAACAATGGTAGTAATCTATATTACTTTACAGCGAATGCTAACATCAATGTTCCTATCTACGAAGGCACATCTAAGAGCAAGAACTTTATTGCGGGTGAAACGTCTTCTTCAGATTCATATGTTATTCCTGTAACTAATATTGATATCGCAACTATTAAAGTTACTGTATACGAAGATCCTTCGCATGTTGTAGGAACGGTTTACACTAACATTTCTAACGCGACAACTATTGACGTGAACTCCGCTATTTTTGTCGCGAAAGAAACACCGAACGGTTTCTATGAAATATCGTTTGGTAACGGTGTTAGATTCACAAACACTACTCCTAAAGCGGGCAACAGAATACTAGTTGAATATACTACAGTAGCAGGTCCTTTAGCAAACGGTGCTAGAACATTTACTGCTGAAAGCACTGTCGGTAATGGTAAAACATTAAACATTACTAGCGGAACTTCTGGTGGCGGCAACGAGAAAGAAGGTATCGAATCTATTCGTAAGAATGCTCCTTATCTTTATGCTTCACAAAACAGAATGGTTACTGCCGAAGACTATGCGGCACTAACACTACGCAATTTCAAGACTGTTATCAGCGACATCAAAGCATGGGGTGGACAAGACAATGTTCCTCCTAGATATGGTTCTGTATTTCTGTCAGTCGATTTCACTACAGAAGATGCTACAGTTATTCTGACCACTAAAGAAGCGATTAAGAGACTTGCAAAAGATTTGTCTGTTGCTTCATTCGACATTCAGTTCTCAGATCCAGTTAATACTTTCTTAGAAGTGACAACATTCTTCCAGTTTAATCCAAGATTAACATCACTGGGTCAGTCTGCGGTTGAGGCATTGGTACAAAGTGCTACTTCAGATTATTTTGATGAGAATCTAGGGAAGTTCAATCAATCGTTCCGTCGTTCTAATTTGCTATCCGATATTGATACAGTTGACGGTTCTGTATTGTCTAGTCGATCATCAATTAAAATGCAATCAAGATTTGATCCTATCGACGGTGCTGTTGATTACATCATCGACTATCCTGCTCCTATTGCACAACCAGACGATGTTGAGTATGTCATACAAAGTGAGAACTTCTTCTTGAACGGTAAGACGTGTTTCTTACGTAATAGAATCAGCACAAGCGTAATTGAGGCAATTAATGTTGCTGACGGTCTTGTTGAAGTAGATGTAATTGGATCATACGATGCACCTCTAGGCACACTTACTCTTAATGCTTTCGCGGGTTCTTTGATCTCGGGTGACTTCATGAAGATTGTTGCGACACCTGCCAATCAGTCGGTAATTAATCCAACAAGAAACAATATCCTGAGATTCGACAACGAAGCGTCTATCGCTAGAGCAGTGCTTACAGACACCTTATAAATAGACTCATATTACTAAAGAGAAAAATAAATGACATCTGCAATTACTAATACGTTTAGGAGTCTTCTTTTAGATCAACTTAAAGAAGACATCGACGGCACGAGCGAGAACTATTATATTGGTCTTGCGAGGGCGGACTTGATTACCAATCCTACGATTGAAAACTCGATCTATGCGCAGAATCAAGTTAGACATTCTCTTCAGGCAGTTAAAGCACTGAATAACGCCTCTCATGTTATTAAGAACGTTACTTGGTCATCTGGTTTTGCTTACGAATCCTATAACGATGCTCTACCTGCTCAAGAGAATTTCTATGTTATTAATTCATCAAGAGAAGTGTTTATCTGTATAGAGCAAGGTAAAAATGCTGAAGGTATTGTTCAGCAGTCAGTAAATCAACCATTCGCATCGCATGAACGATCTGTTGTGAATGGAGGTGGTTTAGCATCTAATGGTAAAACCTTTATTCTCGAAGACCTATATAAGTGGCGTTACCTGTTCACACTATCAAACCTTGCATATGCTACATACAAAACAAACGAATGGATTCCAGTAAAGAAAGCATTATCTACTGCAACTATTGCAGAAGAGATAGAACAGTACACACTACAACAAGCATCAACTGACGGTGAAATTCTCAGTGTTGAAATTGTTGATGGAGGTTCAGGTTATACTGCAACTCCTGATCTCACGATAGATGGTGATGGTATTTTAGCAGACTTTGAAGTCACTATCAATAATGGTAGTGTTGTAAAAGTAGAAGTATCGCAAAGTGAACTTGACGCATCGTATCAACACGGAACAGGTTATCGGTGTGCAATAGCAACATTATCTGCTGGTAATGCAGTACTGCGACCAATCATATCACCTCCGAAGGGCACACACGACGATCCAACTAAGATTCTAAAGTCGGTTGCACTAATGTTACAAGCAGATTTTAAATCGGACGAAGACGCGAAGATTCGAACAGAGAATGATTTTTATCAAACTTGTTTATTGAGAAATCTAAAGAAGTATGGTGACAGTGATGGAGAACAAGGTTATGTTGGTACAGATTCTGACTTTGATTTGAATGTTGGCAGCGCATTAAAAATTCTACAAATTAATAAAACAAATGGCGTGTTTGGTCCAGATGATGTATTCTCTAATGCTGAAAACACCATACAAGGTAAAGTGTATCACTATGATTCTGACGGTGCACAAAAGTTATATTATTATCAAGACGAGACTACAGGATTCGGTAAGTTTAATACCGGAGGTTCTCTTGTCAATAGAACCGTAACAGGCACAGGCAACATTCTTAGATTATTTAATCCTGACGTTGACGCCACAACCGGTGATATTTTACACATAAATAATGTTGGACAGATAACACGCGGTTCTAATCAAACCGAAGACATTCGCATCGTAATTCAGTTAGGATAAGAGACTAAAAACATGGCAAATATATTCACATCTAATACGTTATCTGGAAGTTATGCAGACGATTATAACGCTAATGACAACTATCATCAGATATTGTTTAACAGCGGTCGCGCACTTCAGTCACGAGAACTTACACAGATGCAGACTCTTATCTATGAAGAGATGGGTCGCATGGGTTCGAACATATTTAAAGACGGTGCAGTAGTAAATGGTGGTGGTGTTAGCATGAACAATGCTTATCACTTCGTCAAGATTGCATCTACTAATCAGGGTGGCGAGTTCGGTGCTATACCAAACGGCACTATCATAAAGAATCCTAACACAAATGTTTCTGCTCAGGTTATTCAAGCGATACCTGCTAACGGTACTCAGTTATTTGATACACTGTTCGTTGAGTACATTAATAGTGGTAATGCACTAGCGACAAATTCACCAACTACATTTGGTGATAACGAAACCCTAGTTGAGCAATTTGCTACAAGCAGTGCTTATGAGTTAGTGACAGAGACTCCTGATGCGACAGGTTACGGTGCTAAGTTTACTGTTGCAGAAGGCGACTTCTTCATTCTAGGTCGTTTTGTTCATACCGAAGAACAGTCGATTATTCTTTCATCTTATACTGGTGACAACATTAATGCTGAGGTAGGTTTCAAAGTCATTCAGCAAGTAGTAACTGTTACAGATACCGATTCTCTCTATGACAATGCTTCGGGTATTGTTAATACTGCTTCACCTGGTGCTGATCGACTTCGCATCAGATTAGAACTTACTACTAGAGATTTGATTGGAGTAAACGATACGTTCGTATTCCTTGCAGAGGTTGAAAACTCAGCAATCAGTGAACAACTACAATCTATTGACGCATATAGTAAAATCGAAGAACTTCTTGCGCTACGTACTAAGGAAGAGTCTGGTGATTATGTTGTCGAACCTTTCATTGTTAATGTCAGTGAAAACGACAATGGCATAGATGCTAATCTCGAACTTAATGTAAGTGAAGGTACTGCATATGTAAATGGTTATCGTGCAGAGAATCAATCACCAATTACTTTAAGTCTTCCACGACCAACAGAAACCGAGACAGTAGAGAACGATGTTATCGGTGTGAACTACGGCAACTACTTTGTATGTACTGCAAACAGAGGTCTTCCTAATCTTGATCTTGCAAGAGTTGACTTGTGGAGCGCAACAGGTTATGGCGGTGGTGGTACTGATTACGGTACTTGTCGTATTCGTGCAGTAGAACCTTTCGGAACTAAGTTTAAAGTTTATGTATTTGACATGAGAGTGTTTACTACAGAAGACCTCGGTAATGTAAAAAGTATTGGTTCCTCAACTACTGATTACTTCGATATCGATTTACAGGGTGGTAAAGCAGTACTACACGAAACTACTAATAATAATACAGCATTATTTGCAGCGGCATATCCTCGTATAGAGTCTCTTGCAGATATTGTGTTATCAAAACAAGTACGTCAACAAAAGACTGCATCCACTAATGCTGTCACTCTTGATCAGTTACCCGTGGGTTCTTCATATGTAGATTCATCTTTATGGATTGTAAGTTTAAGCAGTGCAGTGATCGAAGCACCTAGCACCTACACTGTTGCTATCACTAACGGTGGTAGAGATGCTACTATAACAAGTCTTGCTAGTGCTTCTGGTACGTATGAAATTCTTGCTTATGTTCAGAAGACTGCAACAGTTCGTCCAAAGACTCTCACAACCGCAACTGCAACTATCAACAGTACTACTGACTCTGCTGGTCGTACATTGTTTGATATTGGTGTTCCTGACATCTACTCTATTGATTCAGTGCGTCAAAGTAACAGTGTAGGTTTTGATCTCTCGTCCGCAGTAGTACTTGACGATGGACAACGTGACAACTATTATGCTGACGGTAGTCTTTTACTCAAAGAAGGTCATGCAGATCCTTCTGCGATCTACATTTCATATAAGCACTTTGCACGAGGCAGTGGTGATTTCTACGCTCCTTCTTCTTACAACGTTCCTTATAAAGATATTCCTTTACATACATCAGTCACTGGTGATACAATTGATCTACGTGATGTTGTTGACTTCAGAGGAGATAGAAATGGTTTCGAAGGAACTTTCTCTAATGTCAATGCTCTACCTAGAGTAGGTACTAATATTACTGCTGATATCGACTATTATCTACCTCGTGCAGATAAAGTGATTATTACACCAGAAGGTGAAGTACAAGTATTAATGGGTCAGCAAGCGCGTGAACCTCAGTTCAAAGAAACGCCTATGCACTCTATGGAACTATACAAGATTATTCTCAACGGTAATACTATCAGCGAAAATGATTTGACTGTACTTCCAACAGCACAGCAACGCGGTTACACGATGAAAGATATTGGTGATATTGATCGCAAATTAGATGCTCTTGAAGAATCCACATCATTAAGCATTGCAGAACTTGAAGCGAGATTGGACAATGTTCTTGATAGTGCTGGTGTTATTCGTATCATTAGTGGTATGCAAGTAGACGAGCATGGCGATCAAGGCAATAGTGAAGTCGAATCACCCGATTATAAGGCAGCAATTGATCCTGAGAATCGTTTAGTACGTCCTTCTTTTGAAGAAGGTAATATGCGTCTAATCTTCGACTCGGCGGCATCTTCGGGTGTTGTTAAGAAAGGTGATAATGTTTATCTTGCTCACACCGAAGCATCTTGGGTAAACCAAAGTATTGCATCACGGTCAGTTAAGATCAATCCGTTCGGTCTTATTGATAATGTAGGAACGATGAAACTATCACCATCAACTGATGAGTGGAAAGAATCTATTCAAAATGCCGCCAAGTCTCTTGCGGGTTCGGGTCGTCTATTCGGTAATCAGGCATTCTTATGGAATAACTGGATGTGGAACTGGCAGGGACGTACTGCGAAAGAGAATGCTGAAATTTCTAAGTTGGCAGGAGTAGTTCGTACTGGTTCTGGCAGAGCGAAAGCATTTGCTTTAAGAACATTACATAATAAATATGGACTATCACAATCCGCCACTATCAAACGTATTATCTCTGGTAATACTCTACGTAACGTAGTAGGTGACAGAACTATTGATGTTGCATTTGTACCATGGATTAGATCACGTAAGATTTACTTCAAGGCACAAGGACTAACGCCCAACACTAAGTTTACACCATTCTTTGATGGTACTGATGTTTCAGTTTGGTGTCGCGAAGAATCATCGTTTGTTCAGTGGTCTGATAGAACAGATGAGATTGGTAACAAGTTTACTCACTCAGCGATAGTCGGTCATCCAGACGGCACAAGCGATCTGATTGCTGATGCTAACGGCGAAGTTATTGGATCATTCTTCATTCCTAATATCAGTCCTAAGTTAGAAGTTGCTCACACTAAGTATCGCGGACGATACAACAAATATTATCTACGATTCAGATCAGGCGCACGAGAGTTCAAACTTCTCGATATTAATGTCAATGATTGGGCAAGTGCAAACAGTAAAGCATTCACTCACTATACTGTTAAAGGTCTGTTGCCTTGGACTTGGTACAATCCTTTAACTTATACACGTGGTCATCGTTATCTTTATCCTTACAACTATCGACATAAGTTGTATTCAGCAAAAGAAATGAAAAAGGTTCTTGATAGTATACCAGCGAGTCAGGTGAATATTATTGATCCAAGATTATCTGGACTATATGGTCCTGACGGTGTATCTCTGAATGCGGCAGCACTACAGACGCTTGCTAATAATCAAGATATGTCTAAGGTTCTGTCTGACTACATTAACGTGAATCAGGCACAGTTCGCTTCTATTCTTGGTGTAAGAGCAATTCCTACTCCTATGAATCCATTGGCACAGTCCTTTAAAGTCAACAACGAGTTTGGCGTAACACTAACTAAAATCGAGTTGTTCTTTAAGTCGAAACCAACTAATGTATCTCTGCCTGTTTCTGTACATGTTCGTCCTGTAGAGAATGGTAAACCTTCGATGAGTAGCATAGTACCAGACTCGCATGTTTATGTCAATAGTGCAAATGTTATTGTTTCTAGCACAGGTGCTCAGTTAGCAACTATTCAAGGTAATGGAACGTCATTCGTATTCGACGAACCTATTTACTTGGCACCAGGACAAGACTATGCTATTGTAGTTACTTCACAGTCAACTGAATATGAATTGTTCAGTGCTAGAACTAGAGAGTCGGTTATCAACTCAACTGGTAGATACAACACTACACAAACTCCGGGTTATCTCTTCTTACCACAAAATGGTAAGAACTGGGAGAAATCACAGAACGAAGACTTAATGTTTAAAGTTACTCGTGCAGTGTTCGGTTCAGGCGGCGGTGCTAACGGTAGTGTGATATTGAAAAATGCTTCTGTTCCTGCTAAACTTCTTGAAGAGAATCCGATTCAAACTACGTTCAGCGACGAAAAGATTTATGTACGTCACATCAATCACGGTTTACGTCCAGGTGATGGTTGTAATGTTGATAGTGCTACAGAAACGGGTGGTTTCTCTGCCGCACAGTTGAGCGGTTCGCATCAAGTTATTGATGTTGATATGTACGGTTACAGATTTGAAATTGATCCTTCTAATCCTGTTGTTGCTACATCAACAGCAACTGGTGGTGGTGAGAGAGTATTGTCACAAGGAAATATAAACTTCTCAGTAGTTAATCCAATTATCGAGTCGATTATTCCTAACTCTACTTCGATTGATGTATCAGGTAAGTTTACTTCTGGGCGATCAATCTCTGGTTCAGAAACTCGATTTACACAGGACGCTAATTTTAACAGAATTACTCCTAAGACTAATACTGATCTTGCCTCAACGTTCACTCTGTATAACGACTTCGAAGTTGATTCATCTACCATGAGCGGAATCAATTCTTCTACTTTGTTTAAAGTTGACATGAAGAGTGCTAATGATTATGTTTCACCAATCATTGACTTACAAAGATCATCTTTGGTCACAGTAAACAATCTAGTTGATGATCCATCGGTTACTCCTCACATCTATAGTGTTGGAGCAACGGCAGCATCAGGAGCGTCTTCAAGTACTGCTCACATTATGAAACCAGTTGTTCTTGATCAACCTGCTATCGGTATTGAGATTACAGCGGAGTTAGCGATACACTATACAAGTAATGTTAAAGTATACTATAGAGTAGGCGCCGCAGATGAGAATCTTAATGATCTTGTATGGATACTTCAACCAGAATTTAGCACTATCGTTAAAGATGCACAAATGCGTAAAGTTAAGTTTCTTGCTGGTGGTCAGGGCGGTACACTGAAACCATTTAATCAAGCACAGACTAAGTTGATTATTGAAGGAACTGATCCTGCAAATACAGCAAAAATAGGTGATATAGTTGTTAAGTGGTTAGCAAGTTAAAATGTCGCGCTACGTTAAAGTAGATGGTGTTCCTGGGTTAGTTCGAGATATGGAGTCTAATGCGTTAATAAACGTAAATTCTCATGAGATCGAACTTGCCCAGAAACAAAAGAGAATAAGAGAGAAGTCTAAAATAAATCGTCAAAACTTAGAGGATACAGTAGAAGTACTTCAGAAAGATATGTGTGAAATAAAGGAAGCATTAGCAATATTGCTTTCCAGAAGCATATAAATAAATGAAACAACTGACTCTAAGATGATAGATTTATGTCCTTACCGCTAAAACATCTCGGCACTGGTGCTCTTCAAGAACTCGCTACGCTTGATATTGATTATCTTGCGTATCAAGCGGGTATTCATCTTGGTAAAATGAGTAACGAAGATGTCTCTGCTATCTCCACAAATGGTAGCGGAGCAACAGTTGTCGGATCTTTTACAGATACTCTGTATGAGACAACAGTCGGTTCTACTCCAGGAACAACTTACACCGTAAACTTTACTGTTGAACATCGTTCTAATCCTGGAACTGGTACACATACTGCAATATTCACAGCACAGAATGAAATGCCATCTCCTTTATATGTCGGAGATACAGTTTATGTTATCGTGAACGGTGATGCTATAACTGGATTCGAAGAGATCGGACACGAACTTGCTGTATCTGGTGATGCACTATTTGTTACCGAAGGTGTTAACACAACACCTACAGCAAATTCAGTTGATGGAACAAGAGTCGAGTGGGAAGACTTTCAGAATGTCGCAGGTCTCTCGGGATCATATCAGTCTGCCTTTGAAATTAAAGTGACTCAAGTAGGTCTCTTAAACTTTACTTTAACTGCTAACTCTACTGACGTAGATAACACAATCAAACAAACTGCTAATACTAGTATTATATTTCCTACTGTTGAAGTTGAAGAGACTTTACCACCGGAGTCTATAGGCGTACAGACTGATCTTTATCAAAAGACTACTGCTTCACAACCTATTAATACGACCAGTGCTTTAAAGAAAAATCCAATATACTGGAACAGAGCATTAACGCCTAATGGTGTTAAGGAGATGAATGACGCAGAACTTGACGCATTTTGCGAAGAGTTAGTCATACGTATTATGCGGGACGAGTTGCCTGGTACTTATCGTCTATCCTCTAACAGTCCTGGTGCTAATTGGGTTCAGTTTATTCCTAGCGTATTCGAAGATACTCGTGCTGACGGAACTACAGTACCGTATTCAATATGGATAAGACAAGCGGGTATTAAACCTACTGTAATCAGACCAGTTTATGTTGCACGTAATGTAGAGAATGGTTGGGCAGGACTAAAAGAACATACAGATGCCGAAGTAGAATTTACTTTCGGCGAACGCGTAAAGAAAGCAATTGAAACTACAGGAATTGGTAAGTATCAGTTGCGCTCTTCAACACAAGGTGCACCCACTGATGCAGGTACATGGGTTGCACGTGGTAGTGCAATAGATACAAGACTTGAATACTTCTATGATACTGGTTATCAGGCACTAGAAACCTACACGTCACAATATACAGAAGATTATCTTGGTGAGTATGAAGCAACTTATGCGGGTAACTATGAACCCACTTACACAGGCGAGTTCACAGGCGATTACCTAGGCACTTACGATGGTGACTTCATTGGCAACTACACTCCAACATATGACGGTGATTATCTAGGCGATTACTCGCAGAACTATCTTGGTGACTACAACACAGAATATACTCAGAACTATCTAGGTGACTATGTAAATCAATACACACCTACATATGATGGTGCCGATTACATTAGTGATTATGAAAATACATATGATGCTGATGCTGTCATTGAGCAATATGCCAGCGACTACGAATCTGTCGATTACGTTGGCAACTATATTTCTGATTATAACACAGACTATATTTCCGATTATACCAATACATATCTTTCAGACTATTCTGGTACAGAGTATGTCGGCAATTATATTTCTGATTATCTAGGTGGATTCCAGACCGATTATCTCGGAAACTATATTTCAAATTATATTGATGATGTTTATGTAGGCAACTACATCACTGATTACACCAGCGATTATATTAGTAACTATCTTGGATCTTATGATGGTGATTATCTAGGTGATTATGGCGCAAGTTATGAAGGTGCTTATGATAACTCATACGAAGGAGACTTCCAAGCAACTTATGCTGGTGACTTCACTGCTGATTATCTCGGAACATATCTGACAGATTACGATTCGCAATACGAAGGGCAGTTCTCTGAAAACTACGATGGTGATTACATCAGCGACTATCTCGGAACATATTCTAGTGGATATGAGTCTGAATATGAGACAGGTTATATAACCCAATACGAAGGCGCGTATGATGAATCAGAATATGTGGGCAACTTTGTTGCTAGTTATGATAACTCATACGAAGGAGACTTCCAAGCAACTTACGCTGGTGATTACATCAGCGACTATCTCGGAACATACCTAAATGATTATGATTCACAATATGAAGGTCAATTCGCAGATAACTACGCCGGCGATTACATCAGCGACTACCTTGGAACATACGCTAGTGGATATGAGTCTGATTACTCCACTGACTACCTTACACAATACGAAGGTGCGTATGATGAATCAGTATATGTGGGCAACTTTGTTGCTAGTTATGATAACTCATACGAGGGTGACTTTCAAGCAACTTATGCTGGTGACTTCACTGCTGATTATCTTGGAACATACCTAAATGATTATGATTCACAATATGAGGGTCAGTTCGCAGATAACTACGATGGTGATTACATCAGCGACTATCTCGGAACGTACACTAGCGGATATGTGTCTGATTACTCTACTGACTATCTTACACAATACGAAGGTGCGTATGATGAAGCGAATTATCTAGGAAACTTTGTTGCTGATTATGTGTCTGACTTCGAAGGTGCTTACACCAATTTGTATGCTGGTGATTATATCAGCGACTATCTTGGAACATATGCTGGTGAATATGAAAGTGCTTATGCTACAAACTTCGATGGTATTTACGTTGGTGGATTCGATACAGATTATACAGCAACTTTTGATGGAGAATACGAGAACACCTATATCGGCAACTATGTTTCAGACTATCTTAATGAGTTTGAAACCACATACACAGGCGACTATGGTGGTGAATACACCTCTACTTACGCCGGTAATTATAGTGGCAACTATATTTCAGATTATACGAATGAGTTTGAAACCACATACATCGGTGACTATGGCGGTGAATATGTTTCTACTTACGCTGGTAATTATAGTGGCAACTATGTTTCAGACTATCTTAATGAGTTTGAAACCACATACGCAGGTGATTATGGTGGACAATATACTTCTACTTACGCTGGTAATTATAGTGGCAACTATGTTTCTGACTATCTTAATGAGTTTGAAACACCATACGTAGGAAATTATAGCGGTGAATATGTTTCTACTTACGCTGGTAACTACCAAACACAATACGCCAATGACTATACTAATGAGTTTGAAACAACTTATACTGGTGATTATCTAGGTAACTATGAAACTGATTATGCAGGCAATTATATTACTCAATACTCTGCCGAATATCAAGTACCTTACACTGGTGTTTACACAGGCGATTACATCTCTGACTATATTGGTGATTACATCTCACCTTATGATGGCGCTCTGTACACTTCAGATTATATCTCTACTTACGAAAGTGCATATGGTGGTCAATTTGAATCATCATACACTGGAGTATTTGACGGAACAACATACTCAGGAAACTATGCTAGTCAATACGTAGGCAACTACATTGGCCTATACAACAAGAACTACGCGACAGCATATGAAGGCACTGATTACATATCCACATACGAAGAAACTTACACTGGAGATTATTCTGGACAATATTCTTCTGCTTATGTAAGCGTTTATGATGCTCAAGCATATGCTACAGCATACGAAGAGAATTATATTGGAGATTATTCTGGTACATTCGGTGCTACGTTCTTAGGAACTTATGATAGTTCAAACTATACTTCAACATACGTAGAGACTTATGTTGGTGATTATCTTGGTAATTATGCTTCTGCTTATGTAAGCGTTTATGATGCTCAAGCATATACTGCATCGTTTGACACAACCTATTCTGGTGAGTACTCGGGCGTATTTAACGCATCTTTTGCAGGCGAATATGATAGTACACAATATACTTCATCATTTGAAACTACATATGTTGGTGATTATATTGGTCAATTTAGTCAGAACTTTGCTGCCAGTTTCGACGGAATACCTTATGTAGGATCATTCGAGACAAACTATGTCGGCAACTATCTCGGACTGTTCACAGGTCAGTTCTCAGCATCATTTGCGGGTTCTGATTACATCTCAATATTTACTGCTCAGTATACTTCGCAATATACTGGACAGTTTAGTGCTACTTTCAATGCTTCTTATGATGCTACAACATATGTAGGAGATTATGTATCTGGATACGCAACAGCATATAGCGGTGCGTTTGGTGCAACCTTTATTGGCGAATATGATAGACAAGCATATGATACACAGTTTTCAGCAACTTATACCGGAAACTATATTGGTCTATTCTCTGCTACATTCTTAGGAACGTATGATAGAACAGGTTATGCTTCTAATTTTACTGCTGACTATACAGGTAATTATACTGGTGCCTTCGGTGCTACATTCTTAGGAACGTATGATCGTCTGCAATACACAAATGAATTTGAAAGTGCATATCTCGGCAACTATATCGGACTGTTCACACAAACGTATATTGGTTCTTATCAAAGAATCAACTATCTTACACAGTACGAAGGCATATACACAGGTGATTATAGTGGTGCCTTCAGTGCTACATTCTTAGGAACGTATGATCGTGCTGCCTATGCACGAGAGTATGACAGAGTTTATACAGGTAATTATACTGGCCAGTTCACAGCAAACTATGCCGCGACATATGATCGAATTGACTACACTTCTCAATACACGGGCGGTTATACTGGCGGTCCCGCTGAAACTTTCGGTGCTACATTCTTAGGAACGTATGATCGTGCTGGATACGTATCACAGTATACGGGTCAATATGTCGGTCAAATTAGCGAAGTGTTTGGTGCTGATTACACAGGTAACTATGATAGTAGTAACTACACTTCGTCTTATACTGGACAATATGTAGGACAGATTGCTGAAAACGAGAATACCACCAATCAAGAATCTTTTGATAGTGGTCAATATGCCGCTCAGTACACAGGACAATATGTAGGACAGGTTGCTAAAAACGAGAATACCACTAATGCTGAGTCGTATGATAGTTCAAACTACAACACACAATTTACTGGTAACTATACTGGCGGAGTTACTGAGAATATAACCCAGTCACAGAACGAATCGTTCGCAAGAGATTCTTACGTCTCACAATATACTGGTCAGTATACTGGTGTAGTAGCACAAAACACTAACGAAACCTTTACACAAAACTTTAACGAAGCGGGATCCTATCAGGTTGGTTATGTAGGACAATATATTGGTCAAGTTTCACAGACTCAGCAAACTGGTGAGAGTGAAAACTTCCAAGTAAATTATACTGGTGATTATACTGGTCAATATATTGGAGTGATTTCACAGACCCAACAGACTGCTACAAATGAAGACTTCAACGTACAATATACTGGTGATTATACTGGTCAATATACTGGTGCTGTACAGGAAGCAATATCTTCTACTTACACCGGTGGTTATACTGGTGTTTACAGTGGTAGTTATACTGGTGGTTATACTGGTGGGGTTTCTCAGACTCAACAGACTGGCATTGCTGAAGCAATAACACAGTCACAGAATCAGTCATTCGCCCGCAATTATGCTGGTAACATCTATGGGACTACTTCTCAGGTGTCTCTGGGATATACTTCTGACTCATATAATCTGGTGAGTAGTGTAGGTTATAACCCAATCAATCAAGGTGGTGCTTTTTACTCTGCCGGATCGATGTCTCCTACCTATTGGGGAGGAGGAGTCAATTCGACAGTCACTAAAGTATACAAAAAGAATAACTTTATATACGACGGCACCGGGCAAGATGAGATGCACCTGTTTTTCGGATCAACCTTCAGTGCATCACAGCAGGGTTCTTTCGGTTCTTTGTTTATATGGTATAGCGGGACTAGTACCACTGCGACTGCGGCAGACAGAGCGGGTCATCGATTCTATTCATCACAAGCAACATTGAGTCTCGGCACTAATCAAACGCATTACGCATGGTTACTGGGCAGTGTAGGTACCCAGTACCCTTTATGGACTTCCAATCTTAATGCTGAGGGTACACCGTGGAATGTTGCTTGGATTCCAAATACAACATCGTCTACTAATTATAATGCCGGTACGTACACAGGACAATACTCTGGTCAATATGTTGGTGTTTATGTTGGTGGATATACTGGAGTATATACTAGAGTACAACAAACTACTGTAATCGATAATGTCGCAGAAACAATTCAACAGTCATACACTGGAACATACACTGGTGGATATGAACGATCACAGAATCAAACTTTCAGTGCGGTCTATGCAGGAACTTATACTGGTCAATATACTGGTGGTTATGTTGGAGCATACGAGAGAGCGCAGAATCAAACTTTCACTGCGGTTTATCAAGGAACTTATACTGGTATTTACACGGGTGGTTATGTTGGTCTATACGAGAGAGCGCAGAATCAAGAATTTGCTGTTGTATACACCGGTTCATACTTAGGCGACTACACTGGACAATACTCTGGTGGTTATGAACGTGCGCAGGACGAAACATTCGGTGCAACATATATCGGTGACTATATCGGTCAATACTCTGGACAATACTCTGGTGTATATACACGAGAACAGGCAACAAATTATGCCTCTGATTATCTAGGAACATTTGTCGGTAACTATACTGGACAATACCTTGGATTATATGAACGTGCCCAGAATGAATCGTTCACCGTAAACTATCAAGGAACTTATACTGGTGGTTATACTGGACAATATGCGGGTCTATATGAACGTGCGCAGGACCAAGCATTCGCGGCAAACTATCTCGCAACTTTTGAAGGCGCATTCGGAGCGCAGTACACAGGACTATATGAACGTGCGCAGGACCAAACATTTGCTGCCACATACACAGGAACATTTGAAGGTAACTATGTATCACAATACACTGGTTCTTATGAACGAGTGCAGGATCAGCAGTTCTCTGCTAACTATCTAGGAACGTTCAACGCGAGTTATGCTTCTCAGTACGAAGGCGCGTTCGCTTCCGACTATGCCACACAATATGCTTCACAGTACGTAGGAACATTTGAAGGTGACTATCTATCACAATACACCGGTGGATTCACTCAGAACTTTACAGGTCAGTTCGGTGTTAACTATGAAGGAACGTTTGACGGTAATTATGCGACACAGTACGAAGGTAATTTCTCACAATCTTTTACTGGTACTTATGCTACACAATATACAGGAACATTTGAAGGTAACTATGTATCAGAATACTCGGGTGCATTTGCCGCTCTTTATACAGGAGACTTTGCTGCCTCGTATCTAGCAACGTTTGATGGAAATTATGTTAGTCAATATGAAGGTAACTTTGCTGCCAACTTCGGGGCGCAGTTCAGTGAACAATATATTGGAACTTTCTCTGGTGACTATGTGTCAGAATATATCGGCGCATTCAATGTTACATATCAAGGCAATTACACTTCTGATTACATTGATACATACACATCCGATTATGTTTCACAGTATGAGTCGCAGTTCTCCGCTGTATATGCTGGCAACTTCGAAGGTGCATATACAGATGATTATCTTGGCGAGTATGCTAGTCAATACGAAGGCAACTTTAGTGCAACATTCACTGGAACTTATAACGTAGATTACATCGACACATATACCTCTCAATACCTGTCTACTTACGAAGGTGCTTTTCAAGCACAGTTCATAGGAACATACGACTCACAGTATCTAGGAACTTTCATCGGTGATTATGGTTCAGCATATGAAAGCAACTTTACTGCTAACTTTGATGGAACATATGATTCAGCATATATCGACACTTATGCGGGTGATTATATCTCGGCATACACAGGTGCTTTCCAAGCAAACTTTGAAGGAACCTACGACACACAGTATCTAGGAACATTTGAAGGCAACTATGTGTCACAGTACACTGGTGACTTTGCCGCAACATTCACTGGAACCTATGACGTTGATTATATTGATACATATGCTGGTGATTATATCTCGGCATACATAGGTACTTTCCAAGCAAACTTTGTTGGAACATATGATGGTAACTTCACAGGAACTTATGCTACAGGTTACAACACTGACTATGAAGGAGCGTTCTTAGTTGACTATCTTGGTGATTACATATCTGATTATGTTCCTACATATGAAGGTCAATATGCTACTCAATATGAAGGTGATTATGCATCGCAGTACTTAGGTAATTATAACTCTGCTTACACATCCACTTATGACGGTAACTTCACTCAGACATATGCGGGTAACTTTACTGATGTATATGTTTCTGACACATATATCGGCGATTACATAAATCAGTACACGCAAGATTATGTATCTGGATATGCGACACAGTACGAAGGAGCATTCCAACAGAACTATATCGGAACTTATGACACTCAGTACGAATCACAATACACTCAAGATTATGTTTCTGACTACGATTCTGGTTATGTCGGTGACGATTTAGAGCAATATGATGGCACTTACGGAACTGCATATGCGGGCGACTTCATACAGGACTTTATCACTGACTATGATTCTCAATACGAAGGAGACTTCCAACAGAACTATGTAGGCACTTACGGAACTGCATATTCTGGAGACTTCGTACAGGATTTTATCACTGACTATGATTCAGGTTACGAAGGAGACTTCCAACAGAACTATGCTGGCACTTACGGAACTGCATATGCGGGTGACTTCATACAGGACTTTATCACGGACTACGATTCTAGTTACGAAGGAGATTTCCAACAGAACTATGTAGGCACTTATCAGACTGCCTATGCTGGAGACTTCACTGCGGACTATCTTACTCAGTACACAGCATCTTACGATGGCACTGTCTATGCTGGAACATACGACTCAAATTATATCAATCAGTATGAGTCAGACTTTACTGAACAATATACTGGTGAGTACGACGACATTGATTATGCAGGTAATTATATCAGTGACTTCGAAACTGATTACACGGGTTTCTATACCTCAGATTACATAGGCGATTATCAGAGTAATTATCTAGCAACATACGCAGGATTCTACGAGACTGCATTCACTGCAACTTATGCAAGTGAATATACTTCTAACTACGATGATCAAGATTATGCTGGCAACTATGTTAGTCTTTACACTGGGGATTTCATTGGACAATATACTTCAACTTATGAGACTGCTTATGATGACATCAACTACGTAGGCAACTATATCAGTGACTATGTTGGTGACTATAGCGGTGATTATGTAACAGATTACGTAGGGGATTATCAGAGTGATTACCTAGCAACATACGCAGGATTCTATGAGACTGGATACCTTACAACATATGGAAGTGAATATACTTCTAACTATGACGACATTGATTATGCTGGTAATTATATTAGTCTTTACATTGGCGACTTCATTGGACAATATACTTCAACTTATGAGACTGCTTATGACGACATTGATTATGGTGGTAATTATATTAGTGACTATGTTGGTGACTATAGTGGTGATTATGTAACAGACTACATAGGCGATTATGAGAGTAATTATCTAGCAACGTATGCAGGATTCTATGAGACAGAATACCTTACAACATATGCAAGTGAATACACGTCCAACTATGATGATCAAGATTATGCTGGCAACTATGTTAGTCTTTACATTGGTGACTTCATTGGACAATATACTTCAACTTATGAAACCGCATATGATGACATCAACTATGTGGGTAATTATATTAGCGACTATGTTGGTGACTATAGCGGTGATTATGTAACAGATTACACTGGAGTTTACGAAGAGCAGAACTACCTCGGCAATTACGTATCAACTTATGATGATATTGAATATGAAGGTAACTATGATTCAATCTACACTACAGATTATCTTGTTGACTTCGAGGGTAATTACTTAGGTGATTACAACACAATCTACGAAGGAACTTATGAGTCTTTATATTCAGGTGACTTCTTACAAGGATTTGATGGAGTCTATGAGGGTGGTTTCGATTCTACTTACGCAGGTGATTACGGTACTACTTACGCAGGAGACTATGAGTCAAACTACACACTAACTTATGTTGGTGATTATCTTGGTGACTATACTCCATCGTACTCAACTCTATATGCTGGCAACTACACAGGCACTTATGACGCTGATGCAGTAGATGAGTCTTACACTGTTGATTATATCGAACAAACTTATGATACGGACTACACAGTAGACTATCAAGAGGATGTCTATCTGGGCAACTATATAGATACATTTGACGGCGCAGATGTTGAAGAGACTTACGTTTCCTCTTATGACGATGTTGATTATTCTACTGACTATTCTTCTGACTACGATAATGTCGATGCAATAGAGAACTATCAAGATGCTGATTACACAGGAACATATACTCAAGACTATGCGATAGATTATCAAACATCTATATTATACGGTGTTGGTGGCAAGTTACTTGCTAATCCAGTACAAATTGAAACATACACATTATATGTAAGGGTAGCATAATGACAGTGGAATTTTTAGACAATGGATTTTGGGAAAACGAAGAAAAGACAATACTTAAATGTATTCGCTTAACTCCTATACCAGAAGGAGGTAGAAAGAAAGACGTTCTTGAACTACGTAAGATATTGCCGGACGGTTCAGAATGTCCTCAGTTCAAGCAGTGTATCGCACAGCATGGTATAGCAAAGATTGATGCTAATACGCAAGTTCGAAAGGATACTAAAGAGAAAGAAGATCGAGAGAAACGTGCTATACACGAGCAACGTAAAAAATCTCACGAACTTGAACAACTCTTTAATGCCAAACTACAAGCATTCGAAATTGATGAGATCAAGAACTCAACAAATCGCGAGTTGCGTTCTAAACTACGTAGGGCGAAGAATGTTATTGAAATGAATGCATTGGCAGCATTAGTGATTGGAAGTGAACTTGGTTATTTTAAAAAGGTAGATGAAGATGAGCGAACCGACTAAAGGTTATGTTATTGTAGCATCACGAAAGAAGTTTTTTTATGTCTCTGCCATTAATTTGATGGAGTCAATCAAAGATTATTATCCTGAAGCACAGATTACATTTGTAGTAGAAGAAAAGTTTCTTGACGGACAAGAAAGAATTGCAGACAATGTTATATTCTGCGACGATCATGCTAGAGCAAAACTGATTGGTATGGCAAAGTCTCCGTATGATATAACGTTTTATGTCGATGCTGATATAGAATGTGAACATGAAGACATTGCAACTATCTTTGATAAACTTGATGGACACGATTTGATGTTTACTGGTTTACCTGCTGATAGGCATTATTGCTATGCCGAGGTGTTCTTCGAGGGTGCAAGAAAACCAGACGGCACTAAAGCAGGATTTGAATTGTGTGGTGGTGTTTGTCTATATGATATGCGTAAACCCTTAGTTCGTTCATTCATGCAAGATTGGTATGACTTGACTGTTGCTCAGTACGGTAAAGTTTGGTGGCCAACATTAGAAGATGGAGTGACCGAAGATTTAGAAAATTATCCTGCAACTCTGAAGAGATGGGATCAATTCTCACTGTGGTGGTTAGTCAATAAAGAACCTAAGTACAAAGATTTGAAAGTCGGTATACTAGAAGACGATGCTCGGTGGAACTTTTATTCCAAATATAAATATGATCACAACAAGGATCCTGTCGTATTGAGACACTATTCTTCTTCTGGAGCAAAGCAACTGGATTTTTAAATATGATGAAAAATATACCACTGAATGATTATGCAATTAATCTTCTGAACGAAGCACTTTGGTTTACTAAGGAAGAGAACTACAGTGCTGTTATTCCTTCTAAGATAAATGATTTAGATAAAGCAGATTGGTACACTGGTCAAGAATATTTCGAGCAGATTAAGGGCGAGGGCAGACAACATGATGGGTTCCCCGCTTTCGTTACTAGTTATTCATTCAATCAAGATTATAGGTTTGATCCTCGTAATCCACATATTGATCGAAAGATAGCAGAAGTTGCAGATCATCATGGCAAGTTGATGACTAATATACAGACCGCTTTCAATCTTAAAAAGAATGCTCTGTTCTCTGTATATCCGCCCGGTGGTTATATCTCATGGCACAACAATGCGAATGCTTCGGCATATAACTTTATATTCACTTACAGTGAAACTGGTGATGGTTGGTGGAAGCATTGGGATCCAGTCAATCAGAAAATGATTCACATTCCTGATGTTAAAGGTTGGCAATGTAAAGCAGGACACTTCGGTGCATATGAAGATGGACCCGAATCCCTAGTATATCACACTGCACGTAATGGTGAAAGCGGAATACGTATGACAATTGCCTTTGTATTAGATCGATCAGAGATGTCTTTAGGTATACAAGATTGGGTAATTGAAGATATACACGTCTAAACTCTTATAAATAAACCTATAAATATCTCAATAGTATAGCGGATAAAGACGAATGGCACACTACGAAGTATTAACAATTAATCAAGGCACAGATGTTTCTGTTGAACTGCATCTGGTTAATGTCGATAACTCAATAAAAGACTTGACAGGACATAATGTAACTGCTAAACTTGGCACTCATTATGATGCTAAAGACTCTGACAAAACTACTTTTGTTTCTTTAGTGGCAAGTCCACCAACGAGTGGCATTGTTAACCTTTCTTTGACTAACACAGTCACTGCCGCACTTAATCCTAAGAAGCGTTACGTTTATGATGTTGAAATATCCCATATTGATAGTGACACAAGTAACACTATCGTCGAACGGGTGATGGAAGGACTTATCACTATTACCCCTTCAGTAACAACATAAAGGTTAACCATGCCAGCACCAATAGATCAGACATATAAAGTAGTCGTCGGAAATCTCACGAAGGTAAAACGTGTTGTTGTCGGCATACCTATTACTAGCGTAGTTGCCGCCGGTGCTGAAGGTCTAGACATTGACAACATCGCGGGTATTGACACTACCGGAGCAGTCAGTGGCGATCTATTAATATACAATGCGATTACTGATGCATGGGAATCAAATAAGTTACTAAACGAAAATCAGATTATAGATGGTAAATACTATCCTTCTGATTCCGCACACGGTCTAATACTAACACGTAGAAGCGCAACGAGTGGAGAACCACCTTATCTTCGCTCTGGTGAGATGGCGTACTCATGGTTAGTTGATTCTGCTACAGATGGATTTGGTAATGGCGGACAGAGATTATACATCGGTGTAGGAGCAGACTCTACTTATCCCGATGGAACTGTTCGATCAGAATCGCTTGAAGTTATTGGTGGTTCTTACTTCACAAATCTTCTTAATCATCAAGCAGGTATTAATACTGCTAACAGTGCATTAATTGTTGACTCGAATGGTAGAGTTGACTCTTTAATTGTAGATACATTAACAGCAATTAATCTTACAGCAACTGGAACAACAACTCTTGATTCAGCAGACATTGGACCATTAACTGTAAGAAACAACGCATTATTTGATTCTGATGTTAGAATATCCGGTAATCTAATTGTAGATGGCGACACTACATTTGTACTGGATGTTACACTTGATTCAACTTTAGTTAACGGTGATTTAACCGTAAACGGTAGAACTTTTCTTAATGCAAATGGCGAGTTCTACGTTGATAGCGTACAGATTGAACAATATATTGATAGTAGTGTTAATCGATTACTGACACCAGGTAGTGCGATTTCTTTATTATACAGTGATAGCGAAAATACTTTAACAGTAAGTGCTATCTCAACAGATTCGGCAGTACTGGGTGTTGCATCGTTTAATGCGATTGCAGGAGATTCTTCTCAAACTGCCAAACAATTTACAGTAGTCGATGGTGCAGTTAGTGTGAATATACTTGATGGTGGATTCTTTGGTAATGATTCAGCGTATCCAGGGTAATTTAAAGACACTAAATAGAAACACTAAGAGCATTATAACAGGATATAATATCAATGTCAACCACTAAGTTACTAAATCGAAGAACTAATGTCCCAGGTCAGTTGCCTGGTATTTCAGACATTAGTCTTGGTGAAATAGCGATCAACACGCACGAAGGTAAAATGTACCTCAAGCGTGATAAGTTTGGCGTAGTTGATATAGTTCAAGTAGGTGAAGATGCAGTAGAGAATGTTTTTTATGTTTCTAAATCTGGTGAGTTTGGTAATTCAGGTACTTCTCTTGGCGACTCTTTCAAAACTCTTGACTCTGCTGTATCTACAGTCACCACTCTAAAAACATTTGCATTTGACGAATCTTTATGTAGTCGTGACTTAGGTTACATCTTTGACGGACTGTATCTTGACATTGCTTTCGGAACAAACTATAATGCAGTAACATCTGGTCACGCTTATCAAAGAGCAGGATCAACTAAAGTTACAACACAGCAATTACAACCTACTAGAGTAGCGTTTAACCAAGCACGAGGCGCTGTCGGTTCTGTTCCTGAAGTAAAAGCAAGTACTGGTATTACAGGAGCATTGTATAGAAACAATGCTCACTGGTCAGAAATAGTAGATATTCTTATTAACGGCAAGGTGAGTACAGAGCAGGCACATGACGATCTAGTCTTTCCGCCTCCTGCGGTATTACCTACAGCAGATGCTGACGATGCTGCCATCATTCTCCAGAACAATCGAGAATGGTTAAAAGGTGAACTTATAGCATTCATTACTGCAAACTATCCTTTAGCATCATACGATGAAACTCTATGCCGCAGAGACATAGGATTTATTGTTGATGGTCTAACATTCGACATATTATATGGTGGTACTCACGCCATCACTATTAACACCCGCGCCTATTTTATCGGTGCTGTAAGTCAGTTGAGCGATGGTGAAGTTCCTGCAACAGTTGCCGCATATGAACATATGAGAGATGTACTAGTTGAACTTTTCACTAACAGTCTAACTAGTAATATTACTGCTTCGGCAGATGAGACTGGCAATTCTGGACAGTATGCTACTTCCACCGAAAGTACTATTTTAACAACATTACTCGATGACATATTAATTGACACACTAGTTGCTGGTAATCTTAATAGTTTACCTGCCGCTGTTGAACCTATTCTGACAAGTCGAGGAGTAAGTGCTGAGTTAAGAACTGCTATTTCTTCAGTTAAAGATACCGAAGATCAGATTATTCTTCAGTCGGTAAAGTCTGCTAAGAATACTGGTGACACTACAATCTTCTTGAAGTCTGGTGATTATCAGGTAAACAATCCTATTAAGTTACCACCTAAGACAGCAATTGTTGGTGACAACTTGAGAACGACTACTATTCGACCAAAGAGCGTTGACTCTGACATATTCTATATGGATAATGGTTGTTTCATTAAAGACGTTACTTTCCGAGACCATCAGAACTTTGCTGCCTGTGTAGCATATGATCCCAAAGTAGATAGTGCTGGCGCTGGTCCATTCATCGTTCAATCACCCTACGTTCAGAACTGTACTTCTATTACCAACGATGGTATCGGTATGAAGATTGACGGATCTAAATGTTCTGGATTGAAGTCGATGGTATCAGACGCATTCACACAGTACAATGCCGGTGGTATCGGTACGTATCTCTTGAATCGTGGTTACGCACAGTTAGTATCTATCTTTACAATCTCAACACAGACTTCTATTCTTGCTGAAACTGGTGGACAATGTTCTATTACGAACAGTAACTCCTCGTTTGGTGACTTCGGACTAATTGCTCGCGGTAGTTCTCAAGTACTGTATGACGGTGTACTTGATAACAATCAACTTTTGTATGATGATACAATTCGTATTTCAAATGTGATAAATAGAGATAGTGCTGATTATTTCGGAACTGTCGGTCAAACTAAGTTGCCAAACTACGGTGATGCAATGAAGTTTGATAGTGAAGAATATTATTATACAGTGTTGGGTGTTGATTCTGTTGGTGGTGGTGTATATGACATCTCTTTCGAACCTGGACTGAATAGTAATAAATTAGCAAATCAAGAGATAACGTTCAGACAGCGATCTCAGATCACATCATCTTCGCACACATTTGAATATGTGGGTGCTGGAACTAACACGTTTACTGCTATTCCTCAGAATGGTGGTATACCAATACCAGAAAGCGAAGTAGTATACGATGTTGACACAAACGAAGGTTTAGTAGTATTCACATCGACGGATCAGTTAGGCGACTTTAGAATTGGTGCAGAACTGACAATTAAAAGACAAGAAGGTAGAATTGTAGGTGAGACGTTTGAACGATCTCTATACGCTATTCTAACTCCATATATTCTAGCACTAGAAGGTTAAAGAAAAATGGCAACTCCACTCAATACGTTTAAGTCAACTTCTGTTACTGTTGTTGGTAAAGATACGCTTACTGGCGACAGCGATTTAGTCTATACTTCACCCAACGGAATCACGGCGATTGTGTTGATGGCGCAGGTAGCGAATATCGACTCTGCTGGTACTGGTACTTTCGAGGTTAATATGCAACAGTCGCTGTCACTGGCAGCACCAGCAGTTCACTTGATTAAAGGTTATCGAGTTGCGCCTCGTGATGCAGTAAGTCTGATTACAGGTAAGTTAATTATTGAAGAAAACGGTGTTATCCGATGCTCAACTAATGCGGCGGGTGCTGGCAAACTGCAATTAACTCTAAGTTATTTGGAATCATTAAATGGTTAATACAATAAGCGTTTCGGGCACTTCTCTTACAGGTGGTGTATCCACCAGACCAGTAGAGGATCTCGATTCAGCAAGATATGAGTATATCACTCTCGATCAGGTAGAACCGAGTCCTGGTAATCCGACAACTGACGGTCAAGTTCTCACGTCTCTTGCTGATGGTACTCGTTCTTGGGGGGACATATCAAGACTTACGCTTAATGCCCTTAACTTCACGTCACTAGATTCCGGTGAAGTTGGCGACGAATATGCACTATTCGTAAAGAACAATCCTTTTGATGCTAATGCAGATAGTGTTGTTGTTCGTAAGATTGGTGCAGGTGCATTTGCTGACACAGCAAACGAGACTCTAGCAACTGTCACCGCACGAGGCGATAGCACACAAGTCTACTCGTACTTCTACGGTGGACTATATGCTGATAGTGTAGTAATTGCTGGTAATCTTACTGTTAGTGGCACACAAACAATACTTAATACCGCAACATTAGAAGTCGATGATCTAAACATAGTTATTGCTAGAAATGCGACTAACAATGCTGAAGCAGAAGGTGCTGGTATTACAGTTGCAGGTGCTAATGCGGGTATTACATATGCATCTACAGACAACTCATGGAACTTTAATCGTCTAACTAACTTTGAGACAGGTCTTGCAGTAGTAGGACCATCTTTATTTGATTCAGTAACTATTGATGGCGAAGTTGTTATCAATAATACAGATGCATCTGTCACTGCTACATTCGGTTTATTCTTAGAACCCACCACAAATAGACTTGTTACACGTACCATCTCAACAGATATTCTTGATGGAACAATTGAATTAACTCAGGTTGTATCGACCGATCAAGACTTAACATTCTATCCTACATTTGTAAGTGTACTAAATGGCGGAGATAGTGCCAAAGTTGATAGTGCATTAACATATAATGCTTTTAGTAATAGACTTACTCTTGGTAATCTTTCTTTAACTCAGATTGATAGGGACCAAGAGACCGATAACGTGCTTGTACTTTCTGCACAAGACTCTGTATCGTTCAGAGAATTGGGCAATCTTGCTTATCTCGATTCAGAGCAAGACACACTACAATCTGTAACCAGTCGAGGTGCTACTAGTACAGACAGCGTAACTTTCGCGGGTATACATGTAGAGGGTGATATCGAAGCGAGTCGCTACTTTGACGCTTCGGCAAGACAATTAGTAATTTATGACTCAGTAGGTGCTACTCTCTGGGGTGCATAAATAACAGATAAACATTGGAGTAACAAATGGCATCGCCAGATTCAAGACAAGATTTAATCGACTTCGCTCTACGTAGATTGGGCGAACCTGTAATTGAAATCAATGTTGATATAGATCAAGTTGAAGATAAGGTTGATGACGCTCTTCAAAAATATCAAGAGTTTCATAGTGATGCAACACTTAGAACTTATCTCAAGCACGAAGTAACTAGTACTGATGTTACTAATGGATACATTCCGTTAAACGCAAACATTCAGTGGGTAAAGAGATTGTTTCCTCTGAATTCATCGTTTGGTTCAGGCGGCAATATGTTTGATCTAAAGTATCAGATGTATTTAAACAATATGGCAGACTTCTATAGTTTTGCGGGCGATCTATCGTACATATATCAGATGGAACAATATCTAAGTATGATTGATCAGCAACTAAGTGGAATGCCTCAAGTACGCCACTCACGTAGAGAAGGTCGTCTATACATTGACGGCGATCTTGCTGACGGAGATATTAAAGCAGGCGATTATGTTATTGCTGAAGTATATCAGATCATTGATCCGGAAGTACACTTGAGCATATGGAATGATATGTTCATGAAAGATTATACCACACAATTAATCAAACAGCAGTGGGGCGTTAATATGTCCAAGTTTGAGGGAATGCAATTGCCGGGTGGTGTTACTATTAGTGGTCGTCAATTGTATGAAGACGCGACTGCTGAAATCGAGAAACTTGAAGAGAAATTACGTCTCGAACAAGAACTCCCAGTTGACTTTCTGATAGGATAACATGGCAACTAATCTTTACTTCTCACAGGGCAGAAAGTCTGAGCAGACTCTCTACGAAGATATCATTATTGAGTCTTTGAAGATGTATGGTCAGGACGTTTACTATGTCCCGCGTGAACTGGTCAACAGAGATACAATCTTTGGTGACGATAGCACTTCACGATTCGACAATGCTTACCGTATAGAAATGTACATAGAAGGTGTCGAAGGATTTGATGGTGAAGGTGACTTGTTCGCTAAGTTTGGAGTAGAGATTCGAGATGCTGCCACATTCATTATGGCAAGACGCCGATGGTTGAACACTGTTGCTTCTATAGAAAACACTTTAGAAGAACCGTTCTATCGTCCGAGAGAAGGCGATTTGATTGTCTTAACATTGTCTAACTCTATCTTCGAGATTCAAAAAGTAGAAGACGAGACACCATTCTATCAGTTAAAGAATCTTCCTGTGTTCCGTATGCGATGTGAATTGTTTGAATACAACGACGAAGATTTTGATACGGGTGTTGGAGAGATCGATGCAATTGAGACTGTACACGCATACAGTTCTACGCTTATATTTGATGAGACAACATTTAGTGTAGCAAATAGTAAGTTTGAGATTGGCGAAGAGATATCACAGGTCAATGCAACTTTCACTATGAATGGTGAGATTGTTAATATTGATGCTTCTGTTCCAGGAACATATAAGGTCTATGTTTCTCACGGTGGTGCCACCGATGGTCTTTATCATAGTTGGGCAGCATCATTACCTGTAGTAGGACAGAGTTCAGGAATCAGTGAAACCCCAACATCAGTTGGCAGCGAGAACTTAGAAGTGGATAATCAGAATGCAATCTTTGATACGGTTGCAACAGACTTCATCGACTTCTCTGAGTCTAATCCGTTTGGAGATCCAGTATAATGTTAGGTTCACACTTCTATCACCAAAGAATTAGAAAAGCAGTTGCTGTATTCGGTTCATTGTTTAATAACATAAACGTCATACGTAAGAATACCGCAGGCGAAGTTATTAGTCAAGTAAAAGTTCCTTTATCTTATGCACCAAAGCGCGACTTTCTCACACGCATGGATAATATGCTTAACGGTGAGACGAACGAAAGACAGATAGCATTGAAACTGCCTAGAATGTCATTTGAGATCATAGCAATGAATTATGATCCAGTAAGACAATTACCTAAGATGAACAATTGTGTTAAAGCGCCGACAACGTATACTGGTTCAGCAACACAACTATACACTCCTGTTCCATACAATGTAAACTTTCAGTTGAACGTGTATGGTAAAAGTCAGGATGATGTATTACAAATTATAGAACAGATTCTACCCTATTTCACACCACAGTATACTGTAACAGTAAAACCTTTATCGGAGTACGATGTCAAGGAAGACACCCCCATAACAATGACGGGTATCACTTTCTCTGATGACTATGAAGGTCAGGTTGAGAATAGACGTTCTATCATATATACACTTGACTTCGAAATGAAGATCAGTTTGTATAAGGGTGTTGCGGCATCAGGTACTATTATAACAAGTGCTGATATTAACGTTAAAGATTTAGAAGGCAATGACTTGTTCACTACATCTTTGGTAGGTAACATTATAACAGGTACGAGTGGTACACTAGCAAACGAAGATGGTGGCACAATAACACAAGCATTCAAGATTGTTAATGCGCAGAGTAGAGTAACCTCATTTACAATCGGCACTGCTCCTACAAATGGCACCGCAATTGCTAATGCTGATACAACTATAGTAACGCCTTCGGGTGGGTTTAACGCTACTGGTACTTGGTCATATATTCCTGATCCAGATTTCTCGGGTTCTGACTCATTCGTACTTGATGTAAATCTAGTAGACGGAACAAAACTCGAACAGACAATCAACGTCACGGTAACTAATGCGATTGATGATGCTATCAATGTTGTAGCGTCAATTGACACTGGTGTTGCATTATCAATTGATATTGATGTTGGTGCTAATGATTCATTCGAGTCTACTTCTATTGTCTACTCTATACCGACAGGTGGTGCACCAGATAATGGTGTAGTAGCAATACAAGATTCAGTGAATGGAATAATTCGTTATACTCCTGATAGTGGGTTTACAGGAGTCGATATATTCACATATAGAGTGACACCAAGTACAGGACAAGTAGAAACTGCAACAGTTACGATAACCGTGACTTAAAACACTATAAATAGAATTATAGAAAACATATTCTGAGGAATAACAATGGCAGGCGTAAAGATAACAGACTTAGATTCGGCAATTGGTGCACCAGCATCAGATGACGTTCTAATTATAGTAGATACTAGCACTAACGTGACCAAGCAAATCAAAGCATCAGATTTACTTCTTGGTCAGACTGCTGAAAGAGCGAATACTATAAAGATCGCTAACGACACAACATCTACCGAAGCGTCTATTCATTTTGGTAATGGTGTAAGTGGATCGTATGATTCTGTTGGTATTAGTAGTTCACTTCAATATAATGCTACTACAGGTACTTTGTCTGCACTTGCATTTGAAGGTAACGGTTCTGCTTTAACTAACTTGCCACAGAATGATCCTGTCGTGAATGCGGTTGATGCGGGCGTTGATGCTAATCCATATTATCTGATGATTCGCAACAGTGCGACTGGTCTTGACAGTGTACATACTCAGAGCAACTTAACATCTAATCCAAATACTGGTGTATTAACTTCTCCTTTCTTTGCTGGTAACGGTTCGTTACTAACAGGTGTTCTTGCTGATAGTGCAACTAATGCTGACAGCGCAAACTTTGCTACCGAAGCAACTCATGCTTTATATGCTGACAGTGCTACACAGGCAGCAAGTGCTTTATTTGCTACAAATGCAACTTATGCTGTTAATGCTGATAGTGCAACAGTCGCTACGTCCTCTTTGACTTCTGCTCTTGCTACATTCGCTCTTGCCGCTGATAGCGCAGCGAATGCAAGTAATGCGACTCAAGCACAATATGCTGACACTATTGCTACTACTACTGCCGCCTCAGAGACAACTTTATATCCTTTCATGGGCACTGCTCAGACTGGATTACAAGCAACTCTTGCCGCTGATGCCGCATTAACATATAACGCATCGAACGGTAGATTAACTTCAACAGCATTTTCTGGTGATGGTTCTTTACTTACTAACTTACCTATTCCTGGTGGTGGTAGTATTGCTAACGCATTGAATGTACTTCCTTCTGCTGTAGATGCTTCACACTCCATTCTATTTGTTCAGAGTGCGACTGGTGTAGATAGTGTAAACACAGATGCGGGTTTACTGTACAATCCATTAAGCAACTTATTAACTGTTGGTGCTTTCTCTGGTGAAGGTAAACTACTCACCGAAGTACCTGCAACAAAGATTAACTCTAACTTTAATCCTACTACTGGCACACAGTATGTAATGATGAAAGCGACCCAGACAGGTTCTGATAGTGTATCGGTTGATGGTGGTATCGTATTTGATGCTGCCACTAATACATTGACTGCAACGAATCTCGCAGGTAATGGTTCGAACATAACTGATGTTACTGCTACTAATGCCACTAACGCGGTCAACGTAGGAGTTACCACTATTAATGATAGTGCAACATACTATGTTCACTTGGGTTCGGCAGCATCTGGTAACGATAACACTAACGTGGATCTCAATCTAACATACAATCCTTTGCAGAATTTGATGAATACCGGCATCGCGTATACTACAGATAGCGCAGGTTTATGGAATGGTACCGCACCAACAACTCTTGACTCTGCGGTCAACAGATTTGCATTATTGCTAAAAACATTAAACGGACAAGTAGGCGCTTAACACTAAGTCTAAATAACAGAAAGTATTTGAGGAAGAATAGAAATGGCAGATATTAAAATATCGGCACTACCAGTACTAACATCAGCGGTTGATTCTGATGTTATTGTTATTAATGACGTAAGTACTGGATCAACTAAGAAGATTACTCGCGGTCTTTTGTTAAATCATCTAGCAAAACAACTGCGAGACTCTGCTGATGGCGGTATTGTCATTCCGAATGGTGATCTTACTCTTGCTAACGAACTTATCGCTGGTGGTGACATCTCTACTTCAGGTACAATTAACTTTGGTATCTTACGTGATTATGTCAACAACACCTATGCAACTTCGATTGTAGATTCTGCGGGTGGTTATGATCTGAGTGATAGTGCTTTAACTACAACTCAGTCTGTTGTTCAATATCTTGCGACACACACATCTGATCTAATTAAAATTGATTCTGCTGGACCTACACTCACTACACTATATCCAGTAATGACAAGTATTGTTACGGGCGAAGATAGTGCGAGAACTGATACACAACTATCATACAATCCACAAACAAATATCTTAACTGCGGGTTCATACTCTGGTTTAGGTAACTTGCTTGGTTACACTACAGATAGTGCAGGACTATGGACTACACCCGCGCCAACAAATGTTAAAGACGCGATAGACAGATTAGCACTAGCAGTTAAAACACTCAATAGTCAAGTAGGCGCTTAATGCACAACGTTTTTACAGATAAGCGGCGGAGACATCTCAATCTGCGCGAACCGCAGGTGCAGGGCGTTCTTCCCGAGCATTTTGTTACTGCTTATCCGAAGTTCATAAAACTTCTTGAGGAGTATTATGAGTGGCAAGGTCAGTACGAGTCTACCGAACTTCTCAATCACCTATTCGCATCTCGTGATATCAATGAAACTGATGTAACATTACTTTCATTTATTGAAGACGAGTTGCTTTTAGGTGAAAATTACTTCGAAGGTTTTGGACAATCCGAAGCAGAGAAACGTGCTGCCGCAAACTTTTCTAGCACACTGTTTCGCGCAAAAGGTTCTAAGTTTGCTATTGAATGGTTCTTCAGATCGTTCTATGGTTTGGATGCAGAAGTTCTTTATCCTAAAGAAGACATATTTAACGTATCGGATAATGACTCGCGCATTGGTCCGGACTATCTAAACTATCTTACAGATGATAAACTATATCAAACATATGCTTTGCTTATTCGTGTAGGTATACCTATCTCACAATGGTCAGAAGTATTTAAGAAGTTTGTACATCCTGCAGGAATGTATCTTGGCAGTGAAGTATTACTTTCTAGTAATAATATTAGTAACATTATTTTAGATGATGATAGTGCTGGCAGTATACAACGAACTGCTATGTCATATTCGATTACTAATGACGGTCCTACTGATGAAGGACAAGCAACAACTTTTCAGATTATCGGCAATAATGTACCCGAAGGCACAGGTGTTGTATATGCTTATGTTACTCACGGTTCAACTACTGACTCAGACTTTCCTCTCAACGCATTGACAATACCCGCACACGGTCCTAACAATCGTTACCCCGCAATTAGTAGTAAAATACCACTGCTAAATGATAGTGCAGGACCTGCGTTAATAAATATCAACGATGATAGCGCAACTTTCTCAATAAGAAGTTGGATTGATAGTGACGGTGGTGCTAGTAGCGACAACTATACATTGAATATTATTGATCATGAAGGCAGATCATTAGACAGTACGCTTATTACTATTAACAACGTCGAACCATCTTACTCTTTAGTTGCAGATCCCTCGTCGCCACTTGAAGGTGATGTTATAACATGGACAGTCACAGGAACAAACACTCCTTACGATGGTGAGACTACTTTGTTTTATCATGTAGTTCATGGTGACACAAACGATTCAGACTTCAGTGTTCCTCCTCAACAAGACGCGGATCTACAGAGTGGTGCGGCATTAGTAACTTTATCTGGTGGAATTGGTTCGTTCACACTTAAAACTATTATTGATGGAGCATCAGATCCCGACGAAGAATTTACTGTTAATATTAGAGACTCTAAGAAGTTACAAGTTGCAAGTACAACAGTTTCTGTAACACAAGTAGCAAGTGATTTTACAATTAGTGCTGACGATATAGTTGAAGGTGCATCACTCGTACTTAATATCACTGTAAATCCAGCAGAAATCGGGGACTCGCTGACATATGTTATAACGAATGGTGATTCTCGAATCGCACCTCTTACAGACACCTTTGTTGTTCCCTCTGAAGGCGGTGGTACATTCGTTAAAGTTATACCCACTGAAGTTAGTGATTTATATCAAGGAACTGTAACGCCTACTGTCACTGTAACCAATAACGTAACTAATATTTCAGTACAGACCACATTTGATTTAACTGATGTGACTCCAGTATGGGGAATGACATCTGATCCAGAATTTGCTGTAGAAGGTAATACAATCACTTTCTCAGTAGACGGAACAAATATTCCTGATCCTTCTACCGTATGGTTTGAAATACTTCACGGCACAACTACTAATGCGGATTTCACAGTAACACCTCCGCAGACAGGTACACGCTCATCAACTGTTATTAACGATCCGGGTGATACAGTCAAGCAGTTGACAATTGCAAGTGATAGTGAAGTTGGTGATGAGACATTTACTGCACGTCTATATGATGCGGAGACCGGTGGTAATCTTCTAGCATCTATCCCTTATGTGATACAAGGCACTAACACTTCATATGCTTTATCTCCTAGCGTCTCTTCGGTCAATGAAGGTGGTCAAGTTACATTCACCTTTACCACGAATCAGGCAGATGGTACATACTATTGGTATATTCCAACATATTCTGGGTATACAATACAAGAGGCAGACTTTGCTGGTACTATAGGTACAAATACCAATAGAGGTTCATTTGTTGTAACTAGCGGTACTGGTACTATTGTTGTCGATTTAGTTAATGATTCACTTACCGAAGGTGCGGAAGCATTCAATGTTCTTGTAGCATTGTCTCCGAATGGAAGTGTACCTCCTGTTGTGTCTAGTGGAACTGTCACAGTAAATGATACTTCTGCCACGACATTTACCCTTACTCTGAATCCTGCCAATCACGGACAGAGTACTAGCATTACTGAAGGTGCGACTGCATTTCTCCTTATTAATGCAGACACCAATCAACCGAATTTACAGACGAATTATGTAGAGATTACTGGTTCCGGTGTTGTAGGAAGATTCCCTGTACAACAGAAAAATGTTACTAATGGTCAGTATCCTAACAGTCTTTCTTTCGCAACAACGAATAGTAATACCTATCAAGGTTCGCAAGTTGTTACTGCTAAACTATCTACTGGTAACTATGCATCTCTAGGCGGAACAGTACTTGATACACTCACGTTCAATCTACTTGATCAAGCACCTGCAATGACATTGACACCTAACGCTACGACTGGTGATGAAGGCGATACTATAACATATACTGTTAGTGGAACTAACATTCAAGACGGTACTTACTACTGGTACGATCCTGCACTAGTTAAAACTGTCGATGTTCCTTTCGGTCTTGGTTCCGGCACATCACAAATTAATCACCAAGGATCGCAAGTCGATGTAGAAATAGGAATGTCAACTGATGATGCTAATATACCGGGCACAGTTACTGGCGTATTTGCAGATTATCTCACAATGTCTGATCCCACAACTAGGGCAACAGTTACAGGCGAGCATATAAAGTTTGCGTTTCCTGATAACTTTGCTGACGCAACTGAGATTTATGGTACTGTAGCAGTTTCAAGCAATTCTGGCACCTTTGAGTTAGATACTCTTGAGAACAGTGATTATGCGGATGATGTCTATACCATGCGTGTTTTTGATAATGAATTTCAGTATAACTTCAGCGGCACGAATCTTGGTCTTGCCACTGCCGCAACTGTTACTATTGCAGACACTAATCCAATAGTAGTTCAGATTGCAGAGACCTATATATCTGGTTCTGATACTGGTCAGGATTATAGTTGGGGCAGAGAAAATGCCAACCCTGCCATTGCTATGTACCTCTTCAATAATGGCATGTTTGGGTACCAAGGCGTTAGCAGTAATGACTCGTATATTTCTCCTCCAGAAGCGCGTGGTCCTGATGATGGTAAAGACTATCAAATGCTGGTCAGAGTATACACTAACTCTGCTAGAACGACTTTATATACTCCGGGTGCTTCTGTTGGAACCATGGGTGCTACCATGACTGGTGGAATACACTACGATCCTTCTACTAATCCTTCATATGATGGAATTACCTGGACTAATGCATCTAATCAATGGTTTAAATTAGGGGAACAACCTTCGAACAATAATAGTTTTACAAGATTTGACTTTGCGGGTGAAGTCTCTTCGCTCTCAACAAAAACTGCGAATTTGTATGTAACGACAGTAATTAAAGAGTACACCGGAACATTAGGTACGGGTACTACGCTACATACTAACAACACTTTAGAATTATTCTTAACCGGAAGAGTAGAAACAAGGTAATACATTATGAATAATATAGATGCAAATGATTTAATATATCAGCAAGATTGGTATGATCTTAGCATATGGTATTGTTTTCTGAATAACACGGACGGTTCAACTCGTTATAGAACACCCGCAGTTTTAAATAATGACGGTAGTATTAATTACACTGAGTCGTACAATGTTATGAATGATTTTCATAAAGCAGAAATGTGGGACTCTTATAGGCAACTAATTCCTAGTGCCGGCAACCCTGCCGCTAACGTATATGTTAATGGTCAAATAAAAAGAGTAGATCGTTTAATTAGTGAGACTGAAGGTCAAGAACTTGTTGATATTATTGAAGCACGGTTTCCGGCATATGATCTTGAAACATCTCCTCTGAATGTTGTGGGGAGTTACGGTCCTTATAGACCACCCTATACTGCGGCATCGTCAATAAGTTTCTATGATCTGGAGATGTTCACTTCAGCGGCCGCGGATTTTAGTAGAATCAATGAGTTTGTACACTCACATCCTCCACATTCAAGATATAATGTAGATTTAAACGTATATACAGATTTGATGCCTTGGTTCGGTTACAAGTTTAACCTTGATGATGACACTGTGTCAATGAAGATTGTTCACCGAAATAAAATATCTACAGTTACTTATCCTCCTGTACCTGAAGTTGTCATACATGAGTTGAAAAATATATATTATGCTAGAATACACAACGAAGATGGCACTATAGATAACATGAACGATGTGTTTTTCGATGCGCATTGGCAAGACGTGCAAGCATATTGTACTGAACATGATTTAGATTATCCGATACCCGAAGGTGTTGATGCTACTCATGTTCTTGTTTGGGGTATTGTGTTTAACGGTACTACCGGTGAACCTGTGATGGTGAAAGGATATGAAAGTAGAGATGTACAACCAACTTGATATAACTGATATTGATAAGAGATTCTGGGATAAAACAAATGAAGAGTTGAGTATTGCCAAGCAAAGATATGTTGATGTTCGTATTGAACAACTTGCCGAAGAGCGAGATAAGAATACTGACACCTATGACATAGCGTGGTATAATCGACTCATCGAAGAATTGACTTGGGCAAAACAAATGTCCGAGCGAAAGAGATAATATATGTCAGAAAACAATAACATTGATGCAGACTACAACACCTCTCGTGACACATACAACGACCTGATTGAGAAAGGTCGTGAGTCTTTAGAGTTGATGATTGAAGTTGCCCGTGAGAGCGAACATCCTAGAGCGTTCGAAGTTCTTTCTGGTATGATTAAAAACATATCTGATGTTAATGATAAGTTGATGGACTTGAATAAGAAGTACAAAGAAGTCACCGCAACTACTAAACCCGCTTTAGACGCGCCTAGTACTGTTACTAATAATAATGTATTCATTGGCAGTACAACAGACTTACAGCGAATGCTGATTAAGAATGCTGAAGAGCAAAAGGTAATTGATGTCGTTTCAGACGAATCTCAATAGCGGCACTTCTTATCTCGGTAATCCTAATGTAAAACGTGACGGCGTATTACAACAATGGACTGAGTGGGAAGTCATGGAGTACGCGAGATGCAGTAATGATCCTGCCTACTTTGCTCGTACTTACATTAAGATTATATCATTGGATGAAGGTCTTGTAAACTTTAATCTATATGATTATCAAGAAAAGATGTTCGATCACTTCGACACAAACAGATTCTCTATTGTACTTGCGTGTAGACAGTCAGGTAAATCTATATCATCAGTTGTATATCTTTTGTGGTATGCACTCTTTCATCCAGAGAAAACTATTGCTGTTCTAGCAAACAAAGGAGCAACATCTCGTGAAATGCTTCAACGTATCACACTTGCTCTTGAAAACTTACCGTTCTTTCTGCAACCAGGTTGTAAAGCACTCAACAAAGGTTCTATTGAATTTTCTAATAATAGTCGAATTATTGCCGCTGCTACTAGCGGGTCTTCTATTCGTGGTATGTCTGTTAATCTGTTGTTTCTTGATGAGTTTGCTTTCGTTGAACGTGCATCTGAGTTCTACACTTCAACGTACCCAGTCGTCTCTGCGGGTAAAGATACAAAAGTTATCATCACCTCAACTGCCAATGGAATAGGCAATACATATCACAAAATATGGCAGGGAGCAACACAGGGTGTTAATGAGTATAAAGCATTCACTGTAAACTGGTGGGATGTACCTGGGCGAGACGACGAGTGGAAGCGACAGACTATTGCGAATACTTCGCAGTTGCAGTTCGACCAAGAATTCGGCAACACCTTCTTTGGAACAGGTGATACGCTGATTAATGCTGGTTGTCTATTAGACTTGAGAGCAATTAATCCTATACAGATACTAGAAGGCGGTGATTGCCTCGTATATAAAGAACCTGTAAAAAGTCACGAATATATCATGACTTGTGATGTAAGTAAGGGAAGAGGACAGGATTATTCTACATTTACTTTAATCGATATTACTACAAGACCTTTTGAGCAGGTGTGTGTATATCGCAATAATACTATCTCTCCATTACTCTTCCCTGACATTATATATAAATATGCGAAAGTCTACAATGAAGCATATGTAATAGTCGAGTCAAACGATCAAGGCACTGTAGTGTGTCAGGGTCTGTACCACGACTTAGAGTATGAGAATGTCCATGTCGAATCTGCTACTAAAGCAAATCGAATCGGTGTTGAGATGACTCGTAAGTCGAAGCGTCTGGGTTGTTCTGCTATCAAAGATATTCTTGAAGAGAACAAATTAGAAATTGTCGATGAGAATACCATCTTCGAGATGTCTACATTTACAGCACAGGGACAATCATATGAAGCATCTGATGGTAATCACGATGACTTGATGATGAATCTAGTGATGTTTGGTTACTTTGTATCTACTCAGTTCTTTGCAGACATGACAGATATTAACTTAAAGCAGATGATGTTCGAGAATCAGGTTAGACAGATCGAAGATGATATCGTGCCGTTTGGTTTTATTGACAATGGCGACGATGAAATACATAGAATAGAACAAGCAGAGAATGATAAACACCAACAATGGTCAACATGGGGCGACGAACCATATTGAAAATAGTGGTATGTATAAATAAAACATTGATATATATTCGTATTATGCATCTCTTATCATATGTTTAACTAATAAAGGACAAGACCATGGCATTTATTCCATCAGAGTCTCCCAACATTACAGTAAAAGAGTTTGACTTGTCAGGTGTTGTTCCTGCGGTCACCACTTCTACTGGTGCAATTGTTGGTGACTTTAACTGGGGACCTATAGGCGTACCAACAAAGATTTCAAACGAATCTGAATTGGTAGGTGTTTTCGGATCTCCTACATTAACAGACGAAGGTTCCGCAGTCGATTACTTGACCGCCGGCGCATTCTTAAAATATTCTAGCGATCTATTTGTTGTGCGTGATGCAACTATTGACGCAAAGAACTCATACGATAGTGACGGCGCTGCTCTTGCTTCACTCATTAAAAACGACGACGATTTCTCGACTAGTAAATCCGCTCTTGTCACTGCTGGACATACGTTCATTGGCAAACACGCAGGTATTCTCGGCAATGACATCGACATTCAAATTGTAGGCACAAACGACTCAGCATGGGCAGCATTTGATCATGCAGGTTCATTCGATTCGAAACCAGGTACATCTGCTCATGTCGCGGCACGATCCGCTGATGGCATTGCCGCTAACGACGAAGTTCACATTGCAGTTGTTGATCGCACTGGTCAATTCTCTGGTGTTGCAGGAACTCTTCTCGAAGCGTTTTCATTCGTATCTTTAGCAACCGATGCTAGAACTCCTGAAGGCGCATCTAACTTTGCAGTTGATGTAGTCAATGCTGGTTCTGAGTATGTACGATGTGCTTCACTGCCCGACGAAGTAGCAGCAACACCTACGACTTCTATTCTGCACACTGCTGCCGTGAACGGTTCTCAACTTTTCACTGCACCTGATACTACAGTTCTTAAAGGTGGTGCAAATAGCGGTACATTCACTACTGCGGAATATACCGGCGTAGATAAAGGATTCAATCTGTTCGCAGATGTAGATACTATTCAAGTAGATTTTCTGATTGCTCCTGGACTTGCTGCCTCAGCAGATCAAGTAACAGTCGTAAATGTCTTGACCGGTCTTGCTACTGCACGTAAAGATTGTGTTGTTGTAGCATCTCCTGCACGTAATGATGTTGTTGGTGTAGCACCTGGTACTATAGTGACAAACACAATTACTACTGCTAACTTGTTTAACGCATCATCTTACCTGATTGTGGATAACAACTATCTTAAAGTGTATGACAAGTACAATGATCAGTATGTTTATATTCCTGCGGCATCTTCAACTGCTGGTGTGATGGCACTGACCGATGACGTTTCAGCACCTTGGTTCTCTCCTGCAGGCAGTCGTCGTGGTCAATACTACGGTGTAACTAATCTTGCATACACAGCAACTAAAGCACAGCGTGATACTCTGTACAAAGCAGGCATTAACCCTATTGTTAATCTGCCAGGACAAGGTATTCTTCTGTATGGCGATAAGACTAAACTAGGTCGTCCATCTGCATTTGATCGTATCAACGTCCGTCGTCTGTTCTTAGGCGTAGAACGCGCAATCAAAGCGGCAGCACAGAACGTAATGTTTGAATTCAATGATGAGTTCACTCGTGCTGAGTTCGTAAACATAATCGAACCTTTCTTGAGAGAGATTAAGGGTCGTAGAGGTATTACTGATTTTAGAGTTGTATGTGACGAAACAAACAACACACCTTCAGTGATTGACAATAATCAATTTATCGCTTCTGTCTTTATCAAACCAGCACGATCTATCAACTACGTATCTTTGAACTTCGTAGCAGTTAGAACCGGTGTTGATTTCGATGAAGTAGTCGGTCTGGTATAAGGGAGAATAGACAATGGCAATTTTAGGCGTAGATGATTTTAAATCGAAACTCAGAGGGGGCGGTGCTCGTCCCAACCTGTTTAAGACAACCCTTAACTTTCCGGCATATGCTGGGGGTGACGTAGAACTTACGTCATTCCTTTGTAAGTCTGCACAGTTACCACAATCAAGCATGGCACCTCTTTTGGTACCATTCCGTGGTCGCGAGATGAAGATTGCTGGTGATCGTACATTCGAAGATTGGACAGTAACCATTATTAACGATACTGATTTCGATGTTCGTGATGCTTTCGAGCGTTGGATGAACGGTATCAATGCACACCAATCTAACACTGGTCTAGTTAATCCTGTTGATTATCAAGCAGACTTAATCGTTGATCAGTTGGATCGTAACTCTGACGTGTTAAAGCGTTATCAGTTCAGAGGCGCTTTCCCAACACTTGTAGGACCAATCGCCCTGAGTTATGACACTCGTGACGAAGTTGAAACCTTTGATGTGACATTCTCATATCAGTATTGGGAATCAAATACTACGAGTTAAGATCGTACTAAATAATAGGGAGTGCTTCGGTGCTCCCTCATTATTATTTACTAGGAAAGAATATGGCAGACCAAGACAACAACGCATTAAAACTCTTTGGGTTCGAAATCAAAAGAGCAGGCAAAGCAAATTCTAATAAAGAGAAGTTGCCCTCTGTCGTGCCTCCAACAGACAATGACGGTGCAGGTTATGTAACTGCTACTGCTGGACACTTTGGTCAGTACGTAAACATGGACGGCGACCAGTCTAAAGACAACGCCCAGTTGATCATGCGTTATCGTGGTGTTTCAATGCATCCCGAAGTTGATATGGCAATCGAAGAAATTGTAAACGAAGGTATTTCATCATCAGAAAACTCATCATCGGTTGAGATTGCACTAGATGATATTGAAGCACCTGACAAAATTAAAGACCAGATTCGCGAGGAGTTTGATGACATCATTGCGATGCTCAAATTCAACGAGTTAGGTCATGATATATTCAGATCATTCTACGTAGACGGCAGACTCTACTATCATTTGCTTGTTAATGAAAGCAACATGAAAGCGGGTATTCAAGAGATACGTAATATTGACAGTGCCAAAGTGCGCAAAGTTAAAGAAGTTAAGTACAAAAAGGACCAGAGGACTGGCGTTAAACTCGTTGACACTATTGACGAGTACTACGTATACGAAGACAAACCAGGTAATCAGAACAGCGGCGTTAAACTAGCGACTGATTCTATTGCATATGTTACTTCTGGTTTACTTGACGAGTCCAAGAAGAAAGTAGTATCTTATCTTCATAAAGCATTAAAACCCATCAACCAATTGCGTATGATGGAAGACAGTCTTGTAATCTATAGACTTGCTCGTGCTCCAGAACGTCGAATCTTTTATATTGATGTCGGTAACTTGCCGCGCGGTAAGTCAGAGCAGTACATGAAAGACATTATGACACAGTATCGTAATAAGTTAGTTTACGATGCTGACACTGGTCAAATGAAAGATGATCGTAAGCATATGTCTATGCTCGAAGATTTCTGGTTGCCTCGTCGTGAAGGCGGTCGTGGGACTGAGATTAGTACACTGCCTGGCGGTGAGAATCTTGGACAGATTGATGATGTTATCTACTTTCAGAAGCGTTTGTATCGTTCATTGAACGTTCCTGTGAGTCGCTTAGAGCAAGAAGCACAATTCTCATTGGGTCGTAGTACTGAGATTTCACGAGACGAAGTTAAGTTCCAAAAGTTCATTGATCGTCTGAGACGCAGATTCTCTGGTCTGTTCATGAATATCTTACGCAAGCAGTTATTACTCAAGGGTGTCATTACTGAGCAAGACTGGGAAGAGTGGAAAGATGACATCTATGTAGATTTCATGAAGGACAACCACTTCACCGAACTAAAGGAAATGGAAATTCTTCGTGAACGTGTTGGTTTAATGAATGAAGTAACACAGTATGTTGGTGAATACTTCTCTAAAGATTGGGTTATGCGTAATGTACTTCAGTTAAGCGAAGACGATATGAAAGATATGCAAAAAGAAATTGACGCTGAAGTTAGCGATGATGAGATTGTTGACAGGCGACCAAGTGCAGAAGACGAGAAAGAAGAACCAGCACCTAAAACACCTGCTCCTAAAGCACCAGTTGCCGCACCTGCAACGCCAGTTAAGAAAGACATAGATACAACACAAGAAAAGTAAACGATAAACTTTGGAGAATAGTATGGCAGATGAAGACGTGATTATTGATGAAATACAAGCAGAACCTATCGAGACTGGTTCTGAACCTATCGCTGATTTAATTGATGCAATAAAGGCACAAGACTTTAATTCAGCAGAGTCACAATTTAATGATTTGATCGGAGACAGACTAGCAGATACTCTGGATCAAGCGAAGTTGAAGATTGCGGACGAAATCTTCAACGCACAGGCAGAGACTTGGGAAGAAGCGGGCGACGATGAGATTGATGAAGAAGCGGGCGACGATGAGATTGATGCCACCTTTGATGCCACCTTTGATGCCACCTTTGATGCCGTCTTCGCTGACGAAGTATAAATACTAATAAGTATAAATAAATGCTAGTAGATAAAAAACTTGAAGTGGTCATTGATAAAGCATCAGAGGACCATCTTTATTACGTAATGAAGCACAAGGAACTGTTTGCAGATCCTATGCATCTTAGTACTGTTCAGTATATGAATGCTAAGAACATGCGTAATCAAATTAAGTTTAATGAGTTACTGTATAAGAGATTATTATCATTTGACAGAGAGGGAATATACCTAGATATTGGTGTAGGACCTGCCTTTCTTGAGTTTATTAATAATCAACTAGGTAAGAAGTTACATTTATCTACAGTAGAGTGGGAAGAACAAGTTGACCACTTTAAGTGTGTACGTGATTCGTGGAAAGTAAACGTCGATTACGAATGCAATGATATACTAAAAGATGATTTTAAAATACATAATTGTGAAACGTATTATGATTATGTATTACTTCAGAGATTCTTTCCTGTCTATAAGACTTCAGGAACAAAAAGAATTGATGATGTGCTGACTAAGTTTACACCTTATGCGAAAACCGCAATTATTATCGAGTCTGATACTAATTGGACAAAAGCACAGTGGAAACATCTACTGGCGATAAGTAGAGAACGTATTAAAGTGTTCGGTAGTTTTAATATGTTCATCATAGATTTGGAACAGTATAAATGAGATCATTCAAAGAAATTAGAGAAGCGAAGACTAAGATGCCTCCGGGCGAACACGTCTTCGATAAGAAGGTTGGCAAAGTGAAGGTAATGATTCACAAAGATGCCAAAGGATTTACCGTCTTTATTGATGGTGAAAAACTCGACACCTATCGTTCGCAGAAAGAAGCGGAAAAGATGGGCGTAGCATTTGCCAAGGAAATGTAATGAAACTGATCACTGAATACACAGAGAATGATGTACAATGCATTGTCGAAAAGAATGCACAAGGTGAGAAGAAGTTTGTCATTGAAGGCATCTTTATGTCGGCAGAACAAAAGAATAGAAATGGTCGTATTTATCCCAAGCAGATTATGGAACGTGCTGTAGATAAATACGTCAAAGAACAAGTAAGTCAGAAGCGAGCGGTTGGTGAGTTGAATCATCCCGAAGGTCCGACTGTAAATCTTGATAAAGTTTCACACCTCATTACTGACCTTCAATGGGAAGGTAATGATGTTGTTGGAAAGGCACAAATATTGGATACTCCCATGGGTAGGATTGTAAAAGGTCTTCTCGAAGGTGGCGTTCAACTAGGTGTGTCAACTCGTGGTATGGGTAGTCTTGAGAATAGAAATGGCGTTATGTACGTTAAAGATGACTTTATGTTAAATACTGTTGACATCGTACAAGATCCATCGGCACCATCAGCATTTGTTAATGGTATCATGGAGGGCGTTGACTGGGTATGGAACAATGGTATCCTCTCTTCTCAAGTAATTGAAAATATGGAGACAGAAATAAGAACTGCTCCGAAAAAGCATCTCTATGAGACGCAGGTTCGGGAGTACAAGAATTTCCTCTCATTACTCAAGTCAAACTATTAAGGAGTTACAAAATGTCAGAAGTTGATATGAATGTTGAACTTCCTATTGATGAGTCATCATTAGAGGAAGGAAGTGCTCAACAAATGCCAGTAGGCACCGAAGCAGATGCAATCGCGTCCGTAGATAAAGCAGAAGATGGCGTTAAGTCTAAAGCACCAGCACGTAAGGGTGATAATACTAAACAAGATCCTGCACCAAAGACCAAAGCAGGTTTGCTAAATGCTATGTATGGTAAGTTATCTTCTATGAAGAAAGCAGACCTAAATGCACAGTATGAGAAGATGCAAGAAGACTTTGAAGATATGGAAGTTTCAGACGCAGTTGAACTGCCTGAGTTTTCTGTAACTGACGAGTTGAATGATCTTGTTGAATCAGAGCAAACTTTATCAGATGAGTTTAAAGCGAAAACTGCTGTAATCTTTGACACTGCTATTCGTTCAAAACTTTCAGAAGAAGTTGAAAGAATTGAAGATGAATACCAATCACGACTTGACGAAGAACTCGAGGCAACTCGCAGTGACCTAGTTGAGAAAGTAGATTCATATCTTAACTACGTAGTTGAGAACTGGATGACTGAAAATCAGATTGCTGTTGAATCTGGTCTGCGTACTGAAATTGCTGAGAACTTTATGACTAGTCTGAAAGACTTGTTCGTAGAATCTTACATCGAAGTACCTGAGTCTAAAGTGAATCTTGTTGACGAACTAGCAGAGCAAGTTTCTGAGTTAGAAGAGAAACTTAATGCTCAAACTGGTTCTGCCATAGCAATGTCTGAGCAAGTCGAGACTCTTCAGCGTGAAGCGATTATTCGCGAACATGCCGGCGATCTTGCTGACACTCAGGTTGAGAAGTTAAAAGGTCTAGTTGAATCACTCGACTTCGAAGATGCTGAATCTTTCGCGCACAAAGTAAAGACTGTTAAAGAGTCCTACTTTAAGAAAGACGTAGCAACTGTTGAAGAAGAAATCAACGAAGATTGGACTGCTGAAGAAACTGCACCGGTATCTGGTTCAGTGATGGAACAGTACCTAACCGCAATTAAAAAATCTAACAAGTAAATACTAGGAGTATTACAAATGCAACAATCATACGATAAACTTATCGAAAAATGGAGTCCAGTTCTGAACGAAGAGTCTGCTGGTTCTATCCAAGACAATCACCGTCGGTCAGTAACTGCCGCTATCCTTGAGAACCAAGAGAAAGCATTCCTCGAAGAAAGCAACATGCTGAACGAAACCCCCGCTAACGCAAATGCTAGTGTTACTGGCACTGCTAACTGGAACCCTGTTCTGATTGCACTTGTTCGTCGTGCTATGCCTAACTTGATGGCATACGATCTTGCTGGTGTTCAACCTATGACTGGTCCTACTGGTCTTATCTTCGCTATGAAGAGCAAGTACAAGACTACTCGTGCTGGCGCTACTTCTGGTGACGAAGCATTGTTCGGCGAAGCAGTAACTGGTTTCTCTGGCGATTCATCTGCTACTCTTGATGGACGTGGTGCTTCTGGTCTAGTAGGCGCAACTGACACTAATGTTGACTCAAGCATTGCCGATTCTGGTGCTACTTATGTTCCTGCTGTTGGCGGCGCTATGCCTACTGCTGATGCTGAAGCACTTGGTAACACCGGTTCTGCATTTGCTGAAATGGGTTTCACCATTGAGAAAGCAACTGTAACTGCTAAGTCTCGCGCTCTGAAAGCAGAGTACTCTTTAGAATTGGCACAAGACCTGAAAGCAATCCACGGTCTGGACGCTGAAACTGAACTTGCTAACATTCTTAGCACTGAGATCCTTGCTGAAATCAACCGTGAAATCGTTCGTACTATCAACAGTCAAGCGAAGATCGGTGCTTTGACTTCTAACGTACAAACTGCTGGTATCTTTGACTTGTCAACTGATGCAGACGGTCGTTGGAGCGTAGAGAAGTTCAAAGGTCTGTTAGTACAGATCGAGCGTGAAAGCAACACTATCGCTAAAGAAACTCGTCGCGGTAAAGGTAACGTAGTAATCTGTTCTTCTGACGTAGCAACTGCTCTTGTTGCCGCTGGAATGCTTGATTACACTCCTGCTATCTCTGCTAACTTGAACGTAGACGATACTGGCAACACCTTTGCTGGTGTTCTTAACGGTCGCACTAAAGTGTATATCGATCCATACGCCACTGGTGACTACGTTACTGTTGGTTATAAAGGTACTAACCCATATGACGCTGGTATTTTCTACTGCCCATATGTTCCTTTACAGATGGTTCGCGCTGTTGGCGAGAATGATTTCCAACCACGTATCGGGTTTAAGACTCGTTATGGTATGGTATCTAACCCGTATGTTGGCGACACTGCATCTGACGGTCTTGCTACTGCACGTACTAACCAGTACTACCGTATCTTCCGCGTAGACAACATCCTCGCATAAGATAAGATGAAAAGATAATAATAAGAAACTTGTTTTAATCTTTATAGGGACTCTCCGGAGTCCCTTTTTTTATGCGTATAAATAATAGGCAAGGAAGATGTTCTGCGTATCAAGTGGTACGCACTGCACATAAGTGGGTCAGGAAACCACCCTCGGAATTACAGGATAGGAGATTACTATGCGTATAATTGCAATTGCGTTCGCATTGGTTCTTTCTGCTTGTTCTACAGTCGATGCCACTTATCAAGGTGGTAAAGGTGTTGTGAACGGTGTTGCTGAAGATGGTTTCGGTATTACATCGGGAACTTTTGACGTTATTTCTAACGTCATTAAGGACGTTGCTGATAAGACTGGTGTAGAGATCGATAAAAAAGAAGCAGAATAATGAAGAATAGGAGTACGCTGGCCAAGGATGGCACTATATTTAATTTAAGAGAGATGTAATGCCAACATATAATTATGAATGTAAGAACTGCGATAACAAATTAGAAATAATGCAGAAAATGTCAGATGATGTATTAACTACATGTCCTAAGTGTAAAGAAGAAAAACTAAAGAAAGTCTTTGTTGCAGGTGGTGGTGGTTTTCATCTTAAAGGAAAGGGATGGTTTAAGACTGGTGGATACTGAGTTAAAACTTGTATAAATATCTGTATAAACTGGAGTAAGAAATAATGGCAGACTTTACATGCGATACTAACTATCTCGCACCGACTGGATTTAAGATCACTGTATCTCGTGAGAACTTTCCTAATCTACAATTCTACGCACAACAAGTAATGCATCCCTCTATGGAGATGAATGCTGTTGATGTGTCATATCGAAGAGCGGCAGTAGCAGTAACTGGCGACACGGTATCTTTTGGTATGCTCTCTATGGACATTATGATGGACGAGAAGATGAACGTCTATGAAGAATTGTTTCAATGGTTAGAGAGAATGGTTGAAGAGAAGCATAGACCTAATACTGGTAGACTGCTAGATAATAGTGGCGAATCAATAGCACACTATTGTGATATTAGAGTACAGATTCTTAACAGCGCCAATAATGTCGCTCGTGAGTTAAAGTACGTCAACTCATTCCCCATTTCATTGGGTGATATAACATTTGCTGCCACGAGCGATGGGCAGTATCTTACGTTTCCTGTATCGTTTAAGTTTGACTATTTTGATTTTGTGTGATATAATAGTGTAGTTAATAACTACATTTTTAAGGTGAAATATTATGGATTTACAAACTGTTCTACAAGAATGGAAGAAAGACTGTGAAATTGAGTTTAACCAATTAGACGTTAGTTCCCAGGAGACACCCCGTCTTCATGCTAAGTATCTAACATTACTCTCTGACTCGCGCCTGAAGTTAAAGGACGTGGAGTTCAAACAGAAATTACTGCTTAAAGATAAGTGGTTATATTACCAAGGCAAGATGTCTCGCGAAGAGATCGAGAAGAAGGGTTGGAATCCTGATCCTTTTGATGGTCTGAAGATTCTTAAAGGTGAGATGGATTACTACTACAACTCTGACCCCGAGATCATGAAGAGCGAGGCAAGAATCACATATATAAAAGAACTAATCGATGTGTTGAAAGAAATAGTCGAGAACATTAAGTGGCGACACCAAACGATTGGAAATATGATACGATGGAAGCAATTTGAAGCAGGATTCTAAATGCAAACAATAACCCTGAAAATGAAAGATTACTCGATGCTCCAATTGGTGGAGTGTGACCCTGATGTGGTCCATGAATTGAGTGAACACTTTACATTTGAGGTACCTGGTGCGAAGTTCATGCCCGCTGTAAAGAAGCGGTTGTGGGACGGCAAGATAAGAATGCTGGATCGTAACACAGGACAGATCAATGCAGGGTTATACTATGCTATAAAGAAGTTTGCTATGCAACGTGGGTATGGCATCAAGGTGGACGAAGGTGCTTACGGTTTCCCGTACGAAACTAACAAAGTCAATCACTTAGAGACCATGAATTGGATGGATACTTTAGGTATTCCATTCAAACCTCGCGACTATCAGTATGATGCTATAACACACGCTATCACATATAAGCGATGTATTCTAATATCTCCGACTGGTTCTGGCAAATCCTTTATCATCTATCTGTTAATGCAATGGTACATGGCGAATCATGATAAGAAGATTCTTGTTATTGTTCCGACAACATCTCTTGTTGAGCAGATGTATGCTGACTTTAAATCATACGGAATGGATGTAGATAACGAAGTACACAAGATTTATTCTGGTAAAGATAAAGAGACTGATAAGCGTATTGTTGTCACAACATGGCAGTCCATCTATAAGTTACACCCAGTTTGGTTCGAAGACTATGGTGCTATCTTTGGTGATGAAGTACATGGATTCAAGTCGAAGTCCTTATCATCTATTATGAACAAAGCAAAGAATGCTGAATATAGATGGGGAACTACCGGCACACTTGATGGCACACAAGTACATAAGTTGGTGTTAGAGGGATTATTTGGTCCGGTACATCGCGTTACAACAACACACGCACTACAAGAAAATGAGACATTGGCAAAACTAGACATCGACATTATACTATTAAAGTATGCCGAAGAGTTTTGTAAATTAACAGAAGGTAGGAGTTACCAAGATGAAATCGATTTTATTGTTACTTACGAAAAACGTAACAACTTCATTGCAAACTTGGCGGTCAATCAAACTGGAAATACACTTGTATTATTTAACTTGGTTGATAAGCATGGCAAGGTGCTTCGGGATTTAGTAGAAGATAAACTCAAAGAAGGTCAAAGGATATTCTATGTTAGTGGGGAGACGAAGACAGCAGATAGAGAACAGATCCGTAATATCGTTGATAAGCATAATAATTGTATCATTGTTGCCTCTCTTGGCACTTTTTCTACTGGTATTAACATACGAAATCTGCACAATATTATATTCGCGTCTCCGAGCAAGTCTCAAATACGTGTACTCCAGTCTATCGGGCGTGGGTTAAGACAGAGTGATGATGGTTCAACTGCCAAATTATATGATATAGCGGATGATCTACATATAGGTAAGAAAGCAAACTTTACTCTTCGCCATAGTGCAGAGAGGATAAAAATCTACACGGCAGAGCAGTTTCCCTATAAGATAACACAGGTTGATATATGATGAATGAATTAGATTTTGCACAATTTAAGTTGACGAGTGGACATGAGATAGTATGTGAGGTATTAGAGTGGACTGATCCAAATATTTCGGACTCTAAAGATATCATTATTAAAAATGTTATGCAGATAGTGAGTGGTCAAATGAATGATAGTGGTGAAAGCATTTTCTTATTCCGTCCTTTCGTTCAATTTTGTGAAGGTGAGAAAGAGTATATGGTGCTGGATATGAGTCATGTTCTTACGGTGAATCGCCCTAACAAACATCTTTGTGCTGAGTTTATATATGCAGTGCAAGAGATGAATGATATTGCTTTAGAAAGAGATGAAGAAGTTGCTGAAGCAGAAGAATTATTTGCACAGAACCTAGAGAAGAATAAAGGACGCTTAGAAGCATCGATGAAACGTGTTATGAGCAAAGATGGTGATAATGTTGTTCAGTTTCCTTTTATGAAGAATAAACCAGAAGACGATGATATTATTCACTGAGTGTCTAAAGAGTTTTTCTTTGTGATTAAAAACGTGCTAAGTGCATTATACTATAAATGAGAAAGGATGTCAACCTTTTTCTTTAATTAATTTTACTTCTTGACAATCGTTCATTAATAGTGTATAATGGACTCTATATTAAAAGAAATGGCATTATATTATGAAAATTGGTTTCACTTGCTCCGCATTCGATCTGCTACATGCTGGTCACGTACAGATGCTCCGCAACGCAAAAGAACAATGTGAATATCTTATAGTAGGACTTCAAGTTGACCCACAACTAGATCGCCCCACAAAGAACGCACCCATCCAAACTATCGTTGAACGCTACACGCAACTTCAAGCGTGTTCGTATGTTGACGAGATTGTTCCCTACAGCACCGAGCGTGACCTCACTGATATTCTTTCTATGTACGATATAGATGTACGTATACTGGGCGAAGAATATAAGGACAAAGAGTTTACTGGCAGAGACCTCTGTCGTAAGCGAGGTATGCATATCTACTTCAATGAAAGATCCCACAGATTCTCTTCGTCTGATTTAAGACAAAGAGTGGTTGACAATCAGGCAAAAGTGGTGTATAATAAACCAACAAACGAAGTTACATAAACCCTTAACCCGAGTAAGCAAAGATAATGAAAGAACCAACAAAGAAACTTAAACCAAAAGAGAAACCGCATTACGTTAATAATGCTATGTTCTCACAGGCGGTAGTGGACTATGTTGCATCTAAGAATGCCGCAGTAGCGAAGGGCGAAGTACCACCAATCGTCACTAACTACATTGCGGAATGCTTTTTAAAGATATGTGAAGGACTATCACATAAATCTAACTTCGTCCGATATACGTATCGCGAAGAAATGGTAATGGATGCTGTAGAAAACTGCTTAAAAGCAATTGAAAACTATAATCTTGAAACTGCCACACGAACTGGTAAACCTAATGCATTCGCATATTTTACACAGATTAGTTGGTATGCTTTTCTTCGCCGTATTGAGAAAGAGAAGAAGCAACAAGACATTAAGGTACGCTACTTGTCAGAGAGTGGATTGTCCGAACTAGTTAGTAATGAGTTACTTGATGCTGGAGTACAACAGCAGACACAGGCGTTTGTAGAAGAGTTACGTGGTAGAATCGACTATGTTAAGTCCAATGATAGACTCATTAAAGAGTATGCTAAAGACAATAAACGTAAACGTCGAAGTCGCTCTGTTGATTCTGATTTGACTGGACATTTTGAGGACTAGACCTTGAAGATTGCTTTTCTAAATGATACACATTGTGGTGTACGAAATTCTTCTGAAGTCTTTATGGACTATCAAGAGAGATTCTATCGTGATGTATTCTTTCCATATCTGAAAGAGAACGGGATTACTAAGATTGTGCATCTTGGTGATTATTATGAGAACAGAAAGACTATTAACTTTAAGGCACTAGAACACAATCGTAAGATATTCCTAGAGAAACTTCGTGAGTATAAAATACACATGGACATTATCCCGGGTAATCACGATGTGTACTACAAGAACACGAATCAACTGAATGCTCTAAAAGAACTACTCGGACATTATATGGCAGAGGTTCGTATCATCGAAAAACCTACTGTTGTTAATTATGATGGTCTTGATTTTGCACTTGTTCCGTGGATAAACCAAGATAACGAAAAGCACACGATGGAGTTTCTTGCTACGTGTAAAGCATCTCATGTAGGTGCGCACTTGGAGTTAGAAGGGTTTGAGATGCAAGCGGGTATTCCTTGTGTACATGGTATGAAATCATCGACGTTCGATAGATTCGAAATGGTTCTATCTGGTCACTTTCATACCAAGTCACAGCAAGGACCGATTCATTATCTTGGGTCACAGTACGAGTTCTTCTGGTCTGATGCACATGATCCTAAGTACTTCCATGTACTAGACACAGACACTCGTGAACTGACACCCGTACATAATCCACTACGTATCTTTGAACGTGTGTACTATGACGATACGGTAGAGAAGGCGGATTACAAGTATGGTATTGGTGAACTACCTGACGTAGATAATAAGTATGTCAAGTTGATTGTGGTGAACAAGTCTAAACCTAAATTGTTCGAGAAGTTCGTGGATCGTTTGCAGATGAAACAGATACATGAACTGAAGATTGCAGAGAACTTTTCTGAGTTTATGGGTGATGATGTTGATGATGATAAAATAAATGTTGACTCTACCGAAGATTTGTTGTATACTTACATAGACGCTGTAGATACAGTCTTAGACAAAGATCGTATCAAGAATGAAGTTCACCAATTAATGATTGAGGCACAGACCCTAGATATAGTATGATTATTTTTAAAAAACTAAGATATAAGAATTTCTTATCAACGGGTGATAACTTCACAGAGATCCAACTGAATCGTTCTAGGTCTACTCTTGTAGTAGGTCAGAACGGTGCAGGTAAGTCTACAATGCTGGATGCTCTGTCGTTCGCTCTGTTCGGTAAGGCACATCGGAGTATCACGAAGAATCAGTTAATAAATTCTATCAACGGTAAAGCAACTGTAGTTGAAGTTGAATTCTCTGTTGGTGTGAGTGAGTATAAGATTCATCGTGGTATTAAACCCAACACTTTTGAGATATGGAAAGATAATGTTCTGGTCAATCAGGACAGTCATAATAAAGAATATCAGTCAGTACTTGAGAAGAATATTCTGAAGTTGAATCACAAATCGTTTCACCAGATAGTTGTTCTTGGATCATCTTCATTTGTTCCATTCATGCAACTGCCTGCTCAACACAGACGAGATGTGATCGAAGACCTACTTGACATTAATGTATTCTCTAAGATGAATGGTATTCTTAAAGAGCGTATGTCAGTGCTACGTGAGAAGGGTCGGACTAATCAAGTTCAGTTAGAGTTGATTCGTGATAAAATTAAGAACCAAGAACGATATGTGAACACACTTCGTCAACTTAGTTCCGAACAGAAAGCGAAGAAGCAGGTAGAGATTACTGAGTTAGGCGAGAAGATTGATGAACGTATAGCAACTAATACTGCTGATCTTGAGCATGAACTGACACAAGTAAAGTCACAACTTGCTAAGATAAACAAGCAGAGAGTAGAGTTCGAGAAGTACGACCATCAGTTTCAGGTTAAACAGAAAGAACTTGCAAAGGAAATTAAATTCTATGAAAGTAATGACATCTGTCCAACCTGTGACCAGGACATCGAAGAATCCCTTAAATCAGCAAAAACAGCACACGCACGAACTAAGGGAGAAGAACTCGAAGAAGGTAGAACCCAAGCGTCCACTAAAATCAACGAACTCGACGATAGACGTGGAAGTGTAGAGACTCATAGCAAGCAACTGGTCTCTGCCATTAATGATGTACATATCAGCAATGCTCAAGTGAACGAGTGGCAGAAACGTATGTCAGTTCTTCAGAATGACCTTATTAAGATTGATGAAGAGACAGCAAGTATTGATGAAGCACTAGAGGCGAAAGCAGAACTCGAAGCGAGTAAGCAAGTTCTACATGATGAACATATCGTGATTGCTGACGAAGGATCATATGGTGTTGTTATAGCAGAACTGTTGAAAGATACTGGTATCAAAACCAAGATCATTAAGCAGTACTTGCCTGTCATTAATAAACTGACGAATCAGTATCTTCAGATTCTGGACTTCTATGTCTCGTTTGACCTAGATGACACTTTCAAAGAAACTATTCGTTCGCGTCACCGTGATTCGTTCTCGTATGATTCGTTCTCAGAGGGCGAGAAGCAACGTATCGATCTGGCGTTACTATTTACTTGGCGTATGATCGCTAAGATGAAGAACAGTGTTGCCACTAATCTGCTGATACTAGATGAGACTTTTGATTCATCTCTTGATGCTGATGGTGTGGATAACCTGACTAAGATAATTGATAGTATGGATGGTGATTCTAGCATCTTTGTTATCAGTCATAAAGGAGCAATCCTGGAGCAATACTTTGATTCGAAGATCGAATTCATTAAAGAGAAAAACTTTAGTAAAGTCGCTTGACTTCCCTAGAAACCTGTGTTATAATACACCCATAAACAAACAAACTGAGATATATTATGGAATTAACTGAAAAGACAATGCAAGTTCTCAAGAACTATGCTACTATCAACCCAAACATTGTGATCACTGAAGGCAATGTAATCAAGACTGTATCAGAAGCAAAGAACGTTCTAAGTTCTGTTGAACTAGATGTATCGTTTCCTCAGACATTTGGTATCTATGAACTAAGCGAGTTCCTAAGTGTACTATCTCTGGTAGATTCACCACGACTCAAGTTCGAAGACACTTATGTTCTTGTAACAGATAGTGCTGGACGCTCACGTATCAAGTACTTCTATTCTGATATTGATATGCTGACTACTCCTTCGAAAGATATCATTATGCCTGAGACTGAAGTTAAGTTTACACTAGATAGTGCCACTCTATCCAGTATCAAACGTGCGGCATCTGTTCTTGGTCATACTGAAATGTCAGTGTCCGCATCTGATGGTGTTGTATCATTGTCTGTGATCGATAACAATGATCGTACATCAAACGTATATTCTATTGATGTTGATGGAGTATTTGCTGAAGAGAAGTTTAACTTTATCTTTAACATCTCTAATCTCAAGATGATTGATGGTGATTATGAAGTTGGTATTTCTAAGAAATTAATCTCACATTTTGTGAACAAAGAGAATGGCATCGAATACTGGTGCGCCCTCGAAAAATCTAGTACTTACGGAGAATAGTAATGAGTAATAATGCAGAAATGACAGACCTGGCAAATCGTATTACACGATCAACTGTAGCAGTAATCGACACAGTTGCTGCCCGAGGTGGATTTAAAGGTGAAGAACTAGCAACTATTGGACAGTTGCGTGATCAGTGTATTGCATTGATTCAGATTGTCGAAGATGCTCAGGCGCAAGCGGTAGAATAATTTTGTGCTAAGTCTAATCTACAAGATTTATGGTCAACCCTATTTTGTCAGAGATCGAAGACATGCGGGTATCGCTAATATATTTGGAAGATCGAGACATGTTCTTGATAAATTAAATCTTGGCGATATTTACGGACCTGATAAAGTTTATTTGGACTGCGGTGCTAGTACTGGCATTGAATCTGTTTCATATGTAAAACACTTCGGAGAAATACATTCTTTCGAACCCGGTGATGATTATTTTTGTCTTAGGGAAAATTTAAAGAACTATGATAACTGTACCGCTCATAGACTTGCGTTAAGCGACGATAATGCTACTGCATCTCTTGTTGTTTACAGGGGAACTGGGAGAACAAATCATCTTGATTTTATTCCTCCTATTGATAATGATTCTCGCAAACGAATAGGTTCTTCTAAAGTAGTTACTAGAACCTTAGACTCATTTGACTTCTCTAATGTTTCTTATATGAAGATTGATGTTGAAGGATGTGAATATAATTTATTGCTGGGAGCAAAGGAGTTATTAAAAAATAACAATCCAGTATTAAAGATTGAAATATCAAATATGCACAATGAAGTAGTTGACTTACTGTATGGATTAGATTATAGTGTAATAGGTTTTGCGATGGATACGTATGTGTATTCATTATCTGATCCTCTTGTGTTCTTTAAGTCGCCAGATTATTCGAATAATGTATTCTGGAAATCTGGTGACTTTAGTCTATTAGAGTTTAAAGAAAACCATCCAAGAGAATTTGAAAGATACTCTGAGATTCCGCCGGCAGAAATACCACCTTATAACCCGAACTGGGGTGATTTTTACTTTATGAAATTAAATGATTGACTTTTTGTTTCGTATGGTGTATAATATACACTATTGAAGCATTTTACTATACTATGAGGCATATATGAGCAAAGACTTTTTATGGGTAGAGAAATATCGCCCACAAACAATTAAAGACACCATCCTTCCTAAAAAACTAAAAGACGTATTCCTTAAAATCGTAGAAGGCGGCGAGATGCCCAATATGCTTTTTACTGGTACTGCTGGTCTTGGTAAAACAACTGTAGCAAAAGCACTATGTAAAGAACTAGACTATGATTGTATTGTGGTCAACTGTTCTGAAGATGGTAACATCGATACACTTCGTGGTAAGATTAGACGCTTTGCATCTTCGGTATCTCTTGGCGGTGACGTTAAAGTTGTTATCCTAGACGAGGCAGATTATCTTAATGCTCAATCAACTCAACCCGCACTACGTGGTTTCATCGAAGAGTTTGCTGACAACTGTAGATTCATCTTAACTTGTAACTTCAAGAACCGTATCATCGAACCTATCCATTCTCGCTGTGGTGTATATGAATTCAATACATCTAAGAAAGACATGGGTCAATTGTGTGGTCAGTTCATGGAACGACTCAAGACAATTCTTGATACCGAAGGTGTTACGTACAGTGATAAACTGATTGCTAACATGATTATGAAACATGCTCCTGATTGGAGAAGAGTGATTAATGAATGTCAACGTTATTCAATGGGTGGTCAACTAGACTCTATTGCTATCGATAGTACTGATAGTGAAGTTGATCAACTGTTCGCCGCGCTGAAAGCAAAAGACTTTAAGAAGATGCGCTCATGGGTTGTTAATAATGTTGATGTAGATACCTCGACCATCTTCCGTTCACTATATGACAAGATGTATGATAGAGTTGATCCGTCATCTATTCCGCAGTTAGTATTAATTCTTGCTGACTATCAATACAAGGCGGCATTTGTTGCTGACCATGAGTTAAACATTGTTGCTTGTATGACTGAAGTAATGGCAAATGTGGAGATGATCTAATGATTAACATATATGATTATGAAACATTAGGCACTGACTTGAATACTGCTCCTGTAGTGAACGTGGCGGCCATGACAGTTGACGAAGATATGTTTCTTTCTGATACACCATACTCTTATATGGACTTAGTTGGTCTTGCTAAGATAATGAAGTTTGATGTTAAAGAGCAGGTCGAGAAGTATGGACGTATTATAGATAAGAATACACTCGCATGGTGGCAGAAGCAAGGAGAAGCGGCAATGTCGCAACTCAAACCTCTGTCAACTGACGCATCAATCACAGAACTGCCTGCGTTTCTTCGAGCAACAATGACACCGGGTCAATTAGTGTACACTCGTGGCAATTCGTTTGATCCTGTTCTCACTACATCTATATGTAATTTGTTGGGTGCATCAGAACCCTACAGATTCTACGATGTTCGTGACACACGTACTATGATCGAAGGTATCGCAATTGGTCATGGTATTAATATCAATAACTCATTCGTACCCAAGGGCGTTAATGATGGTGACTTCATTGCTCACAATCCTGCACACGATATCGCTATGGACATTTTCAGAATACAGCAGTTGCTAAGAGGTGTATTCTACAATGAACCCTTTTGATTATGTGATGGCGATTAATCTAAGTAAGAAAGACCTGATGGTAGATGACCTGACTGAGAAGGGTTATGCTCCATATATGGTAAATAGATCCCTTTCTTACTTCCCTGACACGGTTGCTGTTGCTAATGCTATGAATCAGCACTACTCTATTGATAAAAAACTACAATTTCATTTTCTGCTAAATATAGTTAGAAAGAGGAAGCGGTTCTCTAAATGGGATAAAGCGACCAAATCTGATGACGTGGATGCAGTTAAAGAGTATTATGGTTATAGCAACGAGAAAGCAAAGTCTGCTCTTAAACTCCTCACACCCGACCAAATAGTAAGTATTAAAAAAAGGATCTATAAAGGTGGAAGGAATTAAATTATGGACATCGTCCGATATGTTAGAGGTTATTCTTCAAGAACCCGATGACTTCTTAAAAGTGCGCGAGACACTGACACGAATGGGTGTCGCATCTCGCAAAGAAAATAAACTGTTTCAGTCTTGTCATATACTACACAAACAAGGCAGGTACTTCATCGTTCACTTCAAAGAACTGTTTCTACTAGATGGAAAGAAGTCTAATTTAGAAGAGATGGATCTACTACGAAGAAATAGTATTGCTCAGTTGTTAGCAGATTGGGGTTTAGTAAGCATTGTCGATAAAGAGATGGTTGCTGAATGCGCACCGCTAAGACAGATCAAGATTATATCGCACAAAGAAAAGAGTGAATGGGAGTTATGTCCCAAGTATAATATAGGTAACAAGTGACAGTAGAACAACATATTCACAGGATGGAAGAACTCTTCGGACAACTTCCTAATCCTGATCACAGTCCAAAACAGTTTCAATACTATGTGGACTTGTACAAGTTTTATTTAAATCGAGTTAAGTAACTCAATATAAATAGAAGCGTAGATGCGGATGGTCCGGTCTACATTTTAATCTTGCTTTTAATTAAGGAGAAGCACTATGACGAACGCAACGAGTATCAAAGTACCCAGTCTATATCCACGAGCATCATTTGTGGGTTTTGACCACCTGTTTAACGAACTAGATTTTGTAACTAGAAATGCTAAGGACACTTACCCTCCACATAATGTTGTGAAAATCAACGAGTTCGATTATGTGATAGAGATAGCAGTCGCGGGTTTCGAGATGGATGATTTAGTTATCGAGCAGGACGAAAGAACTTTGAACATAGCAGGCAATCAACAAAAAGTGGATGCGCCTGTTGAGTACCTTCACAAAGGTATTTCCACTAAGAAGTTTCAACGAACTTTTCGACTTTCTGAGTATGTAGAAGTAGTAGGAGCGACTCTGGACAAAGGAATCCTTGTAGTTAATCTAAAGGTCGAATTGCCCGCAGAGAAGCGTCCACGTAAAATTAAGATCAATTAAGCAAATTAATCGTATAATTTTCGTGGAGAAAATAAGAAATGACCATGTCTAAAGTAGACAAAGTTGGTTCTTGGTTGGTAGGAGCAATGTGTACTGTCGCAATGTTTGTATCTATCACAGCACTAATCTAACAAAACTCGGGAGGTGAAATGCCTCCCAACCTCTTTAGGATGAAGTAATGATTGAAGCATATATGGGTGTTGATCTAAACAATCCACTCGCAGTTAAGTACAACGAATTATCCCTCAAGTCTTTTGAAAGTGTATCTGATGTATTCAACATAAACGTAATACAGTGCATCACACCAGATACATTATTCCCACATCTTACGTTATCAAAACATAAAGATAGATCACCTCAAGAGATAGCGCACATACACTCAACCTTCAGACTCATGCGACGAATCGCTAATGGCGAACGTCTATGGATCATGGAACATGACGCATATTTAATTCCGGAAGAGGTTGACATGTTCAGGCGTATTATGTTAAAATACACAGAGATGCCAACTTGTAATATTGGTATTGCTCTTGAGTGTTATACTGTCATACCAGAAGTCGCAGAGATGTTTTGTGATCATGTAATCAATGACGAGAAGCACAATTGTCGTGGACCTATGAGTATACTTCATACTGTCACTGACTTATACTGTAGAGCAAACAACAACATTCGATACAACGTTTATTGGCCAAAGAAAGGTATGGATAACAAAACAGGTGTTTCAGTGAATGTTTCTCATGCTCACACCAAACCAAGTGTGGTACTTGATAGTCCTATTACTCAGTTAATAGATGAGAGTCAAGGTTGCACAGTAACAGATAGAACTAGATTCCAAGGAAAAGAACGATACTACAACTCAAAGACCCATCCAAACTTTCACTTCGTTACATTATAAATCGCTTGCATGTCCCGATTAAGTGTGTTATAATGGTATCTTATATTATGGAGAACCTATGAATTTTTATACTAATGTGACGCGATTCGGCAATAAATTACTTTATCGTGGATACGAAAACGGTGAGCGTGTACAACTACGTGTACCTTATCAACCTACTCTTTTTGTTACATCAACTAAGGCGACTGGCAAATACAATACTCTTTATGGTGTTCCTGTAGAACCGATGCAGTTTGACTCCATGAAAGAAGCAACTGAATTCTCTAAGCAATACGATGGCGTGAAGAACTTCGACGTTCATGGTCAAACTAACTTTGTAACCCAATTCATTAGTACCGCATACCCTCAAGAGGATATTAAATGGGATCGCGATACTATCAACGTATGCTCCCTAGATATTGAGGTGCAGTCTGATCAAGGTTTTCCTAAACCTCAAGAGGCGGCACATCCTGTTACTGCAATATGTGTCAAGAACAATCAAAGCGATACCTATGTTGTGTGGGGTCTTAAAGATTACGACTCTTCATTAAATGACTTAAATGTCGAGTACTTCAAGATGATCGATGAGAAGGCACTTCTTCGTGCTTTCTTGGACTGGTGGGGTGCTAACTCGCCTGATGTCGTAACTGGTTGGAATTCTAAGATGTTCGATATTCCATATTTGGTCAATCGTGTACGTAATGTAATCAATGACGATGCAACAAAAGCATTCTCTCCATGGAAGATAGTTCGTGCTCGTGAGATTAAAACTGCGTACGGTGTTGACCAGTCTTATGATCTCGAAGGCATTTCGCAACTCGACTATCTCGATCTATTCAAGAAGTTTGGCAAACTTACATACGGTGAGCAAGAGTCCTACAAACTGGATCATGTTGCTAACACTATACTTGGTGAAGCAAAACTGTCATACGAAGAGTATGGTAATCTTCACACTCTTTATAAAATGGATCATCAGAAGTTCATCGACTATAACATTAAAGACGTAGAGTTGATTCACCGATTCGAAGAGAAGATGGGTCTAATCTCGCTTGCTCTTACTATGGCATATCAGTCTAAAGTAAACTATACAGATACGTTCGGCACAACTTCTATCTGGGATTCTATCATCTACAATCAGTTGATTAAGAAGAATGTTATTATTCCACCTAAACCTCCTGTCGATCATGATGTAGGTCGTATTGTCGGTGGTTATGTTAAAGATCCACAAGTTGGTTCACACGACTGGGTAACATCTTTTGACCTCGCGTCTCTTTATCCTAACATCATTGTGCAATACAATATGTCGCCCGAGACTATGTGTTACGACGAAGATATTCCTACTGCCGTTGCCGCTAACGGTGCTTCGTTCCGCAAAGATAAAGAGGGCGTGATTCCTAACGTGATTCGAAAGTTCTATGATGATCGTGTAAGTATCAAAAAGAATATGCTTGCGGCACAGCAGAAGTATGAGATCGAACCTACCAAGGAACTAGTGAATGAGATTGCAACGCTAAACAATCAGCAGATGGCAATTAAGATTTTGATGAACAGTCTCTACGGTGCGCTTGCTAATAAGTACTTCCGCTACTTCGATCAGCGTATCGCCGAGGGTGTTACTATGTCTGGTCAACGTGCTATCAAGACCGCAGAGAAAGCAGTCAACGACGAGATGAACAATCTCCTCAAGTCTGACAAAGATTATGTTATTGCTATTGATACTGACTCAGTGTATATTAACATGGCATCTCTGGTCGCGAAGTTCGCTCCTGCTGATCCTGTTAAGTTTCTTGATAAAATATGTTCAGAGCATTTCGAGAAAGTTATTGCTGGTGCATATGATAAACTAGCGAACGACACTGGCGCATATATCAATCGCATGGTGATGGAACGAGAGGTGATTGCAGATCGCGGTATCTGGATGGCGAAGAAGCGTTACATTCTAAATGTGCATAACAATGAGGGTGTACAGTACGCCGAACCCAAACTCAAGATGATGGGCATCGAAGCGATCAAGTCAAGCACTCCTCAGGTGTGTCGTGCCAAGTTCAAAGAAGTCTTTAAGGTTATTATCGAAGGCACTGAAGAAGATGTCCAAGCGTTTATCCGTAAGTTTAAAGCAGAGTTCAGTTCACTCGGCGCAGAAGCAGTAGCATTTCCCAGAGGCATTTCGGATCTGACTAAGTATAAAGATAGACAAAGAATTTATAGTAAGGGTACACCAATTCACGTTCGTGGTGCACTTCTATATAATCACTATGTTAAGAAAGCAGGTCTAACTGATAAGTATGAACTGGTGCAAGATGGCGAGAAGATTAAGTTCGTCTATCTCAAGTTACCTAATCGTATTAGAGAGAATGTAATATCATTTCCAACTTCTTTGCCTAAAGAAATTGGTGTCAATCCTCAGATTGATTATGATAAGCAGTACTCTAAGACTTTTCTTGACCCACTTGAACCCATACTGGCAGCAGTTGGATGGAGTTCTGAACCGAGAGCATCACTAGAGGACTTCTTTTAATGAAATTAGATCATCTGTCATTCCCTGATATTGGTTGGGGTTATATGCCACCAACTCAACAGGTCTTTGACGCATTTACGTTTGTGCAAGAACACTATAATCCAAAGTCTGTATTAGAGATCGGATTTCACATAGGACATTCGACTACTTACCAGTTAGACATTTACAAAAATGCTAGAATTGTAGGAGTATCTCCTGACAATGAACGTATTGGTAAACCAGGTGATTGCACTGATCCTCAAATTAGACGAGATATGGTAGGCATACTCAACGACTTATACATTAATAGATTCACTTGGGTTCCAGGTAGAACAAAGGATGTTAAAGATAAGTTGATTGACGAATACGTTTTCGACTTTGCACTGGTTGATGGCAATCATGCAGAACAGGCGGCACTCTATGACATGGAAGTTATTTATGAGTTAGCAATTCCTAATCTACTAATAGACAACTGGGATCAAAGGGCAGTTAAATCTGCGGTGTACAAACAAGACAAGTATGAACTAGTTAAAGAGTTCGACTATGACCAGACGTTTAAAGGTAAGACACAGACCAATCAAATGGGTCTATTAACACTTAAAAAATAATGGTTGCATCCTTAAAATAATTGTGTTATAATACATATTATGAAATACGAACTGACAATATTTAATTCTGCATTCGACAATAAGACTCATCGCAAGGCATCTTTTGATACTTGGGATGAGTTCGTCGGACTGCTTAAAGGTCTATCAACTAAGCATGGAGAAAAAGGTGGTAAAAACTCATCAGCACTCATTAGTCCCGCTATCTTCGCAGAAGGTACAACACGTAGCAATGTCAATACTTTATATTGGGGAGGTTGGTGTGCAGTTGATGTTGATGAGCATAGTTTCGCTCCTGACTTGGTCATTTTAAAGAATGACCTTATCTCTCGATTTAGCGATCTGGATTTCGTGTGTTATAGTACTGCTAGTTCTCGTGCTGACTATTATAAGTTCCGTCTTGTCTTCAGAATTGAAACGCCTGTCGAAAATGATAAAATCAAGTCATTTTGGTACGCCCTCAATACCGACATTGGAGAAATCGGTGACCCGCAAACAAAGGATCTTGCAAGGATGTATTATATTCCTGCGGTGTATCCTGGTGCTACTAACTTTTTCTTCGAGCATTCTGGTGGTAATAGCATTGATCCTAATGCTCTTATAAGTAAACATCCATACGTTACAAAGACTGGCAATTCTTTCCTAGATAGATTGCCCGAAGAAATGCAGAAAGCAGTAATCGAGCATCGTAAAAATTCAATGACAACAACAAACATCTCATGGACAGATTATCGCGACTGTCCATTCTTTCCGAAGCGTCTTGCCATAGAGTACGGTGGGATCGCAGAGGGTGGGTGGTATCACAAGATGTATCAAATAATGGTTGCAACAGCAGGTACAGCAATCAAGCGAGGTTATCCTATCACTGCCAAGCAAGTTGCAGATTTATGCAGACAACTTGACAATGATAATGGAAAATGGTATACTAGTAGACCGCTAGAAGTTGAAGCGGATCGAGCAGTTGAATATGCATATAGAAATAATTAATTTAACGAAAGGTAAAAATGTATGAGTGATATAAGCGAAGGTGAATTGGTAGACGGAACAGAAGAGTTGAATGCAACCATTCACTCAGAACAGTTGACCGAAGAACAGTATGAAATGATTCAAGCGGGGAAGGGAGAAGTAGTGACGCAACAGTTAGAAAAGCAGGCGGCAGATAAAGCGACAGATAAAAAATCTGGCGGTGATTCACAGAAGATTCGTATTGGTGTTGTCGGTGACAATGTGGTTGCGCAAGCAATGCAATTAGCATTCGATGTTAAGTCTGTAGATACTATGCACGTTTCTGGACTAGATGGTATTGATGATCTAGTTGATTGGAAACCAGGGATCACATTCTTATGTACTCCGGTGCCGCTATTGAAGAACGATTCGGTGGACGATGCTGAACTTATCAATGTAGTTAATAAGTTGATTCGTGGTTGTGGTAGTGGTGTATGTATTAAGACTAGCATCAATATTGAAACTATTGAACGTCTAATCAAAGCATTAACATATGAAGTTATGATCAAGAAAGTTACGTATAATCCTGTCTTAGGCGATGATACTGACATTGGTAACATTCTATCTCCTGAAGTGGAATACTTCGGTGGTGATCCAGCAGTTATTCCAGAACATATGAAGATTATGGCACACACTAGTATATTCTCTGCACAACAGTTTGTCACAGGTTCTATTTTTGAAGTTGCTTATGCTAAATTGGCGATTGCGGGTTTCAAAGCAGTGAAGCAGACCTACTTTAATCAGTTGCATGATGCAATTATGGACACCGGTGGTGCTAATCCATCTATCGTTCGTCGTATGATTGAGAAAGCACCAGAACTTAATGATCGTTCTGTAATGATCCCAACTTTCATTCGTGGTCGTACTGATGCTGGTATTAGTTACAAGCAAGCGCGATCATTTGGTGGTGAGTTTGAGAACGATGTTCGTATGTTCGCAAGCACGTCTGATAAGTTGCCC